GTAATATCATATGACTTGGTGGAACAACAACTTGAGTTCCAGTTAAGTCATTAGTAATACCACTTGGATAATAGATACCAAGATATGTATTACGTGTTACAAGACCTTGTTCACCAGTACTTGATGCACCAGCTGTATTGTTTGTCCAGTCAAAGATTGATTGACCATTTGCTACTAAACGTAATGGTGTATCACCAATAATGTATGCAGTTTGACCGCGATCATTATTTAGTGTTACCATGTTAGGTTGTAACTCTGGATATTGAGGTGTTGCCATTAAGTTAAAGAATGTATCTTCATCACGAAGTTGTGTTGAAGTATCAATTGTTGTCTTAAGAGCTTTAACAATCATATTACGTTGAGCACTACGACCCATATATGGGGCACCATTTGTCTGTAAACCACTTACGCTAACCCATGCATTTGTTTCTTGTGGCAATGCTTCGTCTGGGAATGTTGTTCCATTAAAGTAGTTAACCATAAACTCTTTAATGTTATAACCACTACGACGAGTATTGAACAACAATGTACCTTGTGGATACAATTGAGAATCAGGAGCATCAATATCTAAATAGTTACTTGTTAATAAACTAACAATTGTTGGAATCGGATCATCAATTGGATTTGTAGTTCCATTAGTTGCCCAACGAGCATCTTGGAATAAAATACCATTTTCTGTTGTCTGATCTGTATTGTCAATTAAAACCCATTGATCTTCGCCATTAACATTCTGCCAACGACTGATTACTGGATAATTTTCTAAATCATTAGAATCAATCCACAAATCACCATATACTAATACACTGTTATCGCTTTGAGTTGTTGGTGCAGTTGCTGAAATGATAGGACCAGCTGGATCAGTACTAGGAGTACCAGATGCTTGTGGTAAACCATCAGATGCATAACTTATATTTTTATAACCAGTCCATACTCCACCAACGTTAGTCATAATATCAACTTGATTGACAACGCTATAATACCATGGAGTTCCATCAGTTGGAATTGTTACTGGTGCGATTAGATTTGGTGTATAATTGAAAATTCTCCAATTACTTAACTGTACTGAATATTGTGGTGTTGCAAAATTTGCATACCATTGTACACCTGTTATATTACCTCCCCCGCCAACTGTAGTAACTTGAACAGTATATGGATCAATCAAATAACCACCACCGTCAATTTCCAATAAATCACCAACAGCATAAGAAGAACCACCACCAGCTATTGTAAATGTAGGAATATATCCAAATGTAGTTACATACAATGAAGCACCGGAACCAGAACTAGACACATTGATTGCTGGGAAGTATGAATAACTAATGGTTTTAAATGGTCCCCATTTAGCACCTACACAACCTGTTGGAGTAGTAACATCAGTATTAATTGTAAATCCTGCTGCAGTAACTGCCGATGCAGGACTAATTACACCATTATCATTCATAATAATAACTCCACCTTCAGTATGAGTTAATACGATTGATCCAGTTGATGAAACTTGAGCCGTAGTATAAGGAATATTGGCAGATGTCCATGCGGTTACAAAATCTGATGCATCTAAAGTTCCAGAACTTGGCATTGTAACTGTATATGATACACTTAAACTTGCTGAACTTGGAGTACTAACATAAACTTCAAATGTTGCATTATTTGCAAATGTTGGTGCGGTATTTGTTCCAACAAATACAGCTTCTCCAATACTTGAACGTTCAAACAATTGTAATGGTGATGAATTTGTCTCTTCATCAAAATCATACTGAGCGTATATTGATCCAGCGGGAATTGCTTGTCCACCAGAAGAATCTAATGAATTACTAATAACCCAATCACTAGTAGATAGTGGGCAACTCTTAGCAGAGAATGTAGCAGTAGATGCGCTATATTTACTAATAACAATGTTAGTACCTAAATTTGGAGAGTTTGTTTTAACCCAAACTGATCCTGTTGGATGAGGTTGACTATCAGTTGACTTCCATAATGGTTGTTGAGCATTGGTACCATAAACAAGTTTTGGAGAGTAATATGTCTTTGCAGTAATTCCCAAACTTGTTAATGTCGCCGAAGTGCTTCCACTTCCAATAATTACAGTTGATCCATTATCTTGAAATATTTGTAATCTTCCATCAATATTTAGAGCTGTAACACCTAAAATATTGGCCCCGTTAATTTCCCCAACAACACCATCAACTGTGTTATTTGGACTCACTGGAACTGTTACAGTATTACTATTGATTATAATACTTCCCGCAGTTACTGTTACTGGAGTAGCAGTACCCTGAACTGTTGGCCAACTATTTTTCCAAGAGTGACCCCCAAGAACAACCCATTCATTATTTGAATTTTTAAACCAATAAGTATAATAACTTGATGGAGATCCATACTGTTCTGTCAATACCATAGCGTAATCGCCAATATTTCCAATATATTGTTGTGGTTGACCATCAGAACTAGCAACGTCAGCCACATCTTCAATAACGATTGGACTAATTACAGAGAATGTTCCTGTTGCCGAATTGAATTGAAACATACCCCATGTACTGGTAGTTGTATTCAACCAATAAGATCCATCTACTGGAGGTGCACTTGGACGTCCAGTTTGACCAATATAATCAGCTAAGTTAATATTGGCACGAATTACATAACATAGATTACTTGTTCCAAGAACTGAATAAGCGGCAAATAAACCGTATTCATTTAGTTCATAACCTTGAATTGCTGTTCCATCAGTTGTCTTATAGAAAAATGGTGTTCCAAAGAAACTTACCAAATCACGTTGACTTGTGACTCTGTATAGTTTATTAGCATTGGCTGCCAATGTTCCGGGAGCAATTGCTGTTCCAGAAGGATCAGGTTTGTTTTGTGCGGTTGCCATGATAATAAGTGGAACCGATGCTGGTGGTGCAGGTAAGTATTGACTTTGGTCAATAATGGTGATTTCTACACCAGGCGATTCTAGAGCCATTGTTTTCTCCTAAAATTTAGTATTACAACGATTAAATGTCAGCACTATGCGTGACAGTTTCATAATAATATTTATCTAAATTTAGAAAAAGTACTCTGTTACTGATCTCTACTAGTAGAGTTACTTTTCAAAGTAACATAAATAGTCATTATGAATAGACCGTTATGTACTGTTTGTAATAAATTACCAAGAGCAGCCGCCTATTATCGTAATGATAAACGATATTATCGCAGTCGTTGTGAAAGTTGTATCAGAAAAAATAAACAACTAAAAGCCGCTGATCCTCGTTGGAAGATTCGCGGCTATAAAAAGAAAACACATTGTGATCTTTGTAATTTTAAAGCTAGATATACTAATCAAATTCTAGTTCATCATATTGATGGTAACTTAAATAATTGTGAATTAATCAATTTACGTTCAATATGTTTAAACTGTGTTGAAGTTGTTAAACGAAATAATACTACTTGGAAAATAGGGGATTTAACAGTTGATTAATTTGACTATATAAGTCATCTATTGTACCATCATTATCTAAAATAGCATCAAAATTAGTACCTATCCAAGAAGTTTCACTAACATGAATTTTATAATTATCTAAAAATGATTTGTTACTTGCCCATGATAAGTTTTTAGTAGGTCCCTTATTCACTATTTCAGCTGCATGATACCATTCTGGATCAGGTCCACGATGAGTTCTGATAACCATACCACCCGCATCTTTAATAGATTTTATTTCATTAGGAAATCTTACATCTGAGATTACAACATTATCTGATATCGTGGCAAGTTTATATTCTACGCTATGAATCCAAATATTGTCGTGAAAGGCTTTACGTGCCACTTCTGTTCCCCAATATTGTAGAACCCAACGTGGAGTTAAATGTGGCATATTGAGCTTATTTGCCCACCACTTATCTACCTTCTCTCTCCAATCTCTACTTTCTGTGGTTCTACCCTCAAGTAGTTCACGATCCCAGCCAAATATAGCAGAGACAGCATCTTTTAATGTACCAGCGAAACTTATTCTTCTGAATCCGTGTACGTTTACTAGATAATCAGCAACAGTATCTTTCCCGCTACCCTGAAATCCACATACACCTACTATAATCTTATTTGACACAGTATCTCCACAATGAAATATTATTGTAATACTATGTTAATGATTAGTCAAGTGTCGGATTATCCAATTACCCAAGATAGTGGTTCAGAACCATCTACATAGGCTTTGAGTTCATCAATTAGAGCAACTTGTAATGCCGCACCTTCGGCTTTCATGGCAGCACCATTCAATGTTGTTCCACCCTGCGGACCAGCTATTGTACCAAATTTTTCACGAGCTTCACCAATGGTAAGTTTACATTGGGCTAATGTCCAACTTGTAATCCAATTACCAATATTAGGGTCTTGAAGTAATGTAATTTCTGGCTTCATATTGTCAGTCCACAATAGAATTCTTTCACCAGTACCTTTAAAATCACGAACAAATTGAATCTCTTTTGTTACTGGATTAAATGTATAGATAACATATCCACCAAACATACGTGCAGCTAATTCAACATATTGTGCATAAAAGTCATATGTGGCTAATCCACCAGCATAATTGTAGTTTAACAAATATGTATTTAAAATCGCTGATGAAAATGGATCAAATGATGTAGCACTTGGTCCAGTTTCTAATCCAACAGTTCTACGAAATGCTTGTCTAACTCTAGTTACTTCTTGTGGTAAAATATAGGAATTTTGATTGGCTTGAACTTCTAATAACATATATGATTCTTCATATGCATTTTGACCACGTTGACGATATGTAGAAATAGCATAGCGATAAGCAGCCTCGTAGTGTTCAGGATCTAATTCTAGATCAATAATACCATCACCAAGACGATATCTGATACTATTAAATAATTGTTGTTTTAATTCTACGAGATTAGCCATAAAAATACCCTATCATAAGATAGAGTATTTATCAAATATTAAGTTGAATCAATAAGCTTTCAGAATAATTAAATTATCACTAGTACGACCATTGGGTTGAGCCTGTACAGCATTAATCTCGGCAAAAACTTTACGACTTGAAGGTTTTCCACCAGACATTAATTTCTTTAGAATCTCGGCTGGTTTACGTAGAGTTTTAACTCCACTTTTCATAGAATCATACCCAATAATAGTTGTACCTTTGATTCCAAGAGTACCAATATGATCATCAGCAATGTAATAATGAAGTTTACGTTTGGCAGTATCATATGCCCATACTTCTGTGGCATTAATAATCTTACTAGGATGAACACTGACAAGTTTAAGTGTTTCTTCTGACTTCTGATACTTCATTTTTGAAGCTTGTTTCTCTGGAGAAACTGGTTTACGAGCACGAACTGCTTTTGATGCCTTTTTAACCGAAACATAACTACTTAAACTAGCCAATACGGCTTCACAAAACTTAATAACTGCCTTGATTTGTGTTTTAGTATAATGAGAATAGGCTTCATTGAGTTGTTTGTCTTTTCCCGTTTGTACTTCTTGAAACTCAGCCAATTTACGCTTCCATACATCAGTCAAAATAGACATATGTTGTGGCATAATATTACGTTCAGTTAACATTCCAACACTATTAACGTCAATATTAACAGGTTTTGCACCAAGAATAATGAAATCGTCTAACCAACCTTCAATTTCTCCCGCAACTTCACGAGTACGCTCACGCATAATTTCTTGAATGTTTGGGCGATTTGATGAAATCGTTTCTACAACTTGTGGTGCAGTGGGACTAACTACTTTTGGTTTTGAGATTGATTCAATCAAGCGATTTAATTCATTAGTCAAACGAGTAGTTTCTTCAGTTGAAAGATTTAACCCACGCATGTACATACGTGCCAACCAACCTAATGTTGGCATAATTTCACGTTCTTCCACTTTACTTAATAATTTGGAAAGTTCTTTTCTATCAGTTTTTTCGGCATAATCAATTAAAAAATCTTTAGAATTTTTAACACTACAGAAACGACTATACCAATTAAATGACATTCCTAATGCCAAAGACCGATTATCTGAATCGGGTTGTGTCACAAACATAGGTTCTGTGCCATAATACTGAGTATCAGCGTCTTTTGGCTTAAAATCCGAAACAATTGTTCGTTCAGTAGACGCTAAGACTTTTTTAGTAGATGCTAAAACTTTTTTAGTAGATTTTGTGGCCATTTTATTCTCAAATTTAAGTAACAAAGTACATTATACTATAAACGGTATTTATTGTCAAACGTTTTTGGATAAATACTTAACTATGCCAAGACTCAGCCTATATCGTCCAACCCAATCAAATGATTATTCATTTTTTGATAAAACAATCAAAGAGATGTATACTGTCGGTGCAACTGATCTTTACATACACAAATATTTAGGCACCAATAATCCGGTTAATAATGACGCTACATTGCCTACCTATGATAGTACTAATCCTACAAATATTCAAGATTTACTATTCTTAGAAAACCGTGATCGTAAGTATGATAATAATATTTATAGATTACGTGGACATTATAATGTCCAGAATTTAGACTTTGATCTAAGTCAATTTGGTTTATTTTTAACCAGTGATGTTATTTTCATTACCGTTCATTATAATCAAATGATTGATATCATTGGACGTAAATTAATGGTTGGTGATGTATTTGAATTACCACATTTAATAGATTATCATCCGCTTAATGATACAATACCAATTGGTTTACGTAGATATTATCAAGTAACTGATTCAAATTATGCCAGCGAAGGTTTTAGTGCCACTTGGTTCCCACATATGTGGAGAATTAAATGTGAACCATTGGTCAATAGTCAAGAATTTAATGATATTCTTAAAGATCCAATTAACAAAGATAATTATATTGGTGATTGGGATTCAACTACTTCATATGAAGTTGGATATACAGTAACATATGGTGATAAAATTTATACTCCAATAAGATCAGTACCGGCAGGAGTTAGTCCTCCAGATCCATCGTTTTGGGCTGTCAGTGATGAACAAAATTTAATAGATATTATATCTACTTACAATAAGAATATATCTATTAACAATGCCGTTATAGAAGAAGCTAAACGTGTATTACCAAAAAGCGGATATGACTTGAGTAATTTATATATTGTTCCAACATATATTGATAATCAACCAGCACCACCAATTAATGTTGTAGTACCATTTAATACAAATTCAAATATTGTGGCAGCTTCATTAAAGATTGTTAGAAATCCAATGTATCTTAATGCTAGTCCAGTTCTTAGATTAAATCCAGTTGCAAAAAAGGCATTTAAAGCGTTTAATGTACTATCTCTTCAAATTGGAACAATAACACCAAAACTTAGTGAAACAGGTAGTGGTTTAGTACATTCAGATATGGCACTAATTACTGCTACCATATCTGAGAACATTACTGGCCCGTATGGTACAGCAGATAATACTTATGCCGAAGCAGATCAGTATGTTAATTCAACATTAAAGAATTTATTGGCTGTACCAGCCAATAGTTATAGAGTTACAATTCAAGGTATATTAGATAATGATGTAAGTATTGGGTTGGTTATAAGAGCCACAGTGTTTAGTGCTAATGGTACATCAACTAGTGTATGGCCTAGTAATACTACAATTGTTGCCGTTGATTCAGATACAAACACATTAGTAGTTAGTAATCCTACTGGGGTTATTATACCAGTTGGAACTTCAATTGAAGTTAGTTATAATTTTACTGGTACTGTAACTCCAGTAATGGATTATAGAGCCGATGCTGATCCACAATTTAGTTATATTGCAAGAAGAAGTCCTCGTGACTTTGGATGGGTTAATGGATACTTAACTGGTGATGATCAAGCTCCAAATGGAGAACCATATCAATCAGGAATTGTATTTCCAGCTACACCTTCAATTGGACAATATTTCTTACGTATAGATTATCTACCACAACAATTGTATAGATATGATGGATCTATGTGGGTTCACATTAGTTCAAATGTCAGAACTGATACTGCATTTAGTGACACAGATCAAAGTCTATTATCTGGATTTATCAATAATGATGCGGTTACTATGACAAGTACAGGTCAAACTGTACCACAACAACAAAGCCTATCAAATGTCTTACGTATACAACCAGACTGATTTATAGTTTAGTTGATATCGTCTGATAAATATTAACATCTCTAGGAAATTTTAATGGCAGCTTACTTTTATGACGAACAAATAAAGCGTTTTTTATTACAATTTGCACGCATATTCAGCGAATGGAGTGTGACTTTTGGCACCGATCCAGCTGGTAATACAATTTATCATAGAGTACCTATTATATATGGTGATGGTAGTCGTCAAGCCGCCACTATTATCGCTAATAACTCGGCAAGTAATATGCCTAGTGCTCCTCAAATTGTTTATTATATTTCTGGTCTAGAATATGATCAAACTAGAACACAAGATCCAACATTTGTAGATGTAACAAGTGTCAGACAACGTGCTTTTAATCAAGAAACTGGAGAATATGAAACTGTACAAGGTAATGCATTTACAGTAGAACGCTTAATGCCTGTGCCATATACTCTCAGAGTCACTGTAGACTTTTGGACTACTAACTATCAACAAAAACTTGAATTAATTGAACAAATGGCTGTATTGTTTAACCCAAGTTTAGAAATACAAAGCACAGATAACTTTTTAGATTGGACCAGTTTAAGTGTAGTATATCAAGATGGTCTTACATTTACTAGCAGAGCAATACCAATTGGAACTGGTAATCCCATTGATGTATTGACTTGGAAATTTTACATGCCAATTTGGATCAGTGCTTCAGTTAAAGTTAAAAAACTTGGTATCATTCAGAAAATTATTGCCAGTATTTATAGTGGAAAAGCATTGAGTGATATTCAAGATGATGATTTGTTATTGGGTACTAGACAAAAGATTACACCATATGGATATCAACTATTATTGTTAGGTGATAATTTACAAATTTTACCAGCCAATAATCCAAATCAACCACCTAATACTTCATATGAAGTACCAACAGAACCACCAGGAACTGTATTTTGGCATAGTGTATTAAACGTATATGGTGTAATAAGACCCGGAGTTAGTATGATAGCTTTAGAAAATCCATATCTAAGTACAGAAATCATGGGTACTATTGATTATGATCAATTTGATGATAGTTTGTTAACCTATAATATTGATCCAGATACTTTACCACAAAATACATTGGATCCAGTTGATAGTATTATTGATCCAACTCAAAAATATCCAGGAGAAGGTTTACCATCATCTATTTCTGGTCAACGTTACTTAATTGTTGCTGATATACCACATCAAATAACATATAATTCACTACCCAATGCTTGGCCTGGATTAACCACTGGCGCAATCGCTGGGTCTATTATTGAATATGATGGAACTGAATGGTTTATTAGTTTTGATACTACTCAAATACAAGTTATGCAATTTGTAACCAATTTAACTAGTGGTGTTCAATATCGCTATATAGCCGATCAAGGTTGGATGAAGAGTTATGAAGGTTATTATAACCAAGGTGATTGGCGTATTATAATATAATGAGTAAAAGACAAGTTAACGGCGTAGGAGTAATGTTTTGCGCTCAATCTACTGGACGACATTTATTTTTATTACGTAATGATAAGAATGTACATGTGTGGGGATTACCTGGTGGTAAAGTTGAACGCGATGAAACATTGTTAGAATCTTTACAACGTGAATGTCATGAAGAAATAGATTATTGGCCAGAACAAGCTAAGTTATTTCCCATAGAACAGTTTACCAGCGAAGATAAAAACTTTGTTTATCATACATTTTATTGTATGTTATCAGATGAGTTTATACCAACATTAAATAATGAACATATTGGTTATGCATGGGTAGATGGTAAAACTTATCCAAAACCATTACATCGTGGATTATTTGCTACATTGAATTATGATATCATTCAACAAAAAATAGATATAATTCAACAAGCCATTAAATGACAAAAGCCGCTTAAGCGGCTTTTTGTTGTCAGTACTATATTAAACTGTAGGTAACAATAGTATTGGATATAGTCCAGGTGGTGTTAATGAACCAGGTTGTGGAGCGGCATTAGCAGCAACAAAACTTGGATAGTATGCATCACCCAACTCTAAATTCACTGATGTAACTGGGCTATTAGTAATATTTCCTTGATCGGCAAAAGCCACACAGTATTCATTTGTAACAACAGCAAGAATAACATTTGCACTTGCCGCGTCTGTTCCAACAATTGTCATTTGACCAGCTGATACTGGAGTAAGACTATTGGTTACATAACAAATTCCTTGTTGTTCTGGATTTGCAACGTTAGCCACTAGATACTTATATGTACCTTTTTGACGAACAATATAACTTGCTCCGCTGGCATATTGACTAGGAGCATATTCAATATTAGCGGTAACTTCCAATGTATTAATAGTGGCTACATCACCACCAACGATACCAATATTACCGATTTCTGTCTGATTTGATATACCAATGTCAACAGTAGTTGTTTTTGCGATTTTTAGTGGGCGACCCATGTTATTTTCCTTATGAATTATAGAGTGTTACTCTGTTATATATATTTATCATTTTGAACCAAAATTACTAGTTCATGTTTGTAAATTTAGGAGTCATGAAAACCCATGTCATGGTACTAGGTCTAGACTCACAACATAGTAACATTTTATCACTATCACATAAATCAAAAAGAATGTCAATATAAGGATTTTTAGCACTTTGAGATATAGGATAAACATCATGAGTATCTTTAAATCTTTCTATAATTAAATCTGTAGTCCCAGATATATTACAATCATGACTTTCTACAATAACTGTAGATTTAATTAACTCTGGAATCAAATCAAAATCTAATAAAACTCGCTCATGACCTTCTACATCCATTATAATAAAAGGTCGTTCGCTTTTTTCTAAATAACTACGTATATTTTCAACAGAACAATCTGTATTAAATTGTACATTGTTTATATTATTTTTATTGGCATTTTCTCTACAAATAGAGATTGCCGTAGAGTTAATATCAAATAATACACATAATGTATTAGGAAGATTTCTTGCTATTCCCAATCCATAATATCCTTCCGCACACCCAATATTGAGAACAACATCAAAATTTTTAACTTTTGTTAACTGATCAATAACAGGATATAATTCATTTTCATAAATTCCTAATAACTTACCAGCCGTATCACCATCACCCCAACTAAATTTACGAACAATAGACATTCCAGTAAAGGGACCTTGATAAACTTTACCATTAGTTCTTTCGTAAATAATATCTAACAACTCAGTCTTACGTTGCCAACCCCATTGAATATAATTGTTTAATGCTTCGCTCATTGTACTAACTCCACCCAATATTTAATTACATTAGACCAATCATATAGTTTGGCATGTTTTTGTGTTTCCAGACATTTTTTACGATATTCTTCTGGATTATCTTTATAATATGTTAATAATTGTTCTGTTTCATTTAAGAAATGTTTTTCATCTATTGATACTGTATGACCAGTATTACCTGATTTAGATAACCATATTCCCACTGGTGTACTAATTACTAATTTACCAGCAGCACTGGCTTCTAATGCTGGTAAACCTGCTCCCTCTTCTGTACTAGCAATAATTACAGCATCAACTGTTTTATAATAACCTTGCATAGTTACATAATTGTTATGATATGTTACCGCTGGTTTAAGATCAAGATTAGTTCTTTGTGAAACTTCTTCAATTAACCAATAACGCTTGATATCTTTATGAATAGCATTATCACTAATAGTTCCGGAATAACCAATAGTTTTTAATTCTATACTTGGCTCACTAACAAATGATTCATAGTTAATACCAATTGGAACTACCATTGGAACTCTATCAATATTAAGTAATATACTTTGTTCAAGTAACCAATCACTAACTACACCATAATTATGTAAACGTTTTCTATTATCTGGAGAAAATATATTTAAATGATGTAAGTCACGAACTGCATGTGCTACTACTATACATTTTTCTGGGACAATACCAAATTTGTCAATCAATAAAGAAATACCATAAGGATTAGCAACAAAGTAATCAATATTGTCGCTTAATTCCTGAATTTCTTGTTTATTATAATTTATATTCCATGATAGAACAGTAGCGTTGACTTCATGTTCAAATAGATACTTAGTTAATTCATAATGAATTACACCGAAAGCCCATTCAGGCTCGGTGTAAAACACTATTCTTTTTTTTTACTTTCATCTACTCTGAGATGTTCAAGATGTGTAGGATATGCTTTGTATAACCAATCAAGATTTTCTCTTTCTGGATGATCTTGATACCAACCTTTTCCTTCATGAACATCTAATACCATTTGAAAATATTCTTCATACATTGGTGCAACTTTATCTAGTGTAAAGTTCTCGGCATAATCACGACAATTACGTGGATCAATTTTATCAATGTTTTTGGCTGCCCAAACAAATTGATCAAATGTACGACAACGATATCCAGTTACACCATGAATATTGTTTTCAACAAATGAACCCCAATCACATGTGATTGTTGGTGTTCCAGACATAAGTAATTCAACTTGAACTCCACCAAACGGTTCTATATATTGACTAGCAATAAAAGCACCTTTGGCATTAGACATTAAATCTTTACGTTTTTCAACGTCAGCATATCCAACAAATTCTACATGTGGCGGGAATGTACGACCCTCAGGATTTTGACCCGCAATAATCAATTTAGCACCAATTTCACCTGCTACTTGAACTGCAATATCAACACCTTTGCCACTATATACTCGACCTAAGAATAAGAAGTAATCTTGTTTCTTTTCTTTAAATTCAAAGTCATCTGGATCAAAGTAATTAGGTATAACTACATCATACCAATCTTGCTTACATGTACCAACTGCATCAAGACCATAATAGGCATGATAGATAGCATAACTTTCAAAAATCTTCCAACGTGCCCAATGACCGCCTGCATATCCAATACCTGGTTCTACACAAATCAAATCTGGATGAGCATCACATACTGGTCTTGTACCAGAACCCCAAAATGGTAAAATAAAATCATTTGGTTGTTTACGTTTACCCACTTCTTCAATGGCATTTTTAAAGAATGTTTGATAAGCATGATCACCCATATCATACGTGAAGAAGTTTGTTCTCCAATCATAATCACCATAAGCGATTTTAAAATCTTCATTAGTTAGTACTGACACATGTTCAGTACATATTAAATCACTATCTTCATGACCATAGTGAATAACTGTATGACCACGTTCAGTCATCATTTTACCAAACTTAACTACTTTTTGTGTATAGGCACAAGCGTTAAATTCTTTACTACTTACCGTGTGCGGTAATCCTAAGATATGAAAGCGCATTTATTTTAGTCCCATTTTTTTACGAATTTGTGTACCACTAATACTAGTAATGTTTTCATCAAAATATTCTTCACCACTAGTATATCCAACACCACGACCCCAACCAATATGTACAATATTTGGAACAACTTGTATTTCATATTGACCCTGATATAATGGATCTAAATCTTTACGAATAAAGTTTTTAACTTGAGTAACTGCAAATGGATTACTATCATTCCAACCCTGTACATCACGAATTTGAATTACTACTTGACCAGATTTTTCTAACAATCTTTCAAATAAGGCACGATGACCTTCATGCCATGGTTGCCAACGACCTAACATTTGTACTGTTTCTTTTTTCCAATCAAATACTGGTCTACGTTGATTATTTAAAATTTTCAAAGCAATATATTCACACCATTTGTTGGCATCTTGTTCAGTAACTCTAAAATCATAAATTTCAGGTTGAATAAAAACTTTGTTAGTATCTTCAAACCGACCTTGTTCAATAGTATCTACCCAAATAGTCCAATCAGCTTTAAAGTTATTACGCATTTCTACTAATGGTGCAACGAAATCACAAATAACATAATCGGCAGTTGACTTTTCAGCCAATTCTGCCATACGTAAACTTTGACGAATACGACCTGTTTCAGTGAAATCCCAATCGTTAAACTTTTTTCTAACATCATCAGCATTAAACCATTCTACAGTAATGCCCATGCCTTCATATTTAATATCCTGAAGATAATTCTTGAGTGATATTGCCAATGTAGTTTTACCTGCACCAGGCAATCCCATAATTAATATCTTTTTCATGTTAGACCTTTTGATTATTCTGATGGTTGATCTGTTTGTTTTGCGGCGTCAATAGCGGTCAATTGTTGATTAGTTTGATCAACAATAACTTGTCTTAATGGCCAGACACCAGTTTCAGTTGGTAATTTACCAAGTGCATTAACAACTGCATTAATTTGTTCAAAATTCAATACTAATTGAATAATAACTGGGTCTGGTTGTTGTGATACTTCTGGTTGTTGTGTTTGTTCTGTCATGATGTTTCCTTAAAGTTGTTTGTTTAATCTAGGTAACGATTTTGTTACAGTTGATTGTTGTCTGACGATATTATTTATATCGCTTGAATTGATCCAATTTAATTGTTTACGTAAATCATCAAACCCATCCTTCCAAAAAGTAGATGATGAATATTGATGCCATAAATCATTTGGTAAAATTGGTCTACGTTGTTTAAATTCTACACGCTTTCTGACTTTATGTAATCCTTCAATCTTGACACCAACATCAAATTCATCATATGAATCTTCTACATTATTAAAATCATGTTCAAACCATGATTCTCCAAGAAAATTATAAATCTTCTTCATAACTATTAATGGATTTTTAACCAAATCATCATATTCAACATAACAAATTTGATCACGTTCATTACAAAATAATGATTGTTTAACATTTGCTAATGGCCCAGCAACATATCCAGTAAAATTAGGTAAATTACCCATTAACATATTAGTTCGTTCATATACAGATAAATTCGGTTGATGATGATATAATGCTTTAACTGTATATGGATTCTTAGCATTCAATTGTTCAAAACTATCTAAAATCCATGGTATTTCTCTAATACATATAATCATTTTAAAATCTGGATATAAATCTTTTAATAATGATGTGGCTCCAGACCAACCACGATTCGTATTAAAACAAACTTCATTACTTTCATTATAAAATGTATCAAATATATTTCTAATAATTTCTTTACGTTTTTCAATTGTAATAGTAGTATCTATTCCAACAGATGTATTAGTAGAATCTATAATTGCAGTTGCATATCCTTGTATTACATCACTGATACCAGCAGTAAATCTAGGATTTTGTTTTAAAATTGCACTTAATAGTGTTGTTCCACTACGAGGCAATCCAGATATGAAATTATATTTTCTCATTATTTACTAATTAGTTTTCCAATTTCTGGCAAATACAAATAATTAATATCACTATTCAGAATAGTTACAAAAGCATCAACTAAACTTTCTACTAATGGTTGACCAGCTAAATTAAAACTTGTATTCATTACCATTGGAATTTGTGTTCTATTATAAAATGCTTCAATCAAACGATAGTAATGTAAATTTTGTGCTTCAGTAACAGTTTGAACACGACATGTATTATCTACATGACATACGGCAGGAATTTCATTTACTTTATCTGGCCAAACATTAACTGCATACATCATAAATGGACTTGATTTCATTCCAGCCATATCAAACCATGTTGAAGCATGTTCTTCCATAACACTACCAGCAAATGGTCTAAACCATTCTCTACGTTTAACTTGATTAACAAAATCTTTACCATCTACTCTACGTGGATCAAATAATATTGAACGATTACCTAATGCTCTTGGTCCAGCTTCCGCGGCCCCTTGAAATAAAGCAACAATATTACCATCATCAATCAATTGTGCTACAGTATCATATGTTACATCTGATACTTTAAGATTTGGTACTTGTTGTAATAAATTATCTAACTGATCATAGTTTGGATGTACACCAAGATATACACTAGTTAACTCTCTTAATTGTACTTCATTTGAGTGATTATGCCAAGCATATTTGGCTAAACCAATAGCAGTTCCACCATCATGTGCAATTGGATCAATATAGAAATTAATATCGGGAAAATGTTTAACATACTTATAATTGGCCACACAGTTTAAACCAAATCCACCACTAATAATAATATTACGTTCACCAGTAATATCAATTGCCTTTTCAATAAGAGCAATCATTTGTTCTTCAGTTTGTCTTTGAATCTTATATGCCAAATTCTTATCAATATCACGACATAATGAAAAATCATTATGCCATTCTTTTGGATCATTAAATCGTTTTAAGTATGGATTATGATTCTCGTCAATATGTGCACCAGCAGGATATCTAGGAATCAATAAGTTCTTATTACCTTTTCCATTAATAAAGAAATCTGGAATATCTACATCTTCTGTACCATATGGACTTAGACCCATAGTTTTACCAGCTTCAATAAATCCAAAACCAAGATAATCTGATACGGCCTCATAGGCTTTAGTAATGGTTACAGTATTATCAAACTCTTGTATACCATTATCATAGTACATGGCATTACCATCGCTATAACGCTTGTATACAGCGTTAAACTCATGTGGATATGAACAGTAGTAAATTGATTCAGTTTCGTATCCAGATGCAATTGGACCATTTTCTCCAATTTGTTCTTGATGTACTGAACCAGCACCATCTACAATTACGGCTGCAGCAGTATCAAAACCACTACTATAAAAACTGGCACTAGCATGACCCAAATGATGTAAATGTCCAAGATTTGTTACTTTAACATTTGGACAACTTTTTCTAACCAATGCTGTATATGGATCTTCTCCAGTCCATGGTAATTGTGGTAATTGTGAATTAGTACCACCAATAATTAACTCATCAACTACATGATTATTCAATACATGAACAATAGCCTTAAATGGATTACCATCATATTTACTTCTAGATAGTCGTTCTTCTTCTGTATAGTATACTAATTCACCATCAACTACTAATGCCGCTGATCCATTATGTCCTGGATTAATTGCTAAAATTGTATATCCCATTATCGTACCTTTTTCTCAATATCTGCAACAATAGTATTAAACATATCGTCTAGTTCTTTTGTTGTAAAATTAATTGTTCCTTCATTTAATCTATTACTTAAAGTGGCATCTAATCCGGCAATACGTATTGGTGTATATTTTCTAACTTGTTGTGTTTCAATGATTTTAAAATAATCTGGATAACTAGTATTGATTGGAAATGTACTACCAAAAATTACAGTACCTGGAGTTCCAACTGCACGAGCCATATGTTGACCTACACTATCACATCCAATAAAATAATCGGCTTCTTGAACCAATGCACCCCATTGTCTAAGATCACATGTATATTTTTGTGATACTGTATCTTGTTTCAATTGAAAATCTGGTTCACCAAAGAAAATAGTATTATATCTCATGGCAATTTTCTTAACAAGATAGAGATAATCTTTCTGACTTAAACTACGTGATTCTTCATCAAATACACCTTGACGATTATCTATTTTGGCACCGCGACCAAATGGTTGAAAGATTACTGTTTTTTGTTTTTTCTGTGCAGCTTTCAAATCTTCAAGTGTATTCTTTGCTACCATAACTTCTTGTTGATTAAATTTAAGAACTGGTATACCTAAATCACTATGATCTTTAGTATTATTAATTTCTCTATCAAATCCTTCTACTAAACTAATCTCTTGTCTAAAATAAGCTGGACAACGATATGGTTCTGGTGTAATAATTTGATCTGCATTTTTAATTACATTGTCAAATACACCTTTAGTATCAATTCCATATGTTCTGTCTTGTAGTTCTGGAATACCCCAATATAAGAAATCCCATGCGGCTACCATAACTGCCCAATCAACATCTGGATTTAATTTACCAAATTTAATAAGTGCTGGAATTGCTGCAATTGCACGACCAGCACCACCATCAATCCAAAATATCTTTTTCATTGTTTAACTCTCTTATAATAAAACTTACTATTATTTACATCATAACAATGACATTCAAATATTTTATTTGTACCAAAACCAAACATTAGATTGTGTAAATCTGATCTCATTAGTAATATTATTCTTTTGTCTAAACTCATTAACTGCTTGATTTACTGCTGGTAAATTCCAATCATGACCAGCAAATATACCACCTGTTTTGACTTTATCCCAATAATTATCTAAATCTCTAACTACTGCTGAATAACTATGATCACCATCAATAAAGATATAATCTAAACTTTGATCTGGTATATAGGATGCTGCCGTAGTAGCATCCATTTCTAATAATTCTATTTTATCCATATATGGATTTAATAGATTCATAGCATATTCACGCCATTGATCTACCATTGATTGTGTAACTGGTCCCCACCAATCCATATATGGTGTCCAACTATCAATAGCATATACTTTACTAATCTCTGGTGCCAAATCAAAGAAATGTCTAAGAGTATATCCTTTACAAACACCTAATTCACATCCGATAAGATCAGTACCTAACTCTTTGATATATGATAGTAAACCATATGCCGATACGTCTTTCAATGATACTATACTATTTCCATCTCTAACTGATAATAAAGTTTTAATCATTTCAGTTATTGTACTATTTTCTAATAAATATTTTTGAACAATTGGTTGAGGTTGTCCACCTACTAGTAACAGATTTGATAAATCTGATCCCCATTTTTCAATGAATCTATCAAAATATATTTTGTCTCTTTGTTTAGTTTCATCAGAGGTTTCACCACTGTCCCATAATGATTTACCTTGAAAATGTAATAGATATGATTGTGTAGTATATTTGACATTGAATCCTAATTGAATTGCACGAATTCTATAATCAACATCTTCACCACCACCTACACCAAAACTTTCATCAAATAATCCTATCTTAGAATATATCTCATAAGGTAATCTAAATGCATAAAATGGCATTAATAATCTTTCATAAAATCCAGCTGGATTAAGTTGTTTATGTCGTCTAACAATATCACTTAAAGTATAAAAATTATTATCAAATTGATTCATTGACATTGAATTTGTCAATGTTAATTGATCTGTAGTATATTCATGTGTTTGATTACAACTAGATATAACAATAACATTATTATGTTGAGTTAATGGTTGTAACCAATTTTCAGTAAAAACAATATCATTGTTTAGAATAATAAGATCCTTACCATCAGATATACTAATAATATCATTGATATTTTTGGCAAAACTTTTTGGTTGTTCATTGACAATTACAGTAACATTTGGTCTTTGAGTAGTAACTATCTGATCATTATCAATCAAGTAAAATACATCATTTGATTTTAATTTAGTAAATCTAAAAAAACTTGAAATAGCCAAATCAGTATAATGATCAGACTTTTTTGTAGTGATCATTAAAAATACTATTGGTCTCATGATTTATTCCAAAAATCCAATTTCATATCTGTATATAATTTTGTCAATTCTTTACCAATGACTAATTCTGGTTCTGGACTCACTCGTTCCATTACTGATCTGACATCATGTAATCCATTTAAACCACCATGATAATCATCATTTTCTAACATTGATTGCATATTATTAATATCAACTTGATATGTTTCTATACCAATAAATTCACAAATTCTATTCATTGTATATTGACTGTTATTAACAATATCATTATATTCAACAATACACATATCAATGTCAAATGAATTGTATCCCATTCTGAAACTTGTATATGGATGATTGATATATTTTTCCCACAATATACGACAACGATTTTTGTTATTGATTGCTAAATTATTGTCAATTAAATCTTGATCTACAAATGTAATTTTATCTGAATTTTTATTAATCAACAAGATGTAAGATGATAGAATTTCTGGTATACTTCTAGCCGTACAGATGATTTTTGGTTTTGATCCTAATGCATTAATCATTAACTTACCGTGTCTAGGCCATAATCTATTTTTATCAATGATAACAGGTTTGTCTATATGATGATAGGCACCTGCGATCATACCATTTATAATATTTCCGTATTGATCTGGATGTCTGTTGACATATGCAGCTGAAATATTATTCCAATTATTGTCAATGATTTCTATTAAATCAATAACTGGACTAGTAGTACTGGAATGAATTAATGGATGTTGATTTAATAACGATCCTAGAACAGAACTTCCTGATCTGGGAATTCCGGACATCATAATAAATTGTTTATTCATAATTGTTTTTTCATTACTGGTAAGATTGGTTTAGTAATGTGAACTGTTTTATTATACCATTTTTCAAAGTCACCTGTAAACTTATATGGACCAATATGATTACAAGTGATTTCTTGATCTAACCAAATTTTAAATCCACCATCTTTAAGTTTATTAAATGCATGAATATCTTCACTAATCATTTGATCTACACCGGCGACATTTTGAATCACAACATCAAATATCATTCTACGTTCTTTGTCGTCTTTTGGATCCATATATGATTTACTTACGTCCCATAAATGTTGCATGGCAACTTTACTAAATTTTACAAACCCAGTACCAAGACCATCAACTTCAATTAATTTAGTTATTGGATCTCGTGGTTTCTTCTGTAATTGTCTAACAACATATTCTTCTTTATCACCTTTTTTGCGATAGGTACCACCTACTACATCAACTGGATAATCTAATAGTTTGAAAAATTGTTCTGGTTGCCATTCAATGTCACTATCAATCCAAACTAAATCATCTACATTAGATTCTAAGGCAACATGAATAGTATCATTACGTGCACGTTGAAGTAATGCATCAAAACTTACCCACATAGGTATAATTTCAATATCACGTTTAATAGCCATTTTAATAGTGTTCATTAAAGCATTGACATACCAAACATCAATTCTACCATCATAACATGGTGTGCCAATCATTACTTTACGCATAATTCACCAAAAAATTTATTCCATTCTGTTTTACGAATATTCCATGAATATCTTAGATTGAACCAATCACTTTGTTCTAATAGACCTTCACTGGAATAATTATTTATAGCGTCATTTAGAGCTTGAGAATAATTGTGTGTGAGTTCTTGTCTATCATCACTATAGTCTACATATGTGGCATAGTCATCACACGTTTCGGATAATGCCCCATAATTAGTTGTTACTATACGACAACCAGCTGCGCCGGCTTCAATAGCGGATAAACAACTTGTTTCTTCATATATACTTGGATAGGCTAATATATGAGATTGTTGAAGTGCATATCTAACTGCCTGATTCATACCAAAACCTTTATAGATAACATTTTTCATTGTACGACAACGATGAAACAATTGTTCTATATGTGAATTAGTGGCATATCCTTTACCATAGATAATATTGGATGAATAGACTGTCAATTCAACATCCGATCTGTTGAGTAGTTGAAAAGCGTCTAGTAATACTTCTAATCCACGATTAGGCATACTGGTATAAATCAATCTTATTTTATCAGTTGGTTTATATTTAAATTCAATATCTTCAATGGCATTTCTGATAACTAGATTTTTAGATTCATCTACTGGAAATCTATTTTGAAATTGATTTTTTTGCCATTCAGATACATAAACAAATTTATCTATATTATCGGTAAAATTTTTATATAACATACCGATAATATTTTGTTGATCGTATGATAGATGTTGCCAAACAATGTTTGCACGATTTGGATCTATTAGACCTTCATAACAAACAGAAACAATCAAATTGATCTGATCAGACCAATCTGTTCCTGTATATTTAATTAAGTTATTGTAAAGTAATTCTGTTCCGCCGATAGGTTTCATACATATATTTAATATGAAACTTAGTGACAGAAAATTAAAATTTAGATGATTGATTTATAAAAATATGTGACGCTATGAGGCGGGCGGATTTATAGGTTCATCAGTATCCAAAATTCCATTCAATTTCCACAGTTCTGTATGTTCAAAAATTTGATCTACTGGATACGCTTGTACTGCTTCCCAAATAATTGAGGTTCCATCATATGGAGTTCCAATAATCAGATTATTTTCTTCATCTGTATCTGCATTCAATCCAACTGCAGTATGTTCAGGGTTGGCCCAAAACATTGAATGTATTTGTTTAATTTTCATTTTAATTTCCTTTTCAAGAGGGTGATCTAACAATATTTGCACCAGATCCCAAAATAAAAAATTGAAATCCGTTGTAATATGAATATATAGGATATTGAGATGATCCAAAAGCTGTAGTGAAGTTAGGTCTTAAAACCCATGTAACTGCGTCTGTTGATGTAGCGCACGTGCCAAGTAATCCGCTAGCAATAAAAAAAGATCCAGTCCAACCAATTGTGGTTATGTTTTGTGTAGTTACCGCTGCAAGACCAGGCCGCGCTGTCCAAGAAATTCCATCAATTGACGAAACACAACTACCTTCGGAACCGACTACCACTATCAGAGAACTGTTCGTGCTTACAGCAATAGAGTTCGGGGTCATTGTTGACGATGAGTAGGCTGCGTTGAATGCAGTAGACCGATTTGTCCAAGTAATACCATCAGGTGATGTACTTAACGCTCTGCTAGATGAACTTAGTCCATTAGTAAGAATAAATAAGCCTAATGTGGGACTCCATGCTAATGCATGCCCGTTGGCAAAGTTTGCTTGGAAACTAGGAAATCCAGGAGATGAGAATGTCCAAGTAATACCATTGGTTGAACGAACGACTCTAGGGCTGGAGCCGCGCGATTCGCCAACTAAAAATGTTGTTCCATTCCACACCAAATTAGTAGTAGATGACGAGAGGAAACTGGTAACGGAAGTAAAACTGTTTGAACGAGTCCATGTAATTCCATCAGGAGAATAACAAGCAAAACAAGTTTCGCCTGATCCCTCCAGACCAGTTGCAACATAATTTATTCCATTATAATTAATAGATTTAAGACTTGCCAAAGAAGTGGTGTTGGTTACAGCAATTGCTGCTAAACCAGGTTGTGAAGTCCATGTACTTCCATTGTTTGTTGATGTGGCACAAGTACCATTATTTCCAACAACAACTGTCAATCCCGTCGATGAATTTCTTATAATACCAGATACGGTCATGGCTAAATTTCCAAGTGACCCAATTGGAAATGTGGTCCCATCTGTTGATCTATAGTATAGTCCGATAGAACCAGTATATGATATCTGACTTGATGATCTAGAAAGTTGTGCTGGTGACTGAGTAGTAGAAAAAGTTACTCTGGTTGTCCAATTAACTAAATCTGTTGATGTTGCAATTCGCTGTTGCGAAACAGCTACGTAAGTTGATCCCAATTTTAATATATCAAACTGTCCCCCAATAGCACTAGTAGACATTTTTGTATAATTGATTCCATCAGATGTGTAAACAGTTGGGTATCCAGGTGTTCTGCAAAAGGTTATATTGTCATATGTTATTGAAGCTGGACCACTTGGGGTCCCAAAGTCGGCTGTTCCATAAGCAGTAGCACATCCAGACCTATACGCCCAAGTAATACCGTCATCAGATGTAATTGCTATCATTTGATAAAAACTACCAGAACCGTTTGAAGAGTAGCCAAAGCTTATAAAACGACTTCCATTCCAAACACATCCCCAACCGCCAATCTTAGTTCCACCATTATTTGGAGCTAAAGCAACTTGTGCAGCATATGACGCTGATGAACTTGTCCACGTAATACCATCAGTGGAATACGCTGCAGCGCCGCCATATGCAACAACACACCAACGGGTTAAGCTAGAAGAATATGCCATCTGTATATTGTTTGGTCCGAACGCGCCAAATACTGCTGCCAAAGTGCCTGAGGTCCATGTTACACCATTATTTGAAGAATAGAAATATAATGGTGTTAAAGGTGATGTAATAACCCATCTACCATTAGCAAAGTAAAGTCGTTGTTGCAAGGTGCGGGCGAGTAAACTGTTAATATTAGGTAATTCATTTAGATTACTTGAAACCGTATTCCAATTAACTCCATCCGATGATGAACGAATAGTCCAATTTGGTGCTGAAAAACTCAAAGCTAAAAATATAGATCCATTCCAAGCCGTATTATTAATATTTGATGTAACATCTGATACTGTGAAGTTTGTTGAAAAATTAGTTAGATTTGCAAAAGTTTGCCCAAGAATACCGGCATTAGTACCATAAAAATTAGAGATACTAATTGCGCCAGAGCTTGGTACTGCGCCATTAGTTCCAGATATGCCAGTAGCTACTAAACCTCCTCCGGCATAGTATTCGCTTAAACTGATTGGGTTAGTTCCACCAAATTCAGTTTGTATATCATTTAATGATAATGCACCAGTAGTTGGTAATGTCACGCTTCTGTATCCTTATCTAATTAGAATTTATTTCAGAAATTTGCACTTCAAATTCTTTAATAAATTCATTATTAAACCAATCATAGTAGTACTTTTAACATTTTTACTCTTAAGTTCATCAATTTCTGTCTTGAGTTCAACAATTGATGCAAATGACAATGCTACTAATTTTTCATAATCAACTGCTAATGTACCATCTTCACGAGTACGAACGGCTTGTGGAAACACTGACTGTACATCTTGTGCTATAACACCAAAGTCTGACTTTTGAACAAAATAACCGTCCTCACCTCCGCGTTGTGCAACATAATCATCAGTCCAGTCAAATGTTTTACCACCAATCGCTGATACTTTATTAAGAGCATCGGGAATATCTTGAATGTTCTCTTTAAATTTACGATCTGAAGAGTAAAAAGCAATTATATTATTAGTAGAACGAATCTCTCCAGTGGTCTGGACCACATTGTTAATATTCATCAAAACTTGTGATGAAGTCACAGTGGTGCCGCCCACAGCCACTTGCTTGTACAATGTATTTGTACTGGCATCAAACCATTCATCACCCAGCTGTTGACTAACAGGCTGGGTGTTTGCAGTACGATTTACAATATACGGTCTGCTGCTCATTGTTCTGTATCCTTAAGCCTGACTTTCTGTCCAACCTAAACGAGCATTGACTGAGTTAGTTGCAACTGCTGTAATATTAGTAGCACACAATGTCAACACATCTGGTCCATCTGGATACTTACCCTGGTCGGCTGTGGGCACGTTGTTGTTTAGACCACCGCCTAGAATACTAGTTCCCAAGTCTCTAACTCCATCCAAAGCTGTAGTAGTTACACCCGGAGTATTGGTAAAGAATCCAAAAATGTCTTCGCCACCTGATATAGTCTGTCCACTAGCATGAAATGCAATCTGACTCAAACTAGATCCACCTAAGTTTTGAAATGTTCCAGCACTAAGACGACCATTAAGACGACCCGTAATCAACAACGACACACTAGCACCTGTACTATAAACCCCGCATTGTTTTAACACCAACTGCATACGATTTTGAAGTTCGCGTATGCCCATGGTACCAACAAGACCAGAGTCTACGCTAGGCGATACACGTAGACTGATTAGTGGTTGTGTGACACCTGCGCCAATGTTGGTAATGGCATTTCGCATACCTGCCACGAATTCAAATTGCTTGTCATCGTCAAACCCACCATCCATAATTACTGAACTACCCCAGTGATTGATCGCAGGCGCAACTTGCGGACTGTATTGTTCTACTTTGACAGGCGCTGTTGCACTGAATGTAAATGTAGTGGCAACTCCTGTTCCACCCCCACCAGTAAGACCACCAGGACCAGTTAGATTGATGACATTTCTCGTTAGACCAGTAAATGTAGTTGCTGTTTTACCAGTATAGGATATGTACTCTATAGCACCAGTTGTGGCTGATGCAATGACTGCCAACACTCCCGATGGTGCAAAAAATGTAGTATCAGCCACACTCATGCTTGCCGTAATACCAGATGTCAAGGTTGCTGTCAAATATGTGTAATAAGGCAAACTACTGGTTTCGTATCTGGCCGGCAAGTTACCCGACCGGAAATAGGCTTCTGTGTTGAGGTTATTGTTGATTATACGATGACAGTAAATCACTTCGCCACGATTATTTTTAAATCCAAATCTCACAGAACCAGCACCATACCAGCTGTAATCCATGTAAAGCATCTGAATACGAGCCAAGTTAATGTTGTAAAGACTGGCCCCTGTTCCATCACAGCGATCAATGTTCCAGTTGGTCTGTGCAAAACGTGTGTCTACCGTTCTACTGATTACACAGTTAATAGCTGTAGCACCACGATATTCTGGGTAAATAGTCATACTGGTATCTGATGCTATATGTTGTATAATGTAGCTTTGTCCACGTATTACAATAAAATCGCCTGGCTTAAATTCACTAGAAAACTTAGTTGAAGTGCCTGTAACAGTGGGACTGTCTTGAGTCACTGATGATGTTCCAGATGTTTGCAGAGTACTACTGCGTCGTACTACCCACAGAGTTTGTCCATCAAATTCAAAAAATGCTCCATTCTGACTGTCAAACATGCCTACACGAATTGGACCTCCATACCAAGAATTTGGAGCCACAGTAATATTGTTACCAGTGGCAGGTGTTGCTGACGGAGTACTTAACGCTGTAAATGTAAAAACATAAAAATTTGTAACCGCAGTTACAGTAAATGTTCCATTGTAAGCAGTTTGATCGGCTCCAGTGATAATCACTGTAGCACCAACTCCTAGACCATGACTCAGACGAGTGGTTACTGTTACTGTAGCGCCAGAACTGGTTATGTTGTTTATTGTCAGATTTGGTTTCAGAATAGTTCCAGTACTGAACTGTATGGCTTTACCAGACTGATAGCGAAACTGTCGGCGTGACTGACGTATAACTTGACCGCCGTGATATGGAAGTTGATTACTACTTTGTACTCCTCCATCAAAAGGTCTGTGTTCTATATAACCCAGAGTTCTAGTATAAAGTGAAGCGTTGAGCACTGCTGTAATTGTTCCGGTAGCTGTACAAGCAAAAGTAAATGTGTTTGCAGTGGGTGTGGTGGCCACAGTCCAACTGGAGTTTAGTCTACCAGTAGCACCTGTAGTACCTATTATGAAAATACCACTGCCTACTCGTAGTCCATGTGGATTGGTGGTGGTTACTGTGCCTATAGTACCATTCAACACAATAGAATTAGTAGCAGCAGGAATAGCAGCACCTGTGAAAAAGTCTGCAATAAACAAATAAGTTTTAGTAGCATCAAACAAAGCTGCGGCCGGACTTGTGACTGCGCTATAGGTAAAGCTAGTGTTGGTTGTTACACTTTCTACTATCCAATATCCGTCAGCATTAGCAGTATCTAGCGTACCTTGTATGAATATGGGTCTGCCTACAGTAATACCAGTGGTGTTATTGATAGTCACTGTGACTGTGGTGGTACTGGCAGTCACGTTGGTCATGGTATAAGAACCTGAAGCGCCACGATATGTGGGTACGCTGGCCACGTTGCTGATACCCTGACTGGAATCATAGAATGATGATGGACGATTGTTTACAAGAGTTTGACTTTCCCATTTAGTTGGTTGAATACCATATTCAAAGTCGGTATCAATCAAGGCTTGAGGTGTACTGACTCGTAACTTGTCTACAGGATCTCTAAGAGTTTCGTTGGGTTTAACTTCGTAGTAACTTTCTTCAACCATGACAGAAATTTTATCAGTACTGTTCATAGCCGTGGTGTTATACGCCAACACAATGGTGGTAGTTTCTAAACCAGTGGTTGAATCCACCGCGTTAACATAACTACTAGCACCTAGACTTGGGTCCGAAAAATTATAGATCACTGTATCGGTAGTGGTATTAGTGATCAACAATAGTTGTTCTCTACGAATATTTTTACCGATAACTTGTACTGTACGAGTTCCTGGGGTAAAAGTATATCTTTCAATTATAACGTTCTTTGCCATTTTTATTCATCTCCTAGTGCGATTGTTTCTGGGGCAAACGGGTACCTGCGTGTTTGAATTGTTGACGAATTATCAGTAATAATTATAGATGATTGATCGCCAATTGCTGGCGAATTATAAATGATAACATTACTACTAACTGAATCACTTTTAATTCTAAATCCTCTCCAACTATCATAGTCTACAAACCAAGGCCAAGTTAATTGTGTTACATATGGTGCCAAAGTTTGCCCACCTACTGTGACACTTACATCTTTACTATTTACAATATTTGTTACATTAGATTGATTATTTTTCAACGAAAACACTGAAGTTACATTGTCAAATTGATTTGATATATCATTAAGAACTACATTCAGATTAGGCGTAATCAAATTACCATAAATTTCTACATTACCGCCATATTGTGTCATTCTAATAGTGCTATTGGCAAATACTTCAATGATAGGTATACCAGATACATCATTGACTGAAAATATAGTACCAGTTAAACTATTTGTTATTGACAATAACTGACCTGCTGTTCCACTAAAACTTAACGTTCCATTACTATCTGGAAGAGTTGTAAGTGTAATATTTTGAGCAGCAAGTGTAGAATTAGCCCCACTAAACACAATAGTTGGATCAGTAGTTTGTCCTATGTTTGGAGTAATTACTATATTTTTGTCTGAATTTGCCATTCTTTATCCTAATGCATTATTTATCATATGTATTTATCATATGTATTTATCATATTCCATAACGTGATCTTAAGGCTGTAAAGTTTGTTTGTATCTCTGTAAAACTCAATCCTCTATTATATATTAGCGCAGTTGCAATATCTCCCTGAAGATATTCTGTTGAATATGTTTTTGCAACTTGAATTGTAGTTGAGGTTACATTATGTGAAGTTGGAGTATCACTACCAACATTAGTAGTATTTGCCCATACTCTTCTATTGGTCCCATCAAATTGTGCTGTTGCCATAAACCAAGTTCCCACAGACAATCCTGCATTATTATTTGTAATTGCAAGATCATTATTCCACCAATAATGTGACAAATATCCAAGAGTACTGGTATAAGTTCTTAATGCATTTGATTGATTATTTGTATCAAATCCACCAATGGACATAATACCTTTACCATCTGTCCAAGATCCAGTAACTCTTACCCAACAAATCATAGTATAAGGAGAATTTCCTGTGGGTATTGATGCACTCCCATCACCAGTAAAGTATCCAGTTAAACCTGTTGAAAAATATCCAGAACTGTTCCAAGTTGGTGAATTAGTTAAAGTTAAATTATTTCCATTACCACTCAGATCAGTCCAAGTTGTACCTGTACCTGGATAACTTCTAATGTTTGCAGCATCCACACACAAACTTAGTCCATTGGTTATTATGTAGGGTCCATCATACGCACTCATATTCCAAATCTCCCTCTTAATGCATTAAAATTCTGAGAAATTTCTGGAGCTGATAATGTTCGGTTATACATTTTCATATTGGCTACTGAATTCTTAGAGTATAACAAATAAAAACTAGCTCCGGGAGCAACGTTTTGAGTTTTTCCCAACCAAAGTTGATTACTAGTGAATACTCCTGAGACACTGGTTACTGTTGTTGATCCTGATCCAAGTGGAGATCCGTTGATATAGGGCGTAAATACATTACCTGATCTAGTTACTACTATTTGATACCAAGATCCTTGATTTATTTGAGCCCCAGTATCACCTAGAGTCCATGATGCACAAGTAGGACCAGCTGATCCATTCCATATTACATATGACATTACAGTAGCAGTATACATAAATCCAGCGTGATATCCAGAATAAAGTGCTAACGTACTAGAACCTTCAGTTACATCACCGTATCCTCCAGGATTTCTATCATCTATTCTGAACCAAACTTCCCAAGTATGATCATTATACAAAAAGTTAGTAACAGATAATGGACCTGATGTACTAACAAAAGACCCTCCTCCATCTTTTGGTATAGCGGCAGTACGAGTAAACTGCATATAACTATTTGTAGTATTAATATAATAAGCATTATTACCATAACTATCCGACATGTTATATCCGCCAATCGTATCTATTATATTGGTTGATCTAACAGTAGTAGTGGCTGTTGTTGCAGTATATTCATTCATTGACGAATTAAGTTCTAGTTGTGATCCATATAGATAAACTGATCCAGTTGAATTTAAGTATATCTGCCATCTTAATACACTATTTGCTGCAATTGTTCCTGTTACGGTAGTATAGATTCTATACCATCCATCTGCATAAGATACTGAATAACCAGTGGCAGTCCCGTTTGAAATCACTCCTGTACTGGGAGTAAAATTAAAACTAAAAGGTTGAGTTGAGCTCCCAAGAAAAAACGCAGCTAAAGTAATGGTTGTTGGTGGAGTGCTGGTTGCTTTGACAAAAACAGACAAGGTAACAGTTCCAGTTCCCGACAAACTGACATCTTGATATATACTATCTCCAGAAACATATGAACTTGTAGCTAATGTATCGGCGTTTAATTGAAAATCAAGTGGATTTGATGTGGTATTTTGAGTTACTGTTACATTAGGTCCAATTGTAGCCCATGGACTATTAACGAATTGATCTGAATATTTTAATAAGTTCTGAGCAGGATTGAAACTTTTTATATTAGCAAAATCGTAGTTGGCTAATAAACTGTTTGTTATTACTGATGGAGAATGATTTAATCCCATTATATTCCATACCTTCCACGAAGAGCATTAAAGTTTTGTGAAACTTCAGTAGCAGTTAATGCCGTGTTATAAAATTTTGTAGTGGCTATTTTAGAATCTGAATATACTCCGCCACGTTGTCCTATAGTCACTACTTGTGTAGTATTGGTCACGTTAACTGTTGATTCTATAGAACCAATTAATACTCCATTTCTATAAAAACTCAACGTAGTTCCATTGTATGTTGTGCAGTAACATTGCCAGTTATTGAAAAAAACAGCATCAGTAAGTGTTGTGCCAACGCTGTTTTGTGTACCAGTTCCAAATCTTTCAGTTGCAACTAAATTAGATCCGGCTGCAACTCCGACTTTGGTATAATATAAATTATATCCGTCGCGACCAGTACCAGTATTAGATTCTCTGTTGATGAAACCAGGATAATTGGAGCTGGTATCTGTTCTTGGATACACCCAAACTTCAAAGCTATATGCGGATCTATTTAAAAATTGTAATAAACTAGAATTTGGTAAGTTTACACTGGCATTAGTTCCGTTAAATGACAAGTTTCCTTGATTTGAACCATCATATAATGGATTGTTAGAAAAAGTTCCAGTCAAACCATTGGAAGTTAAATCTCTCCAAAGATTGACATTGGCAGTTGCAACAGATCCAGTGGTTGTTGTCAATTGAGTGGCAGAAAAACCTGGCTCAATTTGTAGTCCCCAAAAATCTAATACATAATCTCTTGCACCGTCACTTAATAAATCTACAAAAGATTTTGCAACAGCGGTAGATACAGCCGAAGATTGTACTCTAACCCATTCTCCTGTTATAAGACTGGAAGTATAATCTGCATTTGGAGTTCCATCTGCTAGATCAAAGTTAGTTACACCAATTGATCCTGATACTTTTCTAACATAAAAACTCACAGTCCAGTTACTGGTCCCATTGGGTGTAAATGACGGTAATAAAACTCTTAATAGACTGTTGCCACCAGATGTACACGTTATTCTAACTGCGGTTGCAGTACCATCTGGCGCCACAATTCCTGTTGTCAATGTTGCATTAGTTGGAAAGTAGTTTGTCCAAGTAATAGCATTATAGTTACTATAGGATACATAGTTAATTCCACCGTAACTTTTTATATTAGCCGCATCTAAATAAAGAACTAAACCATTAGTTACTATTTTAGGATTATAAGCTACTGCCATTACTTTATCTCCACTTCTAATTTCTCAACGTCAATTCTCTCTGCCAATATATTAAAATAACAATTAATTGAACTATTCAACAAATTATCGCTAGAAATGTATACTTTATTGTCTTCTATCTTTTCAACATATAACGTTTGATAGTGTCCAATTGGTGTTAATTGTACAGTGATTGACTCAGGATTGATCAACTTTGTCCAATATTCTGGAAGTTCAATAATGTTGGTCTGAGTTTTACCTCTTACATAAACACCGTTCTCTGGACCTTCTAAAGATCCATAACGAAGTTTCATTCCAGATTTAGTTGGGTGATCAATTACGAATGATTTTGTTGTTGCGGCAAATGAACCAACAACTTGTAACTTAAATGTCGGCGTTGCAGTTCCAATTCCAACATTACCAGCAGAAGTAATTCGCATTGCTTCTACTGGAGTATTAGTTGCGGACGTTGCAAAAACTATTCTGCCGGGGACAACACCAGCAGATACCGCTCCATCTGCCGCCACTGATACAGCTGCGGCATTAATATAGTTAGTGCCGTCAAAACCCCACCAATCATTTCTTCCCAAGCCACGATTAAGTGCAATCGCTGTAGGAGCAGCTGCTGTTCCTGCAGAAGTAAATTGAGCAAAAATGGGATTGCCAATGGCAGCGGAACGTCGAAGACTTAATAGCGGTGTTGTATCAGCAACATCTGAGCTAATCATTTGCCCATTAATTGTTACTCCAGCGGGCAGCGTAGATGTTCCAATGTTTAGTGGCAATGTGGGGGAGGTCGTGCCAATCCCCACATTGCCCGTGTCATCAACGATAACCGCAGAGTTTTGAATAATCTTGCCTGTTGTTAAGTCAAAACGTGCTACAGCATTATCTGTAGCCGATGCTGGTCCAACCACATTACCAGCAAGCAACGAGTTGTTTACATATAATCCACTATTATCAACACGAATACGTTCACATGTACCAGCACCTAATAATAATGTACATACACAAGCTGCAGCTGCTGGTAATGAACCGATTACAGTATTATTTACACCAGTAGTTAATGCACATCCACTACATAATCCAATACCGATATTACTTGATCCAGTGGTATTAAGAACTAGAGATAAACATCCAATAGCGATATTGTTTGATCCAGTAGTATTAAGAGCAAGTGTACCATATCCAATCGCTACATTGTTACTTCCACTAGTATTAGTACAAAGTGCACCCAAACCAATAGCTGTGTTATGAATTCCAGTAGTATTTCTTACCAGTGCCAAACATCCAATGGCAACGTTATTACTTCCGCTAGTATTAACACAAAGAGCACCAAATCCAATAGCAGTATTACTATTTCCAATAGTATTACTAAATAATGTTCTAATTCCAATAGCAGTATTGTTACTTCCAGTAGTATTAGAACAAAGAGAATTAAATCCAATAGCGGTATTGTTATTTCCAGTGTTATTAGAGGCAAGTGTATTAAGACCAATAGCAGTATTATTACATCCACTAGTTACTGCAAATAAGGCACAACAACCAATTGCAATGTTACTTACTGAACTAGTGTTAGCACTTGTACCACCACCACCAACGTATAATGAACATTGAGCCGTTAATGACAAACCACCAACTAATGCATTGTTAATATATAATCCACTATTGTCAACACGAATACGTTCGCAAGTACCAGCGCCAATTAATACTGTGCATACACATCCAGCTGCAGCGGTTAATGATCCAATAACGGTATTGTTTGCACCAACAGATATTAGACATCCACTACATGGTCCAAAACCAATGTTATTTGATCCAGTTGTAATGCAGTAAAGTGCAGCATTTCCAATAGCAACGTTATTAGTTCCAATTGTATTAGTAAAAAGTGAAGTAAGACCAATACCAATATTATTTGATCCAGTAGTAGTACAGTAAAGACTAGTACATCCAATAGCAATATTGTTTGTTCCACTTGAATTATTCAGAAGTGACTGATATCCAACTGCAAAGTTATTGCTACCAGTACTATTACAGTAAAGCGCCTGAGTTCCAATAGCAACGTTGTTAATTCCAATTGTATTAGTGGCAAGTGTATTACATCCGATAGAAGTATTATTTGATCCGGTTGTATTGCAAACAAGAGATTTATATCCTTGAGCAAAGTTATTATTTCCTGAACTATTACGTCCCAATGCACAAAGTCCAACAGCAAAATTATTGATACCTGTTGTATTACCGTTAAGAGCATAATATGCAGCTGCAAAGTTGTTACATCCAGTAGTATTACATACTAAAGAGGCACATCCGAAAGCAACGTTATTAAATCCTGTTTGAGTTGTATTACCACTACAATAGCCTACTGATATATTAACAGTACTACTAGTAGTTGAGGCATATACAGTACCTAGAGCAGTTGGTGTAGCTGGTGTACCACCTGCACCAGCAGGTCCAGTAGCGCCTGTTGAACCAATAAATCCAGTGGCTCCTGTTGATCCGCTTCCAGTAGCACCAGTGGCTCCTGTTGATCCAGTGAATCCAGTAGCACCCGTACTTCCAGTAGCACCAGTAAATCCAGTGGCACCAGTAGCACCAGTGGCTCCACTTCCAGTAGCGCCAGTGGCTCCTGTTGATCCAGTGAATCCAGTAGCACCCGTACTTCCTGTTGCTCCTCTAAATCCAGTAGCACCTGTGGCTCCAGTGGCACCGGTAGCACCAGTAAATCCAGTGGCACCTGTAGAACCAGTGGCACCAGATTGCCCTCCGCCACTAGTTACTGCTGCCCAGCCTGTCTGAGTTGATGTAAATGTAATAGTTAATTGATTTGAATTTACAAAATTTATCGTTGGATAATTATATCTTCCGTTCCAACTATTTCCTGTTGAATCTACGACTTCAACGTTAACATATTGAACTCCAAGATTATGATTTACTGTCCAAACAGTTGCGGTGACTGATTGAGTATGTACAAATGATCCACCGATGGCAGTCAGACCTGTAGCGCCGGTGGCACCTGTAAATCCAGTTGCGCCAGTTGCACCTGTAAATCCAGTAGCACCTGTTGATCCAGTAAATCCAGTAGCACCTGTTGATCCAGTTGCACCAGCGCCAGTGGCTCCAGTAGCACCTGTAAATCCAGTAGCACCGGTTGATCCGGTAGCACCTCTAAATCCAGTTGCGCCAGTAGCACCAATAAATCCAGTAGCACCAGTTGCACCACTTCCTGTGGCTCCAGTAGCACCTGTAAATCCAGTAGCACCTGTACTACCAGTTGATCCTGTAAATCCAGTAGCACCGGTTGATCCGGTAGCACCAGTGGCACCACTTCCTGTGGCTCCAGTAGCACCTGTAAATCCAGTAGCGCCTGTACTACCAGTGGCTCCTCTAAATCCAGTAGCGCCAGTAGCACCAATAAATCCAGTAGCACCAGTGGCGCCGCTTCCTGTGGCACCAGTAGCACCTGTAAATCCAGTAGCACCTGTACTACCAGTTGATCCTGTAAATCCAGTGGCACCTGTACTTCCGGTAGCACCTGTGGCTCCGCTTCCGGTAGCACCTGTAAATCCAGTAGCACCGGTTGATCCGGTAGCACCTCTAAATCCAGTTGCGCCAGTAGTACCAATAAATCCAGTAGCACCAGTTGCACCACTTCCTGTGGCTCCAGTAGCACCTGTAAATCCAGTAGCACCTGTTGACCCAAGTCCACTAGCACCAGTGGCTCCTATGGTTCCAGTAGCTCCTGTGGCGCCTGTAGCACCGCTTCCAGTAGCACCTGTGGCACCTGTACTTCCAGTAAATCCGGTGGCGCCAGTTGAACCTGTAGCGCCTGTGGCCCCAGTAAATCCAGTAGCACCAGTGGCTCCGCTTCCAGTAGCACCAGTGGCTCCAGTACTTCCAGTAAATCCAGTAGCACCTGTACTTCCTGTTGCTCCTCTAAATCCAGTAGCGCCTGTGGCGCCAGTGGCTCCACTACCAGTAGCACCAGTTGCACCAGTACTTCCAGTAAATCCAGTGGCGCCTGTACTTCCAGTGGCTCCGGTACTTCCAGTAAATCCAGTAGCACCAGTAGATCCGCTTCCGGTAGCACCAGTAGCGCCTGTAGCACCTGTAGCACCAGTAAATCCAGTTGCACCTGTACTTCCAGTGAATCCGGTTGCACCAGTAGAACCATTTCCACTAACAATCAATGAATTATTAACATATAAACCAGTATTATCAACACGTAAACGTTCACATGTACCAGCACCAATCAATAATGTACACACACATCCAGCAGCAGCTGGTAATGAACCAATAATTGTGTTATTAGTGCCAGTAGTAATTAGACATCCACTACATAATCCAAGAGCAATGTTACTACTTCCAGTAGTATTATTGACTAATGATTTATAACCGTGAGCGATATTATTACATCCAATTGTATTTGATAATAGTGCACTACATCCAATCGCAGTATTATTACTTCCGCCAAGATTGTTTTTAAGTGCACACCATCCAATAGCAGTATTGTTACATCCAGTAATATTACAGTGAAGTGTACACTGTCCAAATGAGGTATTATTATTACCGTAAGTATTGAATAGCAATGAAAAATATCCAATACCAATATTACCAGTTCCGGTAGTATTACGATTAAGTACTGCAAGTCCTATAGCGGTATTCTGACATCCAGTAGTATTATTCTCTAGAGATTGCAATCCAATAGCTACGTTATTACATCCAGTGGTATTTTTTGATAATGTCAAATATCCAATAGCAGTATTGTAACTTCCAATGGTATTATTTCCAAGAGCGCAGAATCCAATAGCAGTATTGTAAAATCCAGTAGTATTAAGAGCGAGTGCACAATATCCAATAGCCGTATTATTAGATCCAGTAGTATTATTTTGTAATGCAGAAATTCCAACAGCATAATTGTTACATCCACTAGTTACTGCAAATAGTGCACAACATCCAATAGCAATATTACTTAATGAACTAGTGTTGGAACTTGTACCACCACCACCAATATATAGTGAACATTGAGCGTTTAATGATGCCCCAATTCCGGTAGCTCCAGTGGCTCCAGTGGCACCTGTGAATCCAGTAGCGCCAGTAGCACCTGTGGCTCCACTTCCAGTAGCACCAGTGGCTCCAGTTGAACCAGTAAACCCAGTAGCACCCGTAGAACCAGTAGCGCCAGTTGCTCCACTTCCTGTAGCACCGGTGGCTCCTGTACTACCAGTAAATCCAGTAGCACCTGTTGAACCTGTAGCACCAGTGAACCCAGTAGAACCAGTAGCACCAGTGGCTCCGCTTCCAGTAGCACCAGTTGCACCAGTAGCACCAGTTGCTCCACTTCCAGTAGCGCCAGTGGCACCTGTACTTCCTGTAAATCCAGTGGCACCTGTACTTCCAGTGGCTCCACGAAATCCAGTTGCGCCAGTGGCACCAGTTGATCCACTTCCAGTGGCTCCAGTGGCTCCTATAAATCCAGTAGCACCGGTACTTCCAGTAGCACCAGTGAATCCGGTAGCACCTGTTGATCCTGTACTTCCTGTAAATCCAGTAGCACCTGTAAATCCAGTTGATCCTGTAAATCCTGTTGCGCCAGTTGCACCAGTAGCACCGCTTCCAGTAGCACCAGTAGCACCTGTACTTCCTGTAAATCCAGTAGCACCTGTACTTCCAGTTGATCCAGTAAATCCAGTGGCACCAGTTGATCCGGTAGCACCAGTACTTCCTGTAAATCCAGTAGAACCAGTACTTCCAGTTGATCCAGTGAATCCAGTGGCTCCTGTTGCTCCGCTTCCAGTTGCACCAGTGGCTCCTATAAATCCAGTAGCACCGGTACTTCCAGTAGCACCAGTGAATCCGGTAGCACCTGTACTTCCCGTTGATCCGATATTTCCAGTAGCGCCGGTACTTCCTGTGGCACCAGTGAACCCAGTAGCACCTGTACTTCCTGTTGCACCAGTGGCTCCGCTTCCAGTAGCACCAGTGGCGCCGGTACTTCCTGTAAATCCAGTAGCACCTGTTGATCCGGTAGCACCAGTGGCTCCGCTTCCAGTAGCACCAGTGGCACCAGTTGCTCCACTTCCAGTGGCTCCAGTGGCTCCTGTTGATCCAGTAAATCCAGTTGCTCCTGTAGATCCAGTGGCTCCGCTTCCAGTAGCACCAGTGGCTCCTATAAATCCAGTAGCACCAGTAAATCCAGTAGCACCAGTTGATCCAGTAGCACCCGTAAATCCAGTTGCGCCTGTAGATCCAGTGGCTCCAGCACCAGTAGCGCCGGTGGCTCCACTTCCAGTAGCACCAGTAGCGCCAGTGGCTCCGGCTCCTGTTGCACCAGTGGCTCCAATAAATCCAGTAGCACCAGTACTTCCAGTGGCTCCAGTAAATCCAGTAGCACCAGTACTTCCTGTTGCACCAGTACTTCCTGTAAATCCTGTAGATCCGGTGGCTCCTGTTGCCCCACTTCCTGTAGCGCCTGTAGCACCTGTTGATCCAGTAAATCCAGTAGCACCCGTACTTCCAGTAGCACCTGTAAATCCAGTTGCACCAGTTGATCCGGTGGCTCCAGTGGCTCCACTTCCAGTAGCACCAGTAAATCCAGTGGCACCTGTACTTCCAGTAGATCCAGTGAATCCAGTTGCACCTGTACTTCCGGTAGCTCCAGTAAATCCAGTGGCACCTGTACTTCCTGTAAATCCAGTAGCACCTGTAGAACCTGTAGAACCTGTAAATCCTGTACTTCCTGTAAATCCAGTAGCACCTGTACTTCCTGTAAATCCAGTAGCACCTGTACTACCTGTAAATCCAGTAGCACCTGTTGAACCAGTAGCGCCAGTAAATCCAGTAGCTCCAGTTGACCCAGTGAATCCAGTAGATCCAGTGAATCCAGTTGCACCTGTACTTCCGGTAGCACCGGTAAATCCAGTAGCACCAGTACTACCTATAAATCCAGTTGCACCTGTACTTCCTGTGGCTCCTGTAAATCCAGTAGCACCAGTACTTCCGATGGCACCAGTAGCACCAGTAAATCCAGTAGCACCAGTTGATCCGGTAGCGCCGGTAAATCCAGTAGCACCGGTGAATCCTGTAGAGCCTGTGGCACCTGTACTTCCTGTAAATCCAGTTGCACCAGTTGACCCAGTAAATCCAGTAGCGCCAGTAGCACCAGTTGACCCAGTAAATCCAGTGGCACCTGTACTTCCAGTAGCACCAGTAAATCCTGTGGATCCAGTAGCGCCAGTAGCACCAGTTGACCCAGTAAATCCAGTGGCACCTGTACTTCCAGTTGCGCCGTCAAATCCAGTAGCACCTGTACTACCAGTTGCGCCGTCAAATCCAGTAGCACCTGTACTACCAGTTGCGCCGTCAAATCCAGTAGCACCTGTACTACCAGTAGCACCAGTGAATCCAGTGGCCCCTGTACTTCCGGTGGCACCTGTACTTCCTGTAAATCCAGTAGCACCTGTAAATCCTGTTGATCCTGTAGAACCAGTAGAACCCGTAAATCCTGTAGAACCAGTAGATCCAGTTGAACCTGTAAATCCAGTAGCACCAGTAGAGCCTGTGGCTCCATCAAATCCAGTAGCACCAGTACTTCCTGTAAATCCAGTGGAGCCCGTTGAACCAGTGGCACCAGTGAATCCAGTAGCACCCGTTGATCCAGTTGATCCTATATTTCCTGTAGCGCCAGTTGCTCCTGTGGCTCCGTCAAATCCAGTAGCACCTGTACTTCCTGTAAATCCAGTTGCACCTGTTGATCCTGTAGCGCCAGTAAATCCAGTAGCGCCGGTGGAACCTGTGGCTCCAGTTGATCCAGTAAATCCAGTAGCACCCGTACTTCCAGTAGCACCATCAAAACCAGTAGCACCAGTGGCTCCACTTCCTGTAGCACCAGTTGCCCCAGTAGCACCTGTGAATCCAGTAGCACCAGTAGAACCTATATCGCCTTGAACTCCAGTAGCACCAGTAGCACCAGTGGCTCCGCTCCCTGTAGCACCAGTGGCTCCAGTTGATCCAGTAAATCCAGTAGCACCTGTTGATCCAGTTGATCCAGTAAATCCAGTAGCACCTGTTGATCCAGTTGCACCTGTTGATCCAGTATTTCCAATTCCCCCTGATATACCAGTAGCACCTGTGGCTCCAGTAAATCCAGTAGATCCTGTAGTTCCTACAAAACCTTGTATTCCAGTAGCGCCAGTACTTCCGGTAGCACCTGTGAATCCGGTAGCACCAGTGGCACCAATACTTCCAACTCCTCCAGATATACCAGTTGCCCCTGTAAGTCCAGTAGCACCAGTACTTCCGGTAGCACCTGTGAATCCAGTAGATCCAGTACTACCTATATCACCTTGAACTCCAGTGGCACCAGTGGCACCAGTGGCTCCATCAAATCCAGTAGCACCGGTTGATCCAGTGAATCCAGTTGAACCGGTTGATCCAGTTGATCCAATATTTCCAGTAGATCCAGTTGAACCAGTAGCACCTGTAAATCCAGTTGATCCACTTCCTGTTGCACCTGTTGCGCCTGTAGAACCTTGAAATCCAGTAGCGCCTGTTGCGCCTGTAGAACCGTCAAATCCAGTAGCACCTGTTGATCCAGTAGCACCGGTAAATCCAGTAGCACCTGTACTTCCAGTGGCACCGTCAAACCCAGTAGCACCCGTACTTCCAGTAGCACCAGTAAATCCTGTTGATCCAGTACTTCCAGTAGCACCAGTAAATCCAGTAGAACCTGTACTTCCAGTTGATCCTGTGAATCCAGTAGATCCAGTACTACCTATATCACCTTGAACTCCAGTAGCACCAGTACTACCTGTGGCACCAGTAAATCCAGTAGCACCTGTTGATCCAATATCACCTTGAATACCTGTAGCACCAGTGGCGCCTGTACTTCCTGTAAATCCAGTGGCTCCAGTACTACCAGTAGCACCAGTAAATCCAGTAGCACCTGTACTTCCGGTAGCACCGGTTGAACCAGTAAATCCAGTAGCACCTGTACTTCCTGTAGCGCCTGTAAATCCAGTAGCACCTGTTGAACCTGTGGAACCAATATCTCCTTGAATACCTGTTGCACCAGTTGAGCCTGTGGCACCAGTAAATCCAGTAGCACCTGTACTTCCTGTAGCTCCTGTAAATCCAGTAGCGCCAGTTGTTCCTACAAAACCTTGAATACCTGTGGCACCAGTTGAGCCTGTAGAACCAATATCACCTTGAATACCTGTAGCGCCAGTTGATCCAATATCACCTTGAATACCTGTAGCGCCAGTTGATCCAATATTTCCTTGTATACCTGTAGCACCAGTTGATCCAATCTCACCTTGAATACCAGTTGATCCTGTAAATCCAGTGGCACCTGTACTTCCAGTGGCTCCAGTAAATCCAGTTGAGCCTGTAAATCCAGTAGAACCCGTTGCACCAGTAGAACCATTTAGTCCTGATGCACCAGTGGCACCAATATCTCCTTGAAGTCCACTAGCACCAGTAGCACCAATATCTCCTTGAAGTCCTGTGGCACCCGTAAATCCAGTAGCGCCAGTTGAACCTGCCTCACCTTGAGGTCCAGTTGATCCAGTAAATCCAGTAGCACCTTGAAGTCCAGTAGCACCAGTTGATCCATCAACTCCAGTGGCACCAGTAGCACCAGTAAATCCAGTGGCACCTGTAGCACCATTGTTGATCCATAATGCATTGTTAATATACAATCCAGTATTATCAACACGAATACGTTCACAAGTACCAGCACCAATCAATACAGTACATACACATCCAGCAGCCGCCGGTAATGAACCAATAACTGTATTGTTTATTCCATTAGTAATTGCCTTACCCGCATCTGAACCAATTGCAATATTTCCACCAGTAGTAGAAGAAGAATTGTAAAGAGCACAACATCCAATAGCTACACTATTACTTCCAGTTATATTGTTGAATAATGATCTATATCCAGCAGCAAAATTGTCATTACCAAATTCATTATTATTAAGTGCAAGACATCCAATGGCAACGTTATTGAATCCATTACTATTTGTTGCCAGTGTTTTGTATCCAATTGCCGTGTTATTATCACCAGCAGCACTTAAACACAATGCACCTAATCCAGCAGCAAAGTTGTTTGAACCAATTGTATTTTTAAATAATGCAGCACAACCAATACCAACGTTGTTTGACCCAGTGATATTGTCTCTTAAAGCACAATGACCTTGAGCGATATTACTATTACCTACAGTGTTTGATCCAAGTGCGTAATAACCCTGTGCTATATTATAACGACCACAAACATTAGTTTCTAATGATCTAGCACCCAATGCAATATTATAATCTCCTGCATTGTTATTTCTTAATGATCCATAACCACCAATTGCAACGTTGAATTTACCAGTAGAATTACATTCTAAAGAAAGAAAACCAATACCAACGTTTCCACTGCCAGTAGTATTACATCTTAATGAACTACCGCCTATTGCAATATTTGTACTAGCAAGATTACATTTAAGTGCTTCATATCCTAAAGCAATATTATCATCACCAATAGTATTAGAAAATAATGATGAATATCCAATTGCAATATTATCAGACCCAGTTACATTGTTACATAACGATCCATACCCAATAGCTGTGTTATTACATCCAATGACGTTAAGTGTGGCGGCGCCTAACCCAACCGCAAAGTTGTTACATCCAGTAGTAACTGATTCTAATGCATTTGCGCCAAGAGAATAGTTATTACAATTCCCACCATTAATGTTTGGTAATACAATATTACCACAAATCTTAATTGCCATCTTCGTTTCCTTTTGGGTACTAGGCTATCATGTTTTAAATATGATTTATCTCTGTATTTATCAGTATGTTATAATTAAATTATTGACATTTTTAATAAAAATAGCGTCTAGAGACGCTATAATTATGTATTATCAAATATATATTATAACCCAACTACGTTCAAATTTGAACGTTATTTTATCTTTCTTATTTCATCAATTTGTTTTTGTTGTTCCTTAACTGCTTCAATTAAGATAGCAATTAATGGCAAATACGAAACTGATAATCCATTTTCATTTTTTGATACCAATTCTGGTAAAATTTTAGCAACTTCTTGAGCAATTACTCCATAAGATTTCTTACCCCATTCTTTCCAATTAAAAGAAACTCCAGTAATTTGATTCAAAATAGTTAACGGACTAACAATATTTTTAATATTTTCTTTCAATGTTCCATCGCTAGTAGAGTTGACTTCTACAGCGTTTAGTTGACCAGTACTAGGATTAAATGTTAATTTACTACTACTTACATATATCGTAGCTAAGCTACCAGTAAAAATATTTGAAAGAGCAGGATAAAATGTATTATTATCAACAGTATCAGTAATTATTGATACCCCAGTACCAGTCGCTCCAGTTAATCCAGTAGCACCAGTTGACCCAATACTACCAACACCACCAGATAATCCAGTGGCACCTGTAGCGCCAGTAAATCCAGTTGATCCATCAAATCCAGTAGAACCGTCAAATCCAGTAGCACCCGTACTTCCTATAAATCCAGTAGCCCCCTGTAATCCAGTAGCTCCCTGTAATCCAGTAACACCAGTAGCACCTGTTGATCCAGTAAATCCAGTTGATCCATCAAAACCAGTAGCGCCGTCAAATCCAGTTGATCCAGTAAATCCGGTAGCTCCATCAAAACCAGTAGCACCAGTAGATCCAATATCACCTTGAACTCCAGTGGCACCGGTAGATCCGTCTAATCCAGTAGATCCTGTGGCTCCAGTAAATCCAGTAGCACCTATGTCGCCCTGAACTCCAGTAGCACCAGTGGCTCCATCTAATCCAGTAGCACCAATATCACCCTGTAATCCAGTAGCACCAGTAGATCCGTCTAATCCGGTAGCACCTGTGGCTCCATCTAATCCAGTAGCGCCAGTGGCTCCGTCAAAACCAGTGGCACCTATATCACCCTGAACTCCAGTAGCACCAATATCACCCTGTAATCCAGTAGCACCAGTGGCTCCGTCAAATCCAGTAGCACCAATATCACCCTGTAATCCAGTAGCACCAGTGGCTCCGTCAAATCCAATTGGTCCAGTGGCCCCATCAAATCCAGTAGCACCTATGTCACCTTGAATTCCAGTAGCTCCAGTGGCTCCGTCAAATCCGGTAGCACCTATGTCTCCTTGAATTCCAGTAGCGCCAGTTGATCCATCTAATCCAGTAGCACCAGTAGCGCCATCAAATCCAGTGGCACCTATGTCGCCCTGTAATCCAGTAGCACCTGTGGCTCCGTCAAAACCAGTTGCCCCAATATCACCTTGAATTCCGGTTGCGCCAGTGGCTCCATCAAAACCAGTAGCGCCAGTGGCACCATCTAATCCAGTAGCACCAGTGGCTCCATCAAAACCAGTAGCACCTATATCACCTTGAACTCCAGTTGCGCCAGTTGATCCATCTAGTCCCGTGGCTCCAGTAGAACCAATAAATCCAGTAGCACCTATGTCACCTTGAACGCCAGTTGCTCCTGTGGCGCCTGTATATCCAGTAGCACCTGTATATCCAGTTGGACCCACAATAGTTCCAACATTGACCCAAAGTGTACCATCATAAACCCATAAATTACCAGTAGCTTGATCTATAACTCCATTTCCAAGTACTGCAGATGGAAATGCAGCATTAAGTGTTGTTTGTGGATTATTAGGAGGATCAACGTTTACATTTGGTACTGATCCTATTATGGAAACTGACGTACCTGCTACTCCAGTAGCACCAATATCACCTTGAATTCCAGTGGCACCAGTGGCACCGTAACCAGTAGCACCTGTGGCTCCAGTTGATCCATCTAGTCCTGTTGCGCCAGTGGATCCTTCAAAACCAGTAGATCCAGTGGCTCCGCTTCCTGTAGCACCGATGAATCCAGTGGCTCCGATAAATCCAGTGGCTCCATCTAATCCAGTAGCGCCAGTAAATCCAGTAGCACCTGTACTTCCAGTGGCTCCATCTAATCCAGTGGCACCCGTAGAACCAGTAAATCCAGTGGCTCCGTCAAATCCAGTAGCACCTGTACTACCAGTAGCACCTGTAAATCCAGTACTTCCTGTAAATCCGGTACTTCCGGTAAATCCAGTACTTCCGGTAAATCCAGTTGATCCAGTAGCACCTGTGGCTCCAGTAGCACCTCTGAATCCAGTTGCACCAGTTGATCCAGCAGTACCACCACCTCCAGCACCCCAATATAAATTACCTAATCCGTCAGTACTGACTACTAGTCCACTAGCACCACCAGTAATAACTACATTCCCAATATCTCCTAAATTGGCACGAGTATATACTACCAATTGATTTGCCGTAGCAATATTACTACTAGAAATATTTGATGTAACATTACTAGAATCAATATTAGTAATGTTTAATGTACTAGTCTCAACATCAAATATAAAATTACTACTACCATCTAATCCGCTTGGTATACTTAAATCAGTCCAACTAGTTCCATTTACACCACTGATAATTACGCCGTCTGTTCCAACTATATAATATTCACCACTACCATATATACTATCAATTAAATTACTAGTTGTTCCAGTACTACTAGTAGACCATGATGTTGCACCATTGTTACTAGTGATTTGAATTCCATTATCGCCAGCTGATACCAATGTAGGTATAGTTGATACAGTTGCCAACGTAATTGTATTAAGATTTTCAACAGTTCCACTAATTGATGATGTCCATGTTATACCATCAGAACTGACAATTACTGTACCATTATTTCCAGTTGCAATATAATTGTCACCATCAAATACCACGCTATTTAAATTATCAACAACTCCACCATCTTGGATAATCCAATCTATTGCGTCTTCACTTAATAATATTGTACCAGCATTACCAACTACAACATATATACCATTGTCTACATCATAAGCAATACCACGTAAATTTTCTAATACTCCAGTAGCCTGTAAAGTCCAAGTAATAGCATTTAAACTAGTTAATATTGTTCCATTTTCACCAACCGCAACATATAATCCAGTAATATCAGTATAATATACTCGTAATAAATTTTCTGTTGTTCCGCTTGTTTGTACTGTCCATGTAGTGGCAATATTACTACTTGTGATAATAGTACCATTATCTCCAACTGCAATAAATCCTAATGGTGTTGGAGTTACTGAATTTATTGGTTGATTAACTGGACTAGTTTGATTACTGTAATTTATTCCATCTGTACTGTAAAAATATCGTAATGGTGTACCAAATATTACCCATGTACCGCTATTATAAGCAATTGTATCTAGATTATTTGTGGCCGCAAATTGAACTGCGCCTGGTGGTGGAGCCGCAGTTCCACCGGATCCTAAACTATATAGTTGAGTAAAGTTTTCATTAATCTTTTCAAACGCAAGTCTTAGAGGATCGCCATTACCATCGTTTGACGAAGCTCCAATGTTAATAATTTGTTGTGCCATGCTTTATCCAGTTATAGTAATATTTATCGTATTATATTTAAATTAATCGTCAAAACTAGGGTCCCATGACTTATAACATAAATATTATAATGCTAAAACAACAATCTATCAGACCCATGTGTAAAGAATGTAATAAATTACCATCAAGACCAAATGGTCGTAGTGTAAGTGGATATCAGCGATGGCATACTTTATGCAATCATTGTGCAAAATTAAAATATACCAAAAAGAAAAAAGATTCAAAGTGCAATATATGTAACTTTGAATCAATTGATAGTTGTCAATTATGTTTGATTAATGGAGAAACTATCTGCCAAAATTGTAACGCCCTCAGATTGAAAAATATCAAAAAGAGGGCGGAATTAACAGTGGATGCCACCATTGATTGGAGTAATATCAGATTGTAATTAGTCTAAATCAACAACCCAACCACCAGTTTTAGAATCAAAATTAGCCATTAACGTATTACCAGATGCAAATGGAGATGAAACTTTCATAACCGGACGTCCATAATTATCTAATGTAATGCTACCAGCTTGAACTGTCTTCATACCTAACTGTTGACCAGTTCCACTATTGATAAAGTTAACTTCAATCTCACCATTACCATAAGTTTCATTCATTTGTTTACTTTCATATTCAGGTTTACGAATATCTTTTGTTGGATAATCAATATCATCATTACGTGACTGATGATCATCAGGATCATAATCTTGATAACCTCTACCACGACGACCTTGTTCACCCTTACGCATTGAATGATCAGTATAACTAGAATTTCTAGCTCTAGGTGTCTTTTTATCTGTTGGTGCACCTTGTTGTATTTTTCCACCACGTGCTAAGAAATCTTCTACATCACCTTCATTAAGACCAATATATGTCATAAACTTTCTACTATTAAAACGTGAATTATTACTTTCAAAAATCTTACAGTGACGCTTAGCTAAAATCTTACGATTATTTTCAGGTAATGTTTTGAGAATATCAGCTACTTGACGAAATTTGTTAAGTCTAACACCTTCTGCCAATGCACCTTTCTTCAAATGAGCAATAAAAGATTTTAATGTTCCTTCTGGATTACTAGTCTTATATTTCTTGTAGTTTTTTGCAAAATTAGGATGTTTTGGATCCCATTTATCATATCCTTCATCACTGTCACTGACAGATTTTTCACGAGTAGAAGAATTCCCTTCACCAGACTCTGACAATTTATCTTTACAATCAGCTACCATTTGTTTTAATTCGGCACGATCACAATCAGGATGCATTTTACAAATTTCTGCTACAGTTTTTCCATCTTTACACATTTTTTTAATATGTGCCATTGATGGTAATTTTCCAGTTTTAGATTTTACTGATTCAAATTGATTGCTACGTGTATTACTATCAGATTCTTCATCGTCTACACCGTTAATATTGTCCCAGTATTCTTCTGCTTCTTCTGAGCTCAGAAAAATCGCCCCGTTGCGTCGCATCGCATTTGCAACAAAATCATCTTTCTCCATAGACATTGCTTGATTTATAAGCCAACGCTTCATAGCGCCTTCATCTAAAGTTTGTGAATTATCGTCTTCCATATTTTTATATTCAAACATGACATAATCAGCAAAAATCTTTTCTACAGTTATACCATTTTCTCCACTAAAGAACATACCAGCTGGACCACCATCTGTAATTCCAAGTTTATCTTGAATATATGCGGCAGCGGCATCAAGTGCTTCTTCAGCTAAACTTTCTGGATCTTGATGAGTATCTTCTACATCTTCAGATACTTTCTCTTCAATACTTTCATTTAAATTAATTTTTTTACCTTGATCTACTGACTCAATTAAATCTAGCATTGATCTCATACGTGTTTGATTGTCTAACATGTTAGTATCCTATATTATACTGTATTTATCTTTTTTAATAATATTTAAAAATCGTCATTAGGTGGTGCATCACCATTATGTTGAGCATCAACTTGATGTTCAATATACTCAACAAAAATGTCAAGTACTGTTTCAGCATTTTCGTCACGAAAATATTCATAAGCAATTTCTTCATCTTCTTCAGATACTTCTAATGCATCTTGAATGTATCTTACTGCTGCACTAAGTGCTTCTTGTGCAAGTTGACGAGGATCAGAACCACTATCTTCAGATAATTCTTCACCAATACTTTCATTTAATTTGAGTTTTTTACCTTGATCTACTGATTCAATTAAATTTAACATTGCTCTCATACGTGTTTGATTGTCTAACATAGTAGTATCCTATAATATATAATATTTATCTTGATTGATCATATTTGTTGACATTTAATGAATGACAGTGTATAGTTAAAGATTGAAAAGTAATATTAGTAACAGCGAAAGATAAATAAACATATGAACCAATTTAACAATACAAAATATACACGATGGTACTATGGTATCATCCAAAAACGAGCCATTTTAGATAAAGATTCTCGTGGTGAAATACATCATATTATCCCACGTAGTATGGGTGGCAATGATTCACCTGAAAATCTTGTCAAATTAACTGGACATGATCACGCTTGGTGTCATTGGCTCTTGACTAAAATGACTACTGGATCAGCCAAAGTATCAATGATATATGCCTTTAATATGATGGGTGTCTCTGGAGAACATATGGAACGTCAGTCATCATATGCTATTGTCAGAGCGTATGAGAAGAACAGAATAGAGTGGAGTAAGAATCATAGTGAAACTATGAGTGAACAATTTATAAATGGTCGAGAAATTTGGAACAAAGGTCGTAAAGAAGATCGTCCTGAAGTTTTAGCCAGAGTAAAAGAAGCGGCTCAGAATAGACCAAAATTAACAGATGAAAAATTAAAAGAAAAAGTAAGAAAGTCAGTTGACACAATGAAGAAAAATGGTACGGATAAACGATCTCAAGAAACAAGAGATAAGCAACGAGATTCTATGATAGGGTTAGTTCGTGGGCCGATGAATGACGTTCATAAGAATAAGATTGCCATATCTTGTCGTAAGCCTAAATCAGAAGGACATGGTGACGCTGTTGCTGCGGCTAATCTAGGTGTTGTTAGTATTAATAGAAACGATGTCGAGAAAAAAGTCAAACAAGATACACTTCAATCTTGGATAGAACAAGGATGGCAACTTGGTGGTAGACCACGTAAGAAAAAATAGACAACAAAAAACCCGCCGAAGCGGGTTTTTGTTTTACTATATTCAAAAAGTTCTTGAATAGTGGTAAAATATCACTGAAACGATATATTAGTTACCGCGATCTCACCAACGTAGTCAGCAGCATTACCAAAGCTGGATGCTGTGTTTGTCAATTCCACGTAGCCGTATCTCGTCATAAACGAAACGACTGGTTCGAATGTTGACGGATCTAGAACAACACCACTGCTCATCAACGGAATGTATGGGCAATAGAATGCAGCTGCGTCTGTTTCTGAAGAACCCTTATAACCAACTAGAACTGGTGTTCCACTTGGAGCATATGAGTCAACGAAAACGCGCATTGCGTTGTTCAATGTACCGACTAATTTTGTATTAGTAGGTGCTTCGAATGTACCTTCTGTAGTACGGGCAAAAGCTGATGTTGTAGCAGACTGAAGAACAGTCAGCATTTCTGAAGAAACAACACACCAGTTACCAGCGCCACGACGAGTACGTTGGGCGATTAGGTTAGCAACACGGTTAATTAGAACAGCTAAAGCAGCGTGTTCGTCACCAACGTATGTAGCGGTACCAGAAACGGTAGCTTGGTTATATGTAAACTCAGTAGCAGCCAATTGACGTAATGAAAGAAGAATTTCTTGGTCGATTTCAGCAGTAATTTCTTGTGCTAAAGCGGCCATGATTTCGGCTTCAACGTCGATACCATGCATTGATTGTGCGTCTTGTGCAGCTTCGAATGTCCAACGAGCTTGTAACTTACGGCTCTTGGCTTCGACAGCTTGACGTAGAATCTGTACAGAGATTGCTTTTCCGCCGTTACCTTCAAGAGTAGCGGTTGGAGCTGCGGTATAACTGTTTGCTGTATTATCGCTAGACTTTGTACGTGAATACGCTTGAGCGATCAAGAATGGTGATAGAGCTTCGTCACCAGCCACAACCGAAGTTTGAGCTGCTGAATTGTCTGTCAAGTTTTGAGCATAGCGAACACGTAGTGTATGAATCTGTCCAACTGGACCAGTCATTGGTTGAACACCAATTAACTCGTTAGCGATAACAGTAGGCATAACACGGCGAATAACTGGAAGAATGACACGATTTAGTGTGGCAATATTACCAGCGGTTGTAGTTCCAGCATTACTTTCAGAAAGTAGTTGCTTTTTGGTGTTTTCTAAAATAACACCCATTGATGAGCGGCGGACGCCTTTGAGACCTTCAAGGAGGGCTTCTTTGGTTTCATTCCAGCGGCTCTCTAATAGTACTTTTGACATTTAATTATCTCCTGTTAATAGTATGTCGATTAAAGCCCTGCCAGACGCTTGATATCAATCACGTTATCACGTTCTTGGGTCTCAACTTCTGTTTTCTTGGCAGATTTATCACCAGTAATTGCTACACTTTCAGAGATCATTTGTTTTTTAGCAACTGGTCTTTGTTCTGTTAATGTATTCAATACTGCTGGTAGATACTTGTCGAATGCGCCTTTCAATTTTGGTGTTTGGACGCTTTCTAGTAAGTTCTTCATTACATGGGCTTTGTCTTCATTTAGTGTTCCGAGTAATTCACTCATAGTACGTTCACGAAGGTTACTTTCTTTAATAATGCGAACTTCACGGTTTTTACTTTCTACTAAACGTTGTGATTGTTTAGCAGTTTCGATAGATTCAGCTAATTGTTGATCTTTTTGATCTAAGATTGCTAGAAGTTTACGTGTCTCTGCTTTTTCGTTCAAGTGTGTTGAACTAAATTCAGCGGCAAATGCTTCAAACAAACGACGACCAAATGTGTTTTCATTTGCACTTTGGATGTCTTCTTTCAATTGACTGATTTCGCCTTTTAAATGTGTACTGATTGCTGAACTAACTTTTCTTGCACTTTCAGCTACAAATTTAGCTTTAAGTGAATCAAGTTGGTGTTTAGCTTCTGCAACTAATTTGACCTTGGCTTCTACTACAGCACGTTTGTCAGTTTCAAATTCGCCAATTTCACGGGCTAGAGCATTTACTACGAATTGTTCTAGTTTACCACGGGCTTCCATTTGAACTTTACGATCATTACGTAATTCTTTGATTTCTTCGGCTAGTTTAGTAACCATAAATTCATTGAATTTTTGTACATTTTCACGTAATTTAACTTGTGCTTTGACACGATCTTCATTCATTGCTTGTCTTTCTGTTTGAAATTCTGTAATTTCACCAGTTAGACCTTCAGTAACCATCTTATCAAGGGCTTCTACCATTACGTTCTTGTCATGCTCATATTTCTGTGCGAATTCCTCTCGGAGTTCTGAACGAACTTGTTCGCGAGCTTCGTTTAATTTTACTTCCCATGCCTCATTAATGGCTTGGGCTGTATCTTCAGTAACGATTCCGCTTTCAAGTAATGGTTTGATGGCATCAAACATTGATATCCCCTTTTATAATTTCAATTCCTTGATAAGACGAACTACTTCATCTTTCAAGAATTTTTGAACTCTAGCATCCTTGTCCAAATTTGTACCTTTTAAGTTTTCTAAAACACGATGGCCATTTTTCATGTTCATCAATGATTCATAAATTGCTTTTGGGTATGCATTTGGAGCACTGGGTTGTGCCACGATGTCCACAGTAACTATTTCAAAGTCACTGACTTTGCCTGTAGCTTCATCAACGTTACCGCTGCCTCTACTACTAACGCCGAGTTTGACTCCATTCTCCAACATGGTGGCAGCTAACTGTCCCATGGGAGTTGGAATAATTTTTAATTTACCGAAACCATTAGCGCCATCCATCCACATTTCTGTAATGATATGACTAACTCTATCTAAATTGATTTTTAAATCATCTGGGTGATCGATTTCACCCAATACTGAGTTACCGCTTCGGATTTGTTCGTTTAAGGTTACTACGGCTTGTTCAATTTCAGGAACGGGGTAAACACGCTCATTTGCGTTCTTCACCCCACCCTGGATAAAAATTCCTCTCATATAAAGAGATTTTTTATCACCTTCTTCCTTAACTGATTCGACTATGAGGTTCGCTCTGTCGAATGTTAAGTTCTCTCTAAGATACAAAGCCATTTATACCTTATCCTTTAAATTCTACGCTTGGTAGTGCGACGGCTTTCTGGAACCGCACTGCGCTCATTTGTACCACTAGCCTGTGTTTTAGTTGGCTTAGGAGCACTTTCACCTTTACCTGAACCGTTGCTAGCATCGCCACCAACTTTGTTCTTGAATGATCCAGCACCTTTAACTTCTGTTTCGCCTTTAGCGCCATAATTTGTTGGCTTCTTTGGGCTAGTAGGAACTGATTCTGAACTACCACTAAAATTAACTGGCTTTGATGCCATACCTTTTTGACCACTGTTAGCATCTACTGTACTTTTCTTTGATGAACCATCGGCGCCGTCAGTGTGTGTTACTGAAACCTTTTTTAATTCAACGGCTTCCATAACGTCACTTTCTTGGTCGTCTTTATCATCCATTTGACTACCAAATTCTTCTTCGTCACCACCGAATTCTTGTTCAAATTCAGCCATTAATTGGTCAAGTTTGTCTTCAAGATCAACAACACGATCTTCAAGTTCTTCTTCTTCGTATTCTTCACCTTCTTCATCACCGTCTAGTTCAACTTCATCGTCAAACTCATCTTCTTCACCATCAGTATCATAGTCGCCGTCCATTTCTTCATTATCCATGAATTCATCGTCGTCTTCCATCATTCCTTCCATTCCAATTTCTTCACTACCCATTTCATCAGAAACTTCGTCCATCATACCTGTTACTTCATCTTCACTAATTAATGATTCATAAATATCACGAGATTTTTCAACTACAATCTCATGAAATAATTGTTCTGCTCTTTCATTGTCTTCATTGATAATAAGATCAATAAGTTTTTCAAATTTTGCTGTAGACATTTAAAATCTCCTTATGTAAATGGCTTTGTATTAATATTTAGCGAATAGCCAAAAAAATAGCGTAATATGTACGCATTTTATGGGTTTTTTAAATATATAGTATAAATTTACAAACCGCCGCTCTCGGCTGGTGGGGCACCATATTGTTTTCTGATGTTTTTTAAATCAATCGCTCGTTCATAACTTTGAACTTCGTTCATTTTACGAATCTTGGATATCATACCAAGTGTTAATTTGGTTTTGCGTGACTCACCCCATTCTGGTTGAGATTTATCATCTTCAACATCTTGATATCCTTGAGGTGCATGTGAGTAAAATTCAAATAGCATCATGTTAATTAAAGTCCTTTATGTTATTTATCAAATTTGATAAATACTATTGTAGTTCGCGGTGATCAGACCCAACTACTCTAATGCTTATTAGGAGCAATCAGCATGATTATTTATCTAGTAGTCAAAACTCACAATAAAACCGGTTTAAAATACTTATGTCAGACAATAAGAGATCCATTTAAATATAAAGGATCAGGAACATATTGGAAACGACATCTTAGAGAACATGGCAATTCTCATTCTACTATAGTAATTAAAGAATGTTTAACAAAACAAGAACTCAAAGAATGGGGAATGTATTATAGTAAATTATGGAACATTGTTGATGATGTAGATTCATATAACAAAAAAACATGGGCCAATTTAAAACCGGAAGAAGGAGACGGTGGAGCGTCTGGAAAATATAGTTCATGTAAAAAACAAGAAGTAAAAAATAAAATTTCTAAAAGTTTAATAAATCTTGGAAATAATCATCCATCTAGAAATAGAACTTCAGAACAAACAAAAAATTTACGTGACAGAATGAGTGGGAATAATAATTTTGCAAAGAGAAAAGAAATTAGACAAAAAATATCAGAAAATAATCCAATGAAAAGAGAAGATCAAAAAGATAGACAAAGAGGAAGTAAAAATCCAGCTTATAATTCTACTCTATTTACTTTTAAACACAAAATTACAAATGAAGTCGTGACATACACATGTCATGATTTCTGTAAAATAATTTTATCAGATAACGATAGACCAAACATTTGCAAATTAATAAAAAACGAAGCAAAATCCGTAAAAGGTTGGATATTAATTTAAATTATACCGGAGGGGGAGTTGCCAATGCACCTGGACTGGCAGTTTGATCATTAGCACCAACTGGAGCAGTAACTTCTGGAGCTATACCTTCTTCTCCTTCACTATCACTTTCAATATTGTCGGCAGTTTCCAAATCACTATCAATATCACCAGTACTAATACCAACACTACGTAAATCAGAACCTTTAGCTTCTTGATCTTCTGGCTCAGATTTCTCTTCTTTCCATAATTTCTGATTTTCTTTGATTTCTTCTTGACTTAATCCCAAGAATCTTTCCATGGCAAATCTAATACTCATATATGGTAAAGCTGCCATAGTAGTAAATGTCTGAACTCTAGATGTATCCAATTCTGATTGACGATAACTAGCAAAGTTTTGTGGTGGAGTAAAGTGAATGTCAAACAATCCACTATCAATATTAAATCCTCTCCAACGCATAAACAATTTAAACTCTTCATTGAGTTTTTTGCTCATATAACCTTGTAATCGCTCACAATACTTATTGAATCTAAACTCTTGAATCATAGCGGTACCAACACGACCATCACTTAATGGTGTTGGATTATCTTCTGGACCAGTTGGCAAGTAGCTACTTGGAACACGTAAACCACGTGCCAATCTATTATTGAAGTAACGTAAGTCATCAATCTCACCCAAGTTTTGTCCACCGGGCATAAGTTCTACACTAGATCCACGACCATCGGCTGTTACTGGGAAGAAATAATCTTCATTTGTTGACAATGGATTGTAAGTAGCATCAACAATACTTTGACCACCTTGAATACTTGGAATTCTACGTTGATGAATTTCATCTTTAATACGATTGACAAATGCCATAGCCATATTACTTGGCATATTACCAACGTCAATCTTAAAAATTCTACGTTCTGGTGCTCGTTGAACACGATAGATCAGAACCGCATCTTCTAACAATTCTTTTTGTTTATAAACTTTGAAAATATTTTCTAATACACTTTGACCAAATGGCCAATAGCGATCTAGACCTTCTGTCAATGATAAGTGTACAACATGTTTGGCATCAATTGCCATTTCATTAACACCTAAACTAAAACGTGTACCTGTTGTACCATATGGTTCATTTGGTACAGTATATGAATATGGTGCACTATATCCAGCAGTTGGTGGTTGTGCTTGAAAATCTGTACTGGTCTTTTCTGCTACCGTTAGATTTTGTAAGTTTGGATTGATATCTTTAACTACATATTGTTCTGGTAATTTACCTGCACTTTCGTTTACAATAACTTTAACTACTTTAGTTGGATCAACCCAAAACAATTTGAATGTTTCTGGATCACGTAGAAATACTTGATCACCATATTTTACAGTGTTTCTAAATATTTTGAATGCTCTGACATCCATTTCATTTAATTTACACCATTGTTGTAATTGTTTACCAATCAACTCTACTTCAGTTTGTGTTGGTTCACCATTAAAGTGTATATCAAATGGAGTTTTGTTATGTTCATTTAACTGTGTAGAAAATTCACTTAAAATATCTAAACATCCATTGATTTCTGGATCACAATCCATCATTTCATATTGATTATATCGTTCAATACGATTTGGATGACCAGTATATACTTCTGGTAAACGACTTTGATAGTTTCTAAAGGCAAAATTATTATCCCAACCACCTGTTGGTGATTGATTCATACCAGCTCCGCCATTCCAAGAACCTTCGTTACTGTTGGCTCCTGAAATTGGACTTAGTGATCCGTGTTTATTAGTAAATTTTTTCTTGTATGACATATCTCATCTTCAATGTCTAGTATTTATCAATTAAGCCATTGTTGCTTGCATTTTCTTTTTAGTCATTGAGTTACTTGATTCTAGTAAATCAATTAAAAGAGCAAATTTATCATTAAGATTCATAGACATATTTTCTATATGTTTATTATCTTGAGTTGCAATATTCAATGATCCTGGTAATGATCTTTGAGAAACATTTGTTCCTTTGTCAGATTGATCGGATTCATTTGTATTTTGTACAATTCCACCGGTGTTAGCTGCAAAACCAGTATCAGATATTAATTCAGACTGAGGTGTGGCTGAGGGAGATTGCGGTAAATTATTTTTTGGAGCAACAGATGTTGCCGCAACAGTTGGTTTACTTGTTGAGCCAGTAGATGCACTGGAGTTTGTCGCAGATGATGTTACTGCCGATGCTGCTGTTGGAGCTGCAGGTGATGTTACTGTCGAAGCTACTGCAGTAGATGGAGTTATTTGAGTTGTTGATGAAGTTTTTGGTTGAGTTGGATTATTTTTTTGATATTCTTCTATCTGTAATCTAGTTGTTTCATCAAAATCATTTATATTTTTTCTTTTTTCTTCTATTTCATTGGCATAATTTTTTATTTTTAAATTATGTTCTTGTTTTTTCAATTCTGCTAATTTTTCGTCATACTTTTTTAAAAGTTTTTTTGATTCATCATCAACTGAAGTGCCCATATTAGTAATCAAAGATTCTAATATATCTTTTTCTGTTGGTGGTTTTAAATTTCTAATTTCTTTTTGAACACTGTTTAATTCTCGCTGAATTTCCAAAGATTTTGGTCCTCCTTTTCCAACCATCTTAGCTAATTCATCCATAAAATCTTTCATTGTATCGCTCATAACATTCATCAATGTTGCAACGGTTTCACTACTAGTAGCTAATTGTTCCATTCTAATACTAGTATCTCTCATGTATGTTTTAGTATCTGCGATTTCAGTATTTAAACCAGTAGATTCTGCTGCAATCTTTTTATTTTTATCTAATTGTTCCTCATATTGTTGTTTAGTTAATCCATCTTTTTCAGTGATGAATTTTTGCATTTGAGTGTATACTGCATATAATGGATTATCTGAATTTATTACGCCGACTGTTTTTTCTGCATAAGATACCATTCTTTTATACGTGTCAATCGTTTTTTGAACTGCCTGAAACTCGTCTATTTTTCCAGATGTTAAATCTTTTGTAAGATTCATCATATCGGTTCCTGCTGCTGCCATCTGACTAAAAAAATCCTTTTCAGCTTGAGTTCTTCCTATTCCAAAATTAGACAATCCTCCTAAAGTCATTTTTGCTAGTTCTGGACTAGATGCATTTAAAATATGTAAGAAATTTGTTACTGACTTTTTAACTGGTTCAGATAAATCTGTTCTTCCTTGTATACCAAATACATATTCAGCACTATCCATTAATTTTTTATTATATTCATCATGTTGTCTGATAGACATTCCAGTTAAATCTGCTAATGTTTTTAGCTCTAATGCATAATTTTCAGTTATTTTTACAGCATCATCGTCAATTTTAATTTGAGTGCCCTGATATCTTTGTCTTTGATTTAGTGCACTAATTTGAAATTCTGTAAAATCAGTTGCACTAATTCCTAATCTTTGCATTCGTTTTCTTGTTTCTCTACTATGAATTCCTAAGTCTTCAAGCTTAGCTCTACCGCCCGCAGCTGAACCTCCAAGTAAAGCGATATCTTTTGAACTTTTAGTGAACAATGTTTCCATTTCTGAAATACTCATTCCTAATGAAACTCCAGCTTTTTGCATATCAGTAAAACTAGAAACAACTCCATTCTGACTCATTTTTTCAAATGAAGCATATGCTTTATCCATTGATCTGATCAAATGAGCCGCAACAGCGCCAGTTGCTTCGGAAGCTGCTCCAAAAAATGCTCCAATTGGACCAAATATTCCCAAAAAATTTCCCATAGTGCTAGAAACTAACTCTACAATTGCCGCTAATGGTTCAAAGCTTGAGCCGCTATTCAATAAACTTTTAGTGAATGTCCCAAACTGAGCAGTTGCGTTTTTGGTAACTCCCTTAAGTTTTTTAAGCATTTCGGCCGATTCTTCTTCTTCCGCTGCAACTTTTGCAGCATTTGATGTTAAAATCAGATTGGTGTTAGAATTTTTTAATAAAATTTTATTAAAACTAGATAACTCACTAATAGTTTGTTCTAATTCTGAATTAAAATTGTCAATTGTGGACATATTATTTTCTCATAAAGATTAAGAGGATTTCATTCTTTCTTGTAATGATATTTTATCATTCATTAAATTTATCATTTCATCAACGTTTGAGTCAATCATACTAATTAAATTAGCTAATAATTTGTCAGATTGTTTTTGTTTTTTACCATAAAACATATTACTATTACCATCATTATCAGGTATAATCATCATTCGTTCACGACCATGTAATTCAATTAGATACCCAGTACTTGGACCATCAAATATACCACCAGTTCTGGCGGTTACTTCTGCATGTATGTGACCGCCAGTCGCTTGGCTAGATGGGTCATTATATTCATCTATTGCTTTTGAAGCACCTGAATTTTTTAAGAAATCAGTTATTTCTTTACTCATTGCTTTTGATATTTTTCCTCCTCTTGGTACTCCCTGTAAGGTGTAATCAAATGCCAATCCATCTTTATGTGCTGTAGTGCCTCGTTTCATTGTATCATTGAATGCGCTAAATGTTCCACCAGGATACATATTTTGAAATTTTCTGGCAAGAGCAATTATGTTGTTACTCGCTGATCCACCGGCAATTGCTTCTCCTGGATATTTACCACCTATATTCAATCCTTGATAGTCTTTTGAGTTGGCAGCCTGACCATTCTGATTATTTTCGTTTTCTTTTGAAATTGCGCTAGAATATATTGAACTTAATTTTTTAGCATAATCTGGATCAGTTGCATATCCAGATTTACCCTGAGCAGCTATAGCCTCTGATGCAGTTTTTGCCGCCACCACATCTTTATATCTGGAGTTTGAAGTAAGTAATCTTACATAATCTGCTGCAGATTCATTCATATTACTATAAGTCATAAATGGCTGGTTTATAGTTACCATTTTACCATTAATAAATTCTTGAGTAGATTGAGAATTCTTTCTTTTTCCACTAAAATCTTTTATACCAAAATAGTTATTTCCACCACCTAAACTCTTACCATATCCTGTTTCTAAAGCTGATTGTGTTGCTCCCAACATTGCAATAGCTTCAGGATTTGGAACTCCAGCTTTTTTTGCTTCTGAATATATTGCAGTATATATATTTTGAAAAAATTCTTTTTGAGGACCCTTAAATGACGGTGATCCGCCAGATTGAGATGAGGATGATGAATTAGGTCGCGATCTTTCCGCCTCGGTTTTATATCCTTTTAGTATTTCAAGTTCTAATTTTTTTGCAGCAAGTTCTTTTTCTCTTTTTTCCAAATTTCTAAGATTAATATTTTCTAATATAATTAAATTTTTAGTATCTTCTATTTCTTTTTTATCAGATTTGTCTACAAAATAACCGCTTTTTCCAGCTGCTTTTCTAGCATTTATTTTTTCTTGAGCTTTAATTTGTCTTTTATTATATTCAGCCAACTCGGTAATTGAATCTGTTATTTTGTCTCGTACATTATCTTGATCTTCCATTACAATTAAAAGTTCAGGTATATTTTTTCCAACTTGATTAAAAACCCCTTTGATTAATGAATTCATTGCCTTAGATATTAATCTCATTGATTTAGTAACCAATGGAATACTCATTGACAATCTTTGAATTGTCAAATTGTTGTCACCCATGTCAATTCTAGCTCTAGCTAAAGCTTCATCTGTTGTGGTTGGTGGTTTAGTTTTACCCGCCTGAATCATATCTTCTATATCTTTTTGATTTAATTTGGCAAATTGAGCACCTTTACGTAGTTCAACTGCAACTTTACTATCTAGTGTATCACCGGCCATCATTGCTTGATTCCCTATAACCTGTACATTTTTTACATTGGTTCTTTTCATGGTATCTACTACATTATTAACTTGACCCAATGGGGAATTAATATGTTTTTGTAAATCTGCTAGAATATCTATGCCAAGTCTACCATAGTGTTGTCTGACAACATCAGCCTCATCTGATGTTGCAATGACTCCTTGTTTAAGACCAACCATTAAATCTCTAATACCTTTTTCAGTGATTGGTCCAAATGCAAATTTAGTTACTTCAAGTAATTTGTTATCTGCTAGATTTTGTTCTATAGTTCGTTTTCCTACAAATATTCTATAACTAGCCTCTTCTTGTCTGGCATCAATTTCTTTTTGAACTTCTTCTCTTCGTTCACCAGTCATTATACTTATATCAGTAATATTGTTTAAATATTGTTTAAATCTTTCAATATGTTTTGCATCAAATTTTTGTCGTTCTCCGGTAATTTTTCTTTCATAATCCATATACTTTATCTGACTTGCAGCTAATTCTTTAGTCGTAATTCCAAGTAATTGAAAATCTACTCGTGAAGTTAATAATGATCCTGATAATTTTTTAAATTCTTGAATCCCGTTAAATGCAGTACCACTCCAAGAAGATAATATTTGACCTTGTCCTTCAAGAAGTTCAGATAAATCATTTATTGTAATCATTGTAGATGATGATATATCATCTATTTCATCAAAACTACTTACTAAACCACTTTGACTAAGTTTTTCAAATCCAGTATATGTTTTCTCAAATGTTTCAATAGTTGTATTGGCAACTTTTCCCGCAAGTTTAATTGCCTGACCAACAGCTTTACCAACACTACCAAATTTACTAGCCATACCACTAGCTAGTGATGTTAGTAATGTTATTGTTTTTGTTAACGGACCAAAACTACTAGAACCAGTAGTTAAACTTTTTCCAATACCAATTAACTCTTGTCCAAATTTCTCTCCAGAATCAATTAATTTCGCTAATTTTTTCTCTTGATCTTTTTCTTCATTGATTAGTTTTTGTTGACCACGTTCATAACTTGTCATTCCAGCAGTATTCAAACGAAGTATATCGTTGAAAGACTTTAAATTATCAATATTGATGTTATCTAAATTATTATTGGCCATTTTTGCTCACTAAATAGTGTCTGAATCAGTGCACTTATAAGTATTTATTCTACTATTTTTATCGTTAAAAAGGAACCAAAATGTTAGCCAATAACCCATTAAAACAGTATTTTCGCCGCCCATGTTTATATTTCAAACTTCCAAGTGAAGGGAAATATTATTTGCCAGGAGTTGTAGATATTCCGATAAATGGAGAATTGCCTGTTTATCCAATGACCGCTATTGATGAAATGACTATTAGAACACCAGATGGATTATTTAATGGTGCGGCTGTTATTGAATTGATTAAAAGTTGTATTCCAAATGTGTTAGATCCATGGAAATTAAATAACGTTGACTTAGATGCCGTACTAATAGCTATTAGAGCCGCTGCAAATAATGGTAAAATGTCTATAGATTCAGAATGTCCATCATGTAATGAAAAAACTGAATATGATATTGATTTGATGCCAATGTTGGCAGATATGAAAGATGTAAACTACAATCAAGTATTAAAAATTAGAGAATTAGAAATAAAATTTAAACCATTAACATTTGAAGATACCAATAAAAATGGATTAGATCAAATGGATATTCAAAGAGCATTAATGAATTTGGATTCTTATTCAGATGAAGAAAAACAAATTGCAATGAATAATACACTTAAAAAATTAAATGATATGGTTATAAAAGTTATATCTGATACCATTGATTATATTAGAACTCCAGAATTAACAGTTACAGAAAAAGAATATATTATTGAATTTTTAAATAACTGTGATAGAGAAACTAATAACACAATTAAAGATTATAGTATAAAATTACGAGAGGCAAGTGAACTTAAACCAATTAATGTTCATTGTCCTCAATGTCAACATGAATATCAACAAAAAATTGTATTAAATGTTACGGATTTTTTCGCCTAAGGCTTCTTAATCTTAATCCTGACGAGATTAGGAAGCTGACAGATGATATGGAAAAGGAACGTTGGAATATATCCTTCAATGCACAAAAATTGGCTTGGTATATGCGAGGTGGCATTGATTACGTTGATATCTTAAATATGAGTCATATGGAAATTGACAATCTAAATGTTATCATTGATGAACATATGGAAACTACTAAGAAAACTAAATTACCATTCTTTTAATACAAATGGATGAACTAGTTCATCCGCCAGTGACCTATCGGTACACTGGCATTTTCTTTTATGTCTTTGAAATTATATACGTAAAAGATGTTTTGTGTCACTGCTAGCGAGTGATAACGAGCGATGTGACACAATACGGGTTGTTGAGCGTAGCGATACAACCCATTACTTAGATATCTATATAAGTAAAATTATTTAACTCACTGAATAAATTACAATCACCCCCCTCTTTTTCTTCTATTAAACCAGATATTTTCTCTGGGGGAAGAACGTTCGCCGAAGCACCGATAAAACCCTACTACAATTTGTCATTGATCTGTTGACGCAGTAAAATTCCTTCCGAGAGGATGGTTACGTTTAGAGACTAGTTGCGCTTAGTATTGTCCACGCTTTGGTCTTACTCCACAGACAGTGGTCGGATTGTCTGTAACGTTTCTAGTTATATTAGACAGGTAATTGTTTGACCTGTGGGCTACATGATGTTTCATGTGCCTTGCTCTGTTTAGTGTAGTTTTAGATTGTGTTTAAAGTGTTGTTAGACTTGATGTCAGTTGAGTATTTTGTAGATTGTTGATTAGATGAGAGTAGTTTGACCAAATATCCATATCTCTGAAAAAATGGTTCAAACGAGTATATATTCCAAGCACCATATACTCTAGTTGAATAGGTTACATGATTTAAATCCATCCATATCCCAGTTTGTTGTTTCTGATGATGTAGAATAGCGGTCTTGGATTGTACTGCTACATAGCGACCTTTACGATTAAACTTCATTAATAAGATATTGAAATCATCTGGATCACTAGCGGTCATCAATTGATCTATCCACGTTTCTAATTGTTTGGATTCGTCAAATAGTTGATGAAATTGAAAATCAGCATAAAACTTACATTCACAATTGAACAATGGAAAACTTTGACCAGGAATAATATCTCCTTTGAAGTTTCTAATTTGTCCTTCATGTAATATTTGTTTACGATGACTATTAGTGCCACCAGTATAAGCTCCAGAACCAGGCGCTCTCATGAAGTTCTCTCCATATAACTCTGAGAGAAATTTGGATACTTCACGTTCAAACCCGCTTCCTTTGTTTTTACTTTTACTTGGCATGGTAATACTTATCTCTTTATTGTTAAATTTAAATATTTTATACTGTTGTTTCTGTAGTAGTTTCATATGATGTGAAACCACCTTCTTTAATAACTTTAAGTACGCTAGACACTCTATTTGTTAGTTCATCTCTATGTGATACAAGCCAAACTGATTTGTTACGTCTACGTGCCATATCTTTGAGTAGTGCAATACTGTTTTCAACACCAATAGTATCTAAACCATTATCAATCAACTCATCAACAAATAATACATTGATAGGACTGTATAATGATTCGTATACATCTCTGAATGAAAAGGATAGCCCAAGGATCAGTCTATTACGCTCACCACGACTTAGATTATCAAAGTCTAACTCACGTCCTAGCTCAGTGATTTCAACTGTTAAATCATTCTGAAATACAACTGTATGTGGTAAACCCATGGAATCCAAATAAAATGATAGACGACTGTTCAAATAAGTTAAATTTTGTTCAATAATCTTTTTACGAACAAAAGATTTTTTGCTTGTCAATAAGTCTAACAAGTATTCCTGATGTTGCATAAGTCTAGTCAATTCATTAATATGATCAAATGATACAGTTTGAATGGCTTCACGTTCCATTTCAGAGATTTGATCTATATATGGATCAGTTTCGTCATGTTTGTTGGAAATTTGATCCAACAAACTCTCAACACGACTACTATGTTTGATAGCCTCTGATTCAGTCTTATAGTGTGTGACTGGTTCTTCACCACATACAATCTCGCTCTCAGAAATATCCATGATCTGTAGAATGTATGGGTCTTCCGCTTGACGCAAGTTCTCAATCTCTATCTTTAAGTTTATGACTGTGTAGCTATGTTTAATGGCTTCACTCTCTGTCTTGTAGTGTGGAACTGGCTTGTCATTAAGTTCAACAATCAATTCTTCTACTCTTTTTAATTCATCTAACAATTGATGTTCACGATCTACTGATGAATCATATGCTTCGTTCTTTGCCAGCAATACCGCACTGTGACTGTTATCATGAAAATCTTGACCACAAGCATAGCATTTGTTCTCATTGAGCGTCATCATCTCTTTGCCTAGTTTCAAAGTGATATTTGATTGTTTGATCGTCTCGTTGTGAATACGGTCTATTTCTTTTTTTAACGCTGTCTGTTCAACGTTCTGTTGATTGTACACAGCAAGGTCTTTATGAGATTGTAACTCCATCTCAATATCAATTGCATTCAAGACTTCAAGTCTCTCTCCTAACGCTTTGATATCATTGACTCGTGTTTGCTTCCATATCTTTTGTTTTGCAACAAGATTGTCGTAATTATTTTTTTTCTCTAAACAAGATAGATAAATGGAACGATCTTTATGTGACTGTAGTTCAACAATAATATCAATCTTGCTTAATTCATCGTATTCGTTGACCAGTTTGTTCAAATCTTCATCATGCTTTGTTTGCCATAAACGTTGACGGCGTTTGAGATTCTCAATCTGCTCGCCAATTCGTTTATTGGCTTCTTCAAGCGCACGTATACGATACTCTTCTTGTTGAATATCATCTTTGGTCTGTTTGTTCAGTATCTTAATGGCATCAGCCTTTTCAGATAAGATAGTAACACCCAATAACTGTTCAATGATAACACGTTGATCATTGGCTTTGAGTGATAGAAATGGTTCATTATAAGTATTCAGACCAACAATGTGTCTAAACATGTCACTACTCATATGTAAGACCTTTTCAATAGCGTCCTGAGTTTCACGACTGTCACCTTGACTATCATTGGTCTCTTCACTAGCCATTTCTTGATCATTTACATAAAATTTCAAAAATGTAGGTTTACGTCCACGTTCAATTCGGTACTCAATATCATCAACTGAGAATGACAATGTAACAACCATGGCTTTACCATTGGTTCTGTTAATCAAATTGTCTTTCTTGATATTATTGATACCGCCACCAAACAAGGAATATGATAATCCCTGTAAGATACTGGTTTTACCAGTACCATTCTTAGCACCATCGCCGCCCAAGTCTAGATTTTCACCTAGAATCAATGTTAGGTCTTGATTATTGAAATTAACTGTTTGGGTAATCGCCCCAATAGATAGAAAATTCTTAAGAGTTAATACGCCTAGTGTAATCATATGTTTCTATAAATGTCTAATAATAACTTCTTGTCAAATGTCCCTACTTCCAAACTTTCAATTTGTGTTTGAATAATTGTATCTACACTTTCAAATTGAGTATTTGTATTATCTGGATTATTGTCTGTAAAATCTCGTTTGATTGGTATTAATGTAAGTTCTCTAAGATGATGTTCTGGCATTAGTTTTTCACGAATGAAACTTGCCTCTTCAAATGAGATATCAATATCTAAATTGATTTTAACATAACTATCAGGTAATAACAAGCCAGCTGGATCATCAAGTACATCACTTAAATTATATACACGATATTTGGGAGCATTAGGCCAACCAAAATACATTGGTTCTTTGTCCCATTCTAACATCATCATACCACGTTTATCATCACCAGCATCACTATAGTTATGAGGGAAAGCATTTCCAATATAAGTAATGTTATTTTTCTTTTGACGTTTATGAAAGTGACCACTGAATACGGCTTCATATCCATGTAAATGTTCACTTTGAATTTCTTTATAATCTGGCATTTGAATCATGGCATTCATAAAGAAATTTGGAAGTTCTAGATGAGAGAATACATATTTCCCTTTCATCTTTTTAAGACGTTTCCATTCATCTCCAACGATCCACGGAATGATAGATACATCTCCCTGTGTGAACCATTCATCTATAATAATGACATTTGGAAGATGTTTTGCCCATTCTACTGAATGAGTATCTCTTTTATCTCTATAAAACATATCGTGATTACCCACGATAAAGTATATTTTATCAAATGCCGCACTTAACTTTTCAAGACCTCTAAGACTAAACTGTAGAGTTTGAATGTTAATAGCGGCACGATTGTGATGCCAATCACCTAGAAAGAAACAGGTTTCACAGTTTTGTTTTTTAGCAGTTTCAATAAACCAATCAACAAAGTTTGTACAATCCGTATTATGTTGTATTGAATTGTTTTTCAAACCCCAATGTATATCAGTGAATGCAGCTGCTTTTTTAAATAAATTTGTCATCTAGTGATTATACAGTATGAAAATTGATTAATCAATATTTTCGGAGTGATTAACCAATATTACGTCTTTTTTCTCTTTCGCTATCTAAACTATGTTGACGAGTGAAACTGGGATTTAACCCATTAGATTCCAAAATATCATCTCTAATGTTTTGAACACGTTTTTCTGTATTAAGAACACGACAGAAACTATTAGTAATAGCGGCTGTATAGTAGGCAAATGGATTTTGTGATTTAGCTTCATTGAAACGTAAACCAACGTATGTTAATTGTAAAATGGCTGCCCCACGCATTTCATCTACATAGGTATAACCACGCCAATTGAATCTTAATGAATACTTTTCACATAGTTTCAAGTACATGTTAGCCAATTTATTTGTAATTTGGCCATGATCTTTTGAAAAATCTCCAGTTTTCAAATCACCAATCCAATGACTTTTACCAACACAAACTAGTGAATTTTTATCATTGATTTTGAAATGTTGAAATGGAGGGAAGTTTAAACGAACGTGAACCATATTATCTAGACCCATTTCTTTTGCTAAACCTTTGTCTTCCAAATCTTCAAATAGAATATCTTCTGTTGGTTCAAAATCAAAGATTTCTTTTGCTGATTTTGGTTTGGAATTCTTTCTTGGTTGTTTTGGAGCCACTGGTATATGATCCCAAGTCATGACTCTAAAGACCAAATCTGTAGTTTTAATGGTTTCTGGATCAATTTTTTCTGTTTTGATCTTGACACCATCTGGACCAACTACTTGGCTCAGTCTTGCGGCACGATTTTCTTTAGCTTTTTGAATAGTTTCTGGTTTACTGGTATATTCTAAACTACGTTCTAGATTATTATTATCTTCGTAGTCTACAATAAAGTCATATTGATGATCATCTGGTATTTCAAATTGACAATATGAATTTTTACTTGAATGTATTTCTTTTAAAATATCTTTATTGTTTAGATAGTTCTTTTTTGCTGGGGTTTTTATTGGGATCATATGCTCTTTAAGGTTAATATGTTGCAATTATACAACGTAATGTTGTGTAAGTCAAGTGAATTTGGAAGATTGGTGAAAAAATACGACTATTATTCTACGCTAAATAGTAGTAGAGGTATTCTATTTAGGGTAATACCGGAGACAACTATATGGCCACATCACCGACCGAAAAAACTGCACAATACTTGAAATTTAAAACAGATGCTCAGGCTGCTAATGATGCTCGCAATAATATTGTAAATAGTGACAAATATAAAGAACTTACGACTCAAGTAAAGATTCAAGAAGAGGCCGAGAAACTTGCATATGAAAAAGCAGATGCTCTACAAAAATCAAATGCATCTGTAGAAGAAACTTATCAGGCAAGAGTTGCGTTGCAACAGGCTACTGATGCTCTTAAGGTCACAAGAAGTGAATTGGATCCTTTAAATAGTCAAGCAACGGATTTAAGTGTACAGTCTTTTAATTTTAATCTGGCTGCCAGACAAGTTCAACAGTCTCCGCAAACTACTAGTCCTCTTCCAACAGAACAACAAGTAGAGGCTGAGGCAAAAGAAGCAGGATCTGCAGCCGCAAAACAGCCAAGTCCAAATCCAGCGCCAGTTCTTACTTCAATACCCACGGAATCTAATATTGTTCCAACATTAGATACTCCTGTACCAGCAGACAGTCTAGCAGCCGGTGGACCCACAGCGGAACCTACTAAAACAACACCGAACGACGAACCAGTATTTGTATTCAATCAACGTCAATTAAATTTTTTGGAATCATATAATCAAAGTTTAATTGATGGTGGAAATCCACAACTTATTATTTCTGATTTGACCAGTACCGAAGCACTAAATCTATTAGCAGAACAAGGATTGATTCAATCAGATGAAGACTCTCCGACTGATCAACAACCAACTGAAGGGTATACTACAGATGGAGGACTTGTAGTAAATATACGAGGAGTTGGACAACGAGAAATTGTTGAATACGAAGAATTTCAGTCTGTTGATCCTGGTTTTGAATCTGGTTTTCCAGAAGAACAAATAACAGTTGACAGTTCAGATAGATATGTAGCTACATTAGATTTAACTGCAACTGATGATCCACTTGGAGATAAAATAGCAGAACTTCAGGCTGGTCAGAATACTGGTACATCTACGTTACCAACTAGAAATCAACAATCTGGTATAGGATCACCAAAAGATTGGCGTTTTAGAATAAGTTTGGCTCCGGGAGCAACTTATTTGTATAAAGATTCAAGTCCAGGAATATTAAAACCTTTAATGGCCACAAATGGAGTTATTTTTCCATATAGTCCACAGATAAATCTTGCATATACTGCTAATTATAATGCGACTGATTTAGTTCATACTAACTATAAAGTTTATAATTATAAAAATAGTAGCGTTGAAAATATTAGTATAACTGGAGATTTTACAGTTCAAGACAGCGCAGAAGCAAATTATGTATTAGCAGTAATACATTTTTTTAGATCAGTTACTAAGATGTTTTATGGTCAAGATCAAAATCCAGCTAGAGGAGTTCCACCACCATTGTGTTACTTAACTGGATTTGGACAATATCAATTTGATATGCATCCAGTGGCTATTACCAGTTTTACTTATACTTTTCCAAATGATGTAGATTATGTTAATGCTTATCCGACAAACAATAGTGTATCTATTGGTGGACAAAACATGGCACCATATATGCCTCAAATAGCAAGTTTTTTTAGTCCATTAGATAGATTACGAACATTGGCTGGTAATATTGGAAAAGGTGGATTACCTCCTCCTCCGACATTTGTTACTAGTAAAAATATTAATGAAGTAACAAGAGTACCAGCAAAAATCACTATTCAACTATCTTGTATACCTATTGTATCTAGAAATACAATGAGTAATCAATTTAGTTTAAAACAGTATGCAAATGGTTCGTTATTAAAAGGAACTGCAAACTTTTCACGCACTGGCGGAGGACTTTGGTAATGTTATATCCACAAACTAGCCCGTATTTCAATTCAGATATTGTCAATGGAATATTTTTAGATGTAATGATAAACAGACCTATACCATCAGATCCAACTGATGTTTATTGGGAAATTACTTCAATCTATAATTTAAGACCTGATTTATTAGCCAGTGATCTTTATAATGATAGTAGATTGTGGTGGGTGTTTGCTCAAAGAAATCCAAATAAATTAAAAGACCCATTGTTTGATTTTGTTCAGGGTGTATTTATTTACATTCCTAAACAAGATGTAATTGTTGCTTCATTAGGATTATAATATGACCTTTAATTCAAATAAGTCATCCGATGACAGTGCTCCATCGGGTACGAATGCGGCCCCATCCTCAACTTCAGGTCAAAGTAATACATCCAGTACACAAAATACAGGACAAAAATCAACTAATAGTGCTGGTTCTGATTTTTCTAACAATCGCACTGATAATCCACTTAATAATTTTAGTAGTTATACATATTCAATTGTATTATATGCTATTAGTCCAGAAGACGCTAATACATATGCAGAAACAGGACAAACTCCAACAGACAGATCAAAATATTATATTGTTGCTCAATCAGGAGGAATAAGTTCCGCTGATAGTCGTGCCATAACTAGTAGTGGCAATCCAGGCCCAAATCAAATGGGATTAGATTATTTTATTGATTCATTGGAATTCAAAACAACTATTCCTAATACTGCAGCAACCTCTGTTGCTCAAGGGTCTAGAATTAAATTAAAAATTATAGAACCATATGGATTTAATTTTACTGAAGAATTGAAAAAATTGGCGTTAAAAATTTCAAAAAAAAGTCCATTGATGAAAGGAGTTACTGAAGATAACTTTAATCATAGACTTATGCGTTATATTTTAGGTATTAGATATTATGGTTATGATACACAAGGAAATTTGGTAACATCTAAGAGCGGATTTGTAAAAAACTATAGCAATGGATTTTCTGATGACAATAGTGTAATAGAACGTTATGTTGTTGTTGCCATAAATGATTTTAAGTTTAAAGTAAATGGAAATTCAACTACATATAATATTGAATTACAAGAAGCTGCACCTCAAGCTTCTCTGGGAACTATAATCGGAGTAACTCAAAATCCCCTAAATATTAATGGTTCAACTGTAGGTGAAGTTCTTATGGGATCAAAAGGTCCAAACTCTAAATCTTTAGTGTCAGAACTCAATAGTCAGACTAAAAAATTAACAGAATCTTCAAATAAAACTGAACAGTCACATACTTATGAAATAGAATTCTTGGACGAAAAAAATAAATCTGATCCAAATGGTCTGATAGCTACGGCAAAATTGTCAGAATCTGATGCTAAAACTAATACTGGATCAGGTGCTTCATCAAATACATCTAAATCAAACATTGCGGAACAGTTTAAGCAACAAACTTTTAATAGTAATATAAAATCGGTTGGTTTCAAAGGTGGAACTGAGATTGTACAAATCATTGATGATATTATATCTAAAAGTAGTTATGTTTCAAATGCTTTAAAAGTATTAAACAATGAAAAACCAGAAACTGGCAGTGTTAAAAATACATCAAAACAAGAATTTAAATGGTTTAGTATAAATCCAATTGTTACAACTAAGTCATTTGAAAAAAAGACAAATTATTGGACTTTTAATATAAAATATCAAATAAAACCATATATTATATATTATATTAAGTCAAATAACGTTACAAATTTTTGTAAATTTAATGGTGCACACAAAGTTTATAACTATTTTTTAACTGGAGAAAATACTCAAGTTTTAAATTATGAACTTAGTTACAATGCATTATATTTTATTCCAGAAAGTTCAACTCTTAATCAGACTGGGTATGCAATTACGGAATCTAATACTAGTTTAGCTAAACAACCAATACCAAGCGCAAATCAAGGTGGTTCACAAAGTGGTACAGGGGGAGTTGGAATTAATAATGAAACTGTTCCGCAAGAAAACGTAAGAGCACAATTATATAGTCCAAATGATGCTTATAAAGTTACAATGAAAATTATGGGTGATCCGGATTGGATTTTAACAAGCACTGGAATTAATGCTGTTGCTCAATCTAGATTTAAAGCAAATCCAAAAGTAAAATCATTAAGTGGTACAGCAGCTGATTTGGGACCAACAATGTTTGATGGACAATTACTAGTTCAAGTTATATTTAATACTGCTAATGATTATTTAAATACTGGATTAATGGATGTAAGCGATCAAGTATTGACAATGAGCCCAGGAACAAGAAATTTTAATATTAAAGGTACAATTTTTACAGTATCGCATGTGACATCTTTATTTTTAAAAGGATCATTTACTCAAACATTAGAGATGCAAGTTGTCCCGTCAAATTTATTAGTTACCGAAAACTCAAATTCTTCCGCCGATGGTAGAGAATCTTCTACAACACCAAGTGGTACTAATACTGGTACTGATGGTACGACTAGACCAACATTATCTACTGGTGATTTTATAGCGGCTGATGCGAGAGCAACCACAGATGCGTCTTTGATAGAATCACAAAGTCAATTGGCACAAAATTCTCCCTCAAACAATTCTCAGGGCGTCATAGTTACTGGACAACTTGGTAGACAAGAATTTGCAAGTGATGATAGAACTTTCACGGCTCGCAATAATAGAGCTGCACTTGATGCGCCAAATACAGATAATACGCCTTACGATTATGCAGCCTCAGCTGCCTCGGCGCGAGCAGCAGAAAAAGAAGGACTTGGAGTTACTGCTGACGGTACTCCATGGAGACTTAGATAAAGATATAAAATGAAGACTTTCTGGCAAAAAGTGATAATTACAAATAATGGTAAATAGGAAAATAAAATGGCAATAGATGCACCAAAAGAAGGCACCCCAGCAAACTTTGAAAGTGATCGTGGCGGACAATCAACTTTAATTAAAGAACCAGTTATTGGAATTGTTAAGAACAATGTTGATCCCACTCATAGTGGGGCAGTATACGTATATATTGCAAAACTAAGTTCATCTAGTTCACCAAATGATGGAGGAAGTTGGATTAAAGTTAACTATCTTAGCCCATTTTGTGGTTTATCAGGAGTAAGTGGAGTAGCAGGATCAGGATCAACAACCGATGGATATGGTAAATTCGTAGGAAATCCTCAGAGTTATGGATTCTGGGCAAGTGCACCAGATATAGGAACTCAAGTTCTTTGTATATTCATTAATGGTGAACCAGAACAGGGTTATTATATAGGATGTATACCTCAAATTGGTTTATTAAGTATGACTCCAGCTATAGGTAGTAGTAAAGTAATTGTTCCTAATGATGGAGAAGCTAAAACATATGGAGGAGCTGACAGATTACCAACTGGAGAAGTAAACTCTACTAATCCCAATCTTGCTAATAGCGGTACGATAGTAACTGATCCTAAACCAGTTCATAGTTATCAAGCTGCAATTTTATTTCAACAAGGTCTAATCAGAGACAATGCACGCGGAGTTATTAGTAGTAGTGCTCAACGAGAAACTCCGAGTAGAGTATTTGGTATGAGCACTCCGGGCGGTCCGATATTTCAAGGAGGTTATAATAATAGTAATATCAAAGCCGCAGCCACTGGATCAACTGACCCTAGTAAACTAACAATGATTGGCAGAACCGGTGGACATAGTTTTGTTATGGACGATGGTGATTTACAGGGACAAGATCAATTAACAAGAATCAGAACATCTAGCGGTCATATGATAATGATGAATGATAGTTCTCAATCATTGTTTATCATTCATGCTAATGGTCAAAGTTGGATAGAATTGGGTAAAGAAGGTACAGTTGATATGTATGCTAGTAACTCAGTTAATATCAGAACTCAAGGTGATCTTAACTTACATGCAGATCGTGATTTGAATTTACATGCTGATAGAAACTTTACATTGTATGGTAAAAATCTAAACATGGAATCTGATAATGATATGAATATCAGAAGTGGTGCCAATTTTAGTCAATATGCTAGCACAAGTTATACAGTTAAAAGCGGTAGTGATTTGGCATTGTTTGGTGGTGGTTCTACTAGTTTGGCTGGTAGTGGATCCACATACATAAATGGAAAAAAGATATATTTAAATAGTGGCAATAGTGGTACAACACCGGCTGAGGTACCAGTAATACCAAAAGTTAATCACCCAGATACAACTTATAGTACAGAAAAAGGATGGATGTATCCAAGTCCACACGCTTTACTATCTGTTACTAGTAGAGCGCCAACTCATATGCCTTGGATTGCAAGCGGAAAAGGTGTAGATGTTAGTGTTTCTAGTAGTACTAATAGTAGTCTGCCAACAACTACACCGGCAGTAGCACAAGTAAATAACGAAAGTGCTAGTGTTCCAACTCGTCCTACAAATCCTGCAACTATCAATACAGTAACTACACCAACTGGATTTGATAATTCAGTAGAAGGTATTAATGCACAGACATTAAGAGCTCTAGTTGGTCAAAATGCTGAGTCTAATAGCACAAAGGCTGCCGGCGGGCCACCAGCACGAGCAATTAAAGGAACTGGAACATCAGCAACTGTATCACCAGTTTCATTAATGTTTGGATTAAATTTAACAATAACTGAAGGTGATATTACAGTTACACCTTACTCTGCACCTGCAGATACTAAACGTGGTGAAGGAATTCTTGATGGACCAGGAGGATTGACATTAGAACAAGCTTGTGGACCTGGTATGGCAATAAAACCAGGTTCAAAAGATTTACTTCAAACAAGATTGGCTCAAGGTATGCCAATGGATAAAGCAATACAAGGTTTAGTAACTGGTAATCTTGGTGCCACTGATCCTATTAAATTGTTAACTGATGGTAAAGTTCAAACTCAAATTATTGCTGGCAGTCTCAATAATGCCGCTAATAGTTTGGTAAATTCTGGAATATTAACTGGTGCAGAATCTGCAGGTCAGGCAGGAGGATTAGTATTAGCTGCTTCTAATTTTGGTGTTAACGCTGTTACGGGAGTAGTTAATGGAGTTCTAGGAACAGTTACTGGAATTGCACAAGGAGTCACTAATGTGGTAACTGGAACAATTGGTGCAGTAACCAACATTGCAAGTGGAATTTCATCAGGTGTCAGTAAAATATCAGACATGATGGCCGGAGGTAAATTTGCAGGTCAACTAAGTGATAGTATCAGTAATGGAGTTACTGGATTAGCCAATAGTATTAAAGGTGCAATTTCAACTAGTGTTGATAGTTTAGGTAAAAGTTTGGCTGGTTTAGTGACTGGACTAGAAAGTACATTAAGAGGCGCTTTTAAAACGGTAGAAGCTTCATTTAAGAATCTTACTGCTAATACTCCAAATATATTAGGTGGTAAAGGTAATGCAAGTAGTGTCACTGATTTGACAACTCCAGGAGCAAAATATCAATCTTCACAGGCGGCATTGGATATTGCACAATCTAAATTTGATGATGCTAGAACTGCATATAGAAATAATCCAGATGATATAAATTCAATTGCATTAAGCTCAGCTGAATCGGCATTATCAGATGCTAGAAAGAAAACAGCCGGTGCATCATTAGATATTATAACTGGTGGTGTAGATTCTGTTATATCTGGAGTTAGTAATGTGGTCAAATCTGCCACCTCTACAGTTTCTAATTTATTTACTGGTCCTGCAACCACGCTTAATAGCGGAATCAATGCATTGCCTGGAGGTTCTGGGTCAATGGTCAATACTGTTACAACTGACAGTGGCACAAACATTGTTAATAATGTTAAGAATAGTATTACTTCTGCTGCCAGTACTGGGGCGGTTGCTGGAGCGGCAGTCGCTGCAAATTCATTATCTAGTCCCACTGGTTTAGTTGGAAATTTAGTTAATAATACTACTAATGCCATTACTGGAGTTGTCAACGGTGTTGTCAACACCGCTACTGGACTTGTTACTGGAGTTATAGATACTGCAACAAATTTAGTAACTGGTACAGTGAATGCGGCTGTAGGTTTAGTAAATGGAGTTCTTGCTTTACCTGGTCAAATTATTAACTCAATAACCGCAACAGCAAATGGAATACTAAGTAGTATTCAAACTGCTCTAGCGAGTATTGGAAACATGGGTGGACAAATTAAATCAGCGATTCAGGCGGTTGAAACATTTAGTAAAACTGATTTGACTTCTAAAGTTGGTACAAATATGGGAGATTCAAGAATACCAATTCCATTGACATTGACTAAATCTCCAACTCCACAAGTATCAGAATCTGGACTTACTTCAAATGATTCAGCATCAGATCAGCAGGCTAAAGTATTGGCAAAAATTAAAGACCTTGAAGAACAAATACGTCAGAATATTGCTTTGATTAATAAAGAACAAAGAGAAAATGCTGGACTTTTTACAAAAATATCTAGCAGTGCTAAACAATCTAGATTAGAAAGAGATTTAAAAAAGGCAAATGAAGAATATCAAGCGTTAGTATCTAATCAGAATCAAGCGCCACCATCGCAATCTCCGTCAACTTCTACTTCAGAAGTTACTACTACAACTGAAATTGACAATTATGGAAACAAAATAATTACTACACGAGGTGGTGGAACAAGCCGATTCATACCGGTGGCAGAAGCAATAGCTCGCAGAGATTCAACAAACAGATAAAAATTAAAAGGAAAATATAATGCCAACATTTAAAGGATTTTCAACAGTCGGTGTCAATCAATCATTGTCATTAGTTAGACCTGGTGTATATGGTGGAGTAGGATCCACAACCGTTCAGCCAAGAATAGGTAGAAAATATGCACTGTCAGATCAAAATCTAGTAATTAGAGATTTATTAAATGCATTAAGTATTAAACAAGGTGATAAAGTTGGACAACCAACGTATGGAACTATATTATGGTCATATATATTTGAACCAAGTACACAGGAAACTCAACAAGCAATAGAAGATGAAGTAAGACGAGTTATAAGTTTAGATCCTAGAATCATATTAAACAGTGTTGGTATATATATTCAAGAAAATGGTGTATTATTACAGATAGAAATGGCATTTAGTCCATTTAATAATGTTATAAAAACAGATTTTTTCTTGAATAGATATAATGGAAGTATTCAACAACTAAGTCAATAACTTCAAAATACAATGATTTTTTAAGAATAAATATAGTATACGGGAAAAAAACATGGTTACTAGTTCAAGACAAAGTGCATTATTTGGTTTACAAGATTGGAAAAGAATCTATCAAACTTATAGAGAGGCTAATTTCATGTCTTATGACTATGAAACTTTGCGTAAAAGTTTCATTGATTATCTGACTATATATTATCCAGAATCATTTAATGACTATATTGAAAGTAGTGAATTTGTTGCTATTCTAGATGTTATGGCATTTATGGGTCAATCACTGGCATTTCGTGGTGATTTAAATGCTCGTGAAAACTTTATTGATACTGCAGAACGTAGAGATTCAGTTATTAAATTAGCTAACTTAGTTAGTTATAATCCAAAACGTAATACAGAAGCCAATGGTTTAGTAAAAGTCACTTCAATCAGTACTACTGAAAGTATTTTTGATATTAACAATGTAAGTTTGGGTAATACTACTGTGTTGTGGAATGATGCCGCAAACAGTAATTGGCAAGAACAATTTAATACTATTTTAAATGCTACATATGTTAATAGTCAAAGAGTAGGTCTTCCAGGAAATAAACAAGATATTTTAGGAATTCAAACTGAAGAATATACTATTAATTTACCATCGGGATATAACCCAGTAGTTCCGTTTTCCACTCAAGTAAACGGTGATTTGGTTAATTTTGAACTAGTAAGTGTAACTAGCGCCAATAAAGATTATCTATATGAAATATCTCCCGCACCTAATAGTCAATTTAACATGGTGTATCAAAATGATAAGTTAGGATATGGTAGTCCAAATACAGGATTCTTTTTCTATTTTAAACAAGGTACCTTGCAAAGTTATGATATATACTTTTCAGAAAAAATTCAAAACAATTTTCAAAATATATTTATAGAAGGAATCAATGAAACTGATACTTGGTTATATCAATTAAATAGTAACGAAACAATAAATCGTCAATGGACTAAAGTTGATAATCTTTTTACCACTAGTTATAATAGTCAAGGAAATAGTGTTAGTTCAATATTCAGTGTAGTATCAAGAACCAATGATCAAGTAAGTTATGTATTTGGTGATGGAGTATTTGGAGAAATTCCAATTGGAAATTATAGAGCTTATGTAAGATCGGGAAATTCATTAACCTATAGTATTGATCCAAGTGAAATGTCGGGAATCGTAGTCAGTATTCCGTATATTAGTCGTCAAAATACAAATGAAACTTTAACTATAACATTTAGTTTACAAACAGTTAATAATACCGCACAATCTCGCGAAAGTATACTTAATATCAAAGAACGTGCACCCGCTCGTTATTATACTCAAAATCGTATGGTTAATGGAGAAGATTATAGTAATTTCCCATTTACTTTATATAATAGTATTATCAAAAGTTCGGCTCTTAATCGTAGTAGTATTGGAGTAAGTAGAAATATTGATCTATTAGATCCAACCGGAAAATACAGTAGTACTAACGTATTTGCAGATGATGGTGCATTATATACTGATCAATTACCTAAAAATGTAACATTCTCAACACAAAATATTAATTTTGCTATTGAATTTTTATCAATAACTTTACCATCATTTTTAAGCAGTTCACCAACTATTCAATATTATCAAGAATATTATCCAAGATATACTGGATATTATCCAGGAACAGAATCTGTTGATCATAGATGTTACTGGAATGAAACTACGCTTGATGGATCAAATGTAACTGGATATTTTTATGTAAAATTATCATCTGGTGTTAATATACCAATATCACTTGGCGCATTTAGTACATATTCAATGAGATATATTACTCAAGGTGCACAACTTAAATTTGTAAGTCCACCTGGATTTTATTTTGACGTTAATAATAGATTACAACAAGGTATACCAAATTATTATAATGGCGATCATACCAGTATATGGGTTGGTGTCAATGGTGTAATTGGAGATGGTTATAATTTTGGAGATGGTAATTTATCTACAGGAGTTGGACCAGTTACTCTAAATTCATTTGTACCAACTGGCGCATATTTAGATCCAGATCAATCAACACCAACTGGAATTATTCCTCAATTTGATAATACTTTCAACAGTGTATTAACTACACAAATTCTTGATTTGATAAATCTCAAACAAAATTTTGCACTTAACTATGATAATAGTATTTTAATTAATCTAGAACGTTGGTCTATTGTACAACCAATACCTACAAATCCAACGCCAACTGATTACTTTGTTAAATTTGTCAGTGATAGTATTAACAATTCATATCTGGTTACCATTAACAATGTTAACTATTATTTTGCATCTGTAGATCAAGTTAGATTTACATTTGATGGAACACAACGAGTATATGATCAACGTAGTGGACAAGTGTTTTCTGATTTTGTAAATATCTTTAGAACAAATTCTAATTCTACTAATACTAGTACACTTGGCGAAGATTATATTTTAAATGTAACTGGACAACCAGCACAAAGTGATGGAATGCCAGATGATTATCAAATCACTGTCAGTAGTATTAATCTAATCAGTGGATATACATATGATCCAGATTTTTTTAATACTATAGTTGGGACAAGTTCAACTGCTTATGTATTCTTTAGAATATTCACTGACATTAATGATCTATATAGAACTCAAGTATTACCAGTTGGAACAGTAATATATGCATATCCAACTCAAAATCAAGTTCTAAATGTTATATATGAGTATCCTGCTGAAACACTATTCTATTGTATTAATGGAAGTGTTACTAATCCAGTACCAACATTTTATCAATCGGCTGTTGTTCCAGGAACACAACCAACAGTTCTTATTTTAAATGATGTTACTTCATCGTACGCAGTTACTAGAGGTCGTGGTGGAATTAACTTTCAATATCGTCATAATAGTGATAATACTACTAGAATTGATCCAGCTACCACAAACATCATTGATTTGTATTTGGTTACACAAGCATATTATACTCAATTTCAAAATTGGATCAATGATAGTACTGGAACTGTTCAACTACCACCAAAACCAACTATTCAAGAACTTCAACAAGCTTATGGAGAATTAGATAGTTATAAAATGATCAGTGATAGTGTGATTTTAAATAGTGTCAACTTCAAACCATTGTTTGGATCTAAAGCTGCTCCAGCACTGCGAGGAACAATCAAAGTTATTAAGAATCCATCTACAGTAGTTAGTGACAGTCAAATTCGCAGTAGTGTGTTGGCTGCTCTTAATAGTTATTTTATAATTAATAATTGGGATTTTGGTGATACTTTCTACTTTAGTGAACTGACTGCCTATCTACATATGCAATTAGGATCATTAATAAGTTCAGTGGTATTAGTACCTGCTGATCCTACTCAATCATTTGGTGATTTATATGAGATTTTAAGTACACCTAGTGAGATTTTCTGTAATGGTGCCACAGCTAGTGATATTATTGTAATTAGTGCATTGACTCCATCAGCCTTACAAAGAACGATGTAATTTTAAATGTTCTGACTAATATAGATAAATTAGTCGTTTTTTGTAGTGATAAATAGTAGATACAGTAATGGATAATTAATGACGATATTTCTTTATAAAAAAACTCATTTGGTGACAGGATTAAATTATCTTGGAAAAACTATATCTAAAGACCCTCATAAATATCGTGGTTCTGGAAAGTATTGGCTTAATCACATAAAAAAACATGGATATTTAGTAAATACTGAAATATTAAAAGAATGTCAAACATCAGAAGAACTTAAAGAATGGGGATCATATTACAGTGAACTATGGAACATTGTTAAAAGCAATGAGTGGGCAAATTTGCGACCTGAATCTGGAGATGGCGGGACGACATCTGAAATTCAGAATCACTCAGATAGAATTGAAAAAAATCGCCAATCTGCTATAGATATGTGGGCAAACGAAAATCACAAAAAAATGAGAATAGAACGAATGACTATAGGACTAAATCAGCCAGGCGTTCAAAATAAAAAGTCAAAATCATTGAAAAAAACACTATCTAGTTTGGAAGGAAAAAAGAAAAATTTAGATAGTTTAAATATCGCCAGATCCAGTGACAAATGGAAAGAAAAAGTTTATGATACAATGTTGTATACATTTTATCATCGCGATGGTAGAATTGTACAATGTACTAGATCAGAACTCATTAATAGATATCAAGTACATAAAGGAAATCTATCTAGTGTAATATCCAGAAAATCAAAATATAAATCAGTTAATGGATGGAGTATTACTCCAATGGAATATAAAAAATGAATTATTTTTACAATGATATTAATGGAATAATGTAATGGCAACAAAAATTCGGTCACTTGATTTTCTTCCTGAAGTTTTTAGAACTGACAGTAATGCTCAGTTTCTTTCTGCCACATTAGATCAGTTGGTTCAACAACCTGATCTACGTAGAGTTGAGGGATTTATTGGTCAAAAATATGGTTATTCTATTAACCCAACTGATCGTTATGTAGTTGAACCAACTAAAGTTCGCTATGACTATCAATTAGATCCTAGTGTTGTATTCTTAAAAACTGAAACTCAAACTGCCAAAGATTTTATCAATTATCCTGGTCTATTAAACGCATTACAAAATAATGGCGCAATTACTAATAATAATGATAGACTGTTTGAAAGCGAATACTATAGTTGGGATAGTTTTGCTGATCTAGATAAGATCGTAAACTATAGTCAATACTATTGGTTACCGTATGGCCCTGATGCTGTAACAGTATCAACTAACACAATTTATCTATCAGATAATTATAATATTACATATAGTGATACTGGATATACGATTAATAATTCAGTACAAAAAAATCCATCAATAACATTATTACGTGGTGGTACATATACATTTGAAGTAAATCAATCGTCGCAGTTTTGGATTCAGGGTGTTCCTGGATTATCTGGATATGGTTTAAGTCCTAATACTAGTACTAGAGATGTATTAGGAGTAGAAAATAATGGTGATTCTATTGGTACAGTTACGTTTACTGTACCAGCAAAAGATGCTCAATCAGAATATGATTTGCCAGGAAATAATACTGTTGATCTAGTAACTACATTGACATATGCACAAATCAACGGTCAAACCGCTGCATCAATTGGTAACATTGACGGTGTAACTCAGTTAAATGGTAGAACATTAATGTTCTATAATAATGATGAAGCCGGTAGTTCTCAGACATATTTTTATTCAATTTCTGTTAATATTAGCACTAATATTGTCACGTTGACTCAAGGTATTGGAATTCCAAACTCTCAAAAGATTACTGTTACTAGTGGTACTACTTATGTTGGTAGAACATTCTATCGTGATGGTACTGGTACAATTAAATTGATACCATATCTTTCTGCAGTCTTAGATACATTGTATTATCAAGATGGATCAAATCCACTTAATGTTGGTGTTATTAATTTAATAGAAAATAATACTACTAATAGTATTAACATTGATCAAATTTTAGGTAAGAAAAATTATACAAGTCCAAATGGTGTTACATTCATTAATGGTCTTAAAGTTATATTTGAAGGAACCACTGTTCCATCAACATATCAAAATAATGAATATTATGTTGAAGGTGTAGGTACGGCAATCAATTTACTATTAGTCAATGACTATCGTAGTGTTGAAAGTGATGAACCAGGAACATATTATCCATGGGATTATTATAATTGGGACGATAAAGAATGGGATCAATCAAATAATGTACCATTATATCCAGATTATTTAACAATCAATAGAAATAGTCGCGATTTAAATGCATGGTCTAGAAGTAATCGTTGGTTTAATATTCAAGTTATTAATGCCACTATTGAGAAAAATGGACAATTAACGTCAATTATCGGTAATACCAGTACTCGTGCACAACGACCTATTATTGAATTTTATGGTAATCTTGGTCTTTATAATAGTGGAACAAAATTCTTAGATTTTGTTTCATTATTTGACAATACAACAATTGACGCTTTTACTGAAATAGTTGGCCAACCAGCCTATACTATTGATGGTCAACCATTACTTTCTGGTCAAACAATTATTTTTAATCATGATGATAATAGTTTAGTTCGTAAAAACGTATATGAAGTTTCTTTTGTACCAACTGGACCGGGAAATTCAAATGTCATTGCACTTAATATTGTAGAAACTGCACAAGATAAAAACCAAGTTACTATCATATCTGGTACAGTACGGAAATCAACTAGTTGGAGATTTAATTCTGTAGATTCTACATGGATTCAATGTCAACAAAAATCAACAGTTAATCAAGCTCCATTATATGACATATATGATATAAATGGAATATCACTTAGTGATCAATTATATTATAATGGTTCAACATTTGCAGGAACCAAACTATTTTCATACACTGATGGTACGGGCAAAGTTGATCCTATATTAGGATTCCCAATTAGCTATTCAAGTACAGTTAGTATTGGTGATATTAATTTTACAGTTAATCTAAATAAAGATTTATTTTATTATCAACAAAGTGATAGTGTTGTTGAAGAAAAAATTAATATTGGTTATGTATATGACTATCTAACCCCTGATGTACCAACTAAAAAAACTGGATGGGTAACAGCATTTACTCAAAGTTTTCAGTCACAAGTATTTGAATTTACAGTCAATCAAGAAACTCAATCTAGATTTACATGTGATGTAGTAGTGAAAACTGATACGGTAATTGATCCACATCATGTGTATGTCAATGATGTATCGTTAGATGAGGATACTGCTTATTCACATGTCATTGATCTAAATAACAATACTACTACTATTATATTAAATACTCCGGCAATACGTGGAAATAAAGTTACAGTAACATTATTGAGTGATCAAGTTAGTCGTACTGGTTATTATGAAATTCCTAGTAATTTACAAAACAATCCATTTAACACCGACATTACTAATGTTGATGTTGGTGATATCAAGAACCAGTATGACACCATATTTGAAAATACAGTAGGAGTAACAGGACAAGTATTTGGACCTAATAATGTTTATAATCTAGGAAACTTAAACAGATTTGGCACGGCAATTATTCAGAATAGTGCCAGTTTAGTATTACCCGGTGTATTTTTACGTAAACCTGGATTTAATTTATTTGAAGCATTACAATTCAACAGTGATCAATATACAAATTTCAAATCATTGTTGATTAATTTAACTGATCAAAACGATTTCACAGTCTATACAACTCCAGCTACAATGTTGGATACAATTCTTTATCAAATTGCCAGTACAAGAAACAGTACAAATTCATTCTTTTGGAGTGATATGTTGTATACTGGAAGTCCATATAGAACCAACAGTTATCCATTTAATGTTTCATTATCTACTATTACATTACCAACATATAGAACTTATGATTTTACATCAGCGAACTATTATGGTTTAGCTGTTTATATTACTACTACAGTTAATGGTCAACTAGTTACTAATCAATTGATACGTGGTGTGGATTATGTTGTTAATAATATTAGTCCAAATTTAACAGTAACATATAACATTGTTGCTGGTGATACAATTACAGTTAATGAATACAATCAAACATATGGTACATATTGTCCAAACACACCAACTAAACTAGGATTATATCCAAGTTTTATTCCTGAAGTTATCTTAGATAATACTTATACTATCCCAACTTATTTTATTTTAGGTCATGATGGTAGTTATACAAAACTTTATGGTAATTATATTAACGGTCAGTTAACTGATTTCCGTGATAAAGTTTTATTAGAATTTGAAACTAGAATTTACAATAACTTAAAAGTTTCTGGTGATATACCATTATCAGCAGATGAAGTTATTCCAGGACAATTTAGAACCACTGATTATTCACAAAGTGAAATATTAGATATATATAGAACAAATTTCTTAAAATGGGTTGGTTTAAATCGTATTGATTATAAAACACAACAATACAATAGATCAAATCAATTTTCATATAATTATAATAAGAGTACTAACATACTTAACAATGAATTGTTAAAACAAGGTTATTGGAGAGGTGTATATAATTGGTTCTATGATACTAGTGATCCAGCAAATGCGCCATGGGAAATGTTAGGATTAACCAGTGAACCAACTTGGTGGACTGATAGATACGGTGCTGCTCCATATACTAGTGATAATACATATATGTGGCAAGAAATTAGTGAAGGTTATGTATGGAATAATGGTGATAGTTATATTAATCCATTTAAAATCAGACCAGAATTATTAAGTGTATTGCCAGTAAATCCGGCTGGAACATTACAATCACCATTACCAATTGTAGTTGGTAATTATGATTCATTTACATTTGAACGTAATTGGATTGTAGGAGATCAAGGGCCGGCAGAAACTGCATATCTACGCAGTAGTTCATATCCATTTGATTTAATGCGTATATTAGCATTAACTAAACCAGCAAAATTCTTTAACTTAAATGTTGATCGTGATTTGTACAAATATAATAAAGAATTCAATCAATATCTATACAATGATCGTTATCATTTGAATCCTAGAGAGATTCAAGTTTATGGATATGACGAATCCACTTCTCAAGGCGTGTCCAAGGCATCGTATATTAATTGGGTAGTAGACTATATCAATCAACGTGGTGTTAATGGTACAACTGAAGTTACTACAACCTTGAAAAATCTAGATGTCAGACTAACATATAATATGGCTGGATTTAGTAGTAAACAATACTTAAAATTTTTGATTGAAAAATCAACACCGAATACTCAAAATACAACATTGTTAATTCCAGACAATAGTTATAGTGTGTTGTTATACGATAATGTACCAGAAGATAAAATTGTATATAGTTCAGTTATTGTACAACGTACTAGTGCGGGTTATACAGTTTGGGGAAATAGTCAAAGCGATCCATTCTTTACGGTATCAGTACCTAAAGCTGGATTTACAAAAACATTAAGTGTGAATAATCTGTCAGTGACAGTTAGTAGTGAATTTTATACAGACAAAACTATTACAATACCATATGGTAATTTATATTATACTACTCAGGGAGTTAGTGAATTTATTAAATCATATGGACAGTATCTAGTAGATCAAGGTATGATTTTTGGTTATGTAATTGATACTATAACCTATGACTGGGATCAAATGATTCGTGAGTTTTTGCATTGGGCAGAACAAAGTTGGGAAGTTGGTAGTACTATCAATTTAAACCCATCTGCTAAAATTGCCACTGTAAATAGACCAGGATTAGTGGTTCAACCGTTGACAATTCAACAAGATAATTTTATTTTAAATCAAAATCTAATACCATTACAAAGTCAAAATGCTAGTATTGTAAGAGAAAATGAAAGTTTTACAGTTGGTGTATTAACTGACGGAGATAGTGTAGCCTTTACAAATCTTAATTTGGCTAGTATGGAACACGCAGTAGTGTTTGATAATTCTACCATATTCAATGATACCATTTATGATTTAGTTACTGGATTACGTCAACAAAGATTGGTATTACAGGGTTATAAATCAGGTGAATGGAATGGATATGTTAATGCCAGTGGATTTATTATCAATGAAGATAATATTCAAGAATGGGTACCTAACATCAAATATGCTAGTGGGAAAATTGTAACTTATAAAAATCAATATTGGGTTGCTAATCAATTGATTCAACCACAAGCAGAATTCTTTAATGAACAATGGACTCAAACAACATACGATAAAATTAAAACTGGATTATTACCTAATCCAAGTACCAATGCATATGAAAGTTTATATTACTATGATAGTACTAGAGCAAACTTTGAACTAGATGCCGATCTATTATCATTTAGTTTGATAGGTTATAGACCAAGACAATATTTGGCTGATGCCGAATTAAGTGATATTACTCAAATTGGTGTATATAAAAACATCATTAAAGAAAAAGGAACTAACTTAATTGCTAATGCTTTTAAGAGTGCAAACTTAACTCAGGGTAAAATTGATTACAATGTAAAAGAAAATTGGGCAATTAAAACCAGTGTATTTGGTAGCGTATCTAACAGTAATTTTGTTGAATGTTTATTACTTCAGAATGAACTAACTGGTAATCCAACACTATTAGGATTCTCAGATAATGGATCTGTAAGCGGAGTTCAACAAACAGTATTGATGAATGATATCATCAACTGGAATATGCCACCAACATCTGCAAATTTCTTACCGCCATTTAATGACGTTTATTCATATGAACGTGGTTTACCAAGCGCAGGATATGTCAATCTAAATGATGTAAAATTTAAAGCGTTTGAACTTACTGATTTAAATAATACATTTGATACTACCAATATTGACACGTTGAATCGTGGTGATAATATTTGGGTTGCCAAATATCGTGGAAGTTGGAATGTATTTACTCCACAAACAGTAAACACACAAGTAATAAGTATCATTAATAATTTAAATAATACAATTACTGTTAACTTTGGTAAAAATCCAAATTTGGCAAAAAATGATCCAATTGCAATTAGTAATTTTGATTCTAGAATCAATGGTTATTATGAAGTTCTATCAGTGAATTCATTAACTAGTGTAATTATTTCAAAAGCATTGGATAATGCTGTATTACAATTACAAGGTAATGGTATAGCCTTTAAACTAGTATCTAGAAGATTTACTCAAGCTAGCGATCAAGTATATAGTACGGTATTCAATAGTGAATATTATACCAAAAAATCTTGGATTGATAGAGATACAGACAATCAGTGGGCTGTATGGTCATGTGGTCCAGATTATACTGAGTTTAATATTGACTCTACAGAATTGAATTTACAAGATTTGGGTAGTAGTGTTGCATACAGTACAGAAATAGGTTATGTTGGGGCCAGTGCAATTGATGGAACAATTTATCGTTATTATACTGACACTACTGGTCAAACTATAACTCAAACTATATCTCAACCTTCTTCAACATTTGGCACAGCCATGGTTGCAGTAGATGAATACTTGTATGTCAGCGATGCACTTAATAATAAAGTTTATGTGTATAAGGTAAATTATCCAAGTAATTTTATCACATTACAAACAATTATTAATCAGATTACCACTGGACAAATAACAGTTAGTGCTGATAATCAATGGGTATATATTTCCGATGTGGAAACAAAAACTATTGCAGTTTGGGCATTAATGACTAGTGGTGATTATGAATATGTTAGTACTATTACTGGTCCAAGTACTGCTACGGGATTTGGTACTTCAATCACTACTAGTATAGATGGAGTTAAATTAATTGTAGGTGCACCATTAGAAAGTTTAGTAACAAGTGGATCAACTCAATTAACTGGTTCTGGCGCAGCTTATGTATATACTAGAAGTGTACAAAGATTCATGTCAAATGGTACAAGTACTACATACACAGTTAATGGAACTATTCCTAATGCAATTGCTGATGTCTTAGTTGATGATGTATTAACTAATGATGTATCTGTTTATGCTAATGGTTCAGTGGTATTTACTATTGCTCCAATTTATGGTAGTATTATTGAAGTAAGTTATGGAGAAATGAATCTTGTTACTCAATTATTAAGTAGCAATCCGATAGTTGGCGGTAACTTTGGTACTAGTGTATCAACCAACAAATTTGGAGCTCAATTAGTAATTGGATGTCCAAGTGAATTACAAACTGTTAATAATATATCAAACGTTCAAGGTGCAGTATATCGTTTCACCAATGGTGGTCAACAATATGGTTCAGTAGTTGGATCAGTTAGTGGCACCGCATCTGGATACATTTTCATTGATGGATTTAAAGTAACTTATTCTGGCACTGCAGATCAAATAGCTCAATCAATTAATACTCAAACTCCAACCAATATTATAGCTGTTGCTAGTGGTAATATACTTCAAATTGGAGTTATAAACAATACAGTAGAAACTATTAATAATATTATTGATATTACTGGACCAGAAGAATACATTACTAATTTGGGATTAACATTGTATGTTAATACACAAGTAATAGTTAATCCAAATTTACCAACAATTGGAAGTTTTGGAAAAGTAGTATCTATGGGAACTCGTGACAGTATGGTAGTCAGTGATCCAACTGCTACAGTGTATGCTGAAACAACATTTGATTATAATATAGTTGACCCAACCGTATGTAATCCTATAGTATCAATTGACAATTTTACTATTTTTGATCACGGTGCTACGGCGTTTATTGACACATTTGCAAACACTGGAGTAGTATATGAATTTGACTATCTACCAGCTGCGGATGAAAGCATTATTAATCCTGGAAAATATGTATTTGGTCAATTTATTCAAAGTATAGATAGAACTGGAATAGCAAATACTCCAAAATTTGGAACCAGTGTAGTTGATAATGATGGTGTAATAGTTGTAGGTGCTCCAAATTGGTATAGTACTGGTACTGGAAGAATTTTTGGATATGTTAACTATTGTCAAACTAGTAGTTGGTACATAGATAAGAAACCATTACCAATGGTCTCAGTTGAACGTTTAAATAATATATCTATCTATGATACTATTAGTAATAATACATTAGATTATCTAGATTATATTGATCCAGTACAAGGAAAATTATTAGGTGCAGTTGAAACAAATTTAGATTATATAAGTTCAACTAACCCAGCCACATATTCTGATGGAATAGTGTGGAGTTTTGAACATGTTGGTACTACATGGCTTGATACAACAAGTATTAGAATGTTGAATTATAATCAACCAAGTGTGTCATATAACTCTAAAAATTGGGGTAAAGCATTTCCTGGAAGTACAGCCGATATATATACTTGGATAGGAAGTTCATTCCCACCAATTCAATATAGTGGTAGTGGATTCGTAGTTGATTTTAATAATTATACTACAGTTAAAAGTTTAGATCGCTCAACCAATGCTATTGTTGTTGACTATTTTTTCTGGGTTAAAAATTATAATTTTATTCCACCGGGAAAAACACTAAGTCCATTGACGTTAAGTCAATATATACTTAACCCACTTAATAGCGGAATAAGTTTCTTAGGTGCAATTACTACTAACGTTGTTGGATTGTTTAATTGTGAAAGTAGTATTAATGCGGCCAGTAGTGCACTACATATTGGTTACAGTATTGGTAATACACCAGATCAAAAACATCAAAGTTGGACATTAATTCAAGAAAATAATGCAACTGATTTCTTAACTGGATTCCCAACAGAAAGTCAACCAAATCCAATTGGATTATATTCAAAATATTTAGATAGTTTTGCTGGACAAAATCGTCTTGGAATATATATACCAAATTCAAAATTACCAATTTTGACTCGTTATGGTATTGATTATTCACAAAGTATGTTTATAAATCGTCCATTGGCACTACAAAATTATATTACATATGCTAATGAAGTTTTAATAAAATTACCTATTGCTGAAACTCGCAGTTTATATTTCTTAAATCAAGTCGGAGTTGGATATGATACAAGAGATTACTGGTCATATACTGATTGGTGGGCAACTGGATATAGTAGTAGTACAAAGATTGTACTTGAAGTAAACACTGTTACTGATCTACAAACACTACAACCAAATCAAATACTTCCAGGAACAGAACAAATTGTTATTGGACTATCAGATGGCATCATTGTAAAAGTAAAAGCCAATGCACAAGGTAATAGTGAAACTTGGACATGGTATGCGGCTACTGGATGGGACAGAATAGGTTTACAAAACGGTACAATTCAAATTTCAGAAACATTATATAATACCCCAGTTCATTGGGATATTGGTGGTTGGGATATTGGATTATATGATGATACAGTATATGAAGAAACTTATTGGATCATTCGTTGGTTAAACGAAGAAGCTTATATAGAAGATTTGTTGATTGAACGTAATAATAGTTTAATATTAATGTTTAATTATATTCAAAGCGAATCACTAGAACAACAAAATTATCTTACATGGCTCAACAAAACCAGTTTGATTGATGTAACTCATACTGTTCGTAAATTATTACCATACAAGAAATTTCAAAGAGATAATCAGGAATTCTTGAGTGGATATTTGAATGAAATTAAACCATTTCACGTTAAAATTAAAGACTTCTTATATGTATATCCGGGACAAGATACGTTCTTGGGCGATGTAACTGACTTTGATTTACCGGCAAAATTTGTACCAAGTGTGGGACAATTTGAAACTCCACAATTAGTATATACTACTCCAGAATTATATACACCAGAATATTTATCTACTAGTACAGTATGGCAATCGCCTGAATATACTCAATGGATTGAAAATTATGGTTTAAGTATTACAAATGAAAAAGGTCTTTATAATTTAACATCATTATCGGCATATATTACTTCAACTGCAACAATTATACCAGTTAAAAATACATATGGTATGCCTGATGCTGGATTTATATATATTGGCGCTGAGAAAATTTCTTACAGTAATGTTGATAAGTTACAAAACGTTTTAACAGATATACAACGAGGAATTGAATCAACTCCAACTGATCATTATCCAAATGATATAGTTAGTGCCATATTACCAGCGGTAATTGTATTAGATAAAGCACGTGGATATGTAAATCCACCAGTGATTACTGTTATTAATAACAGTGCTTATCCTGAACCAAGAACTGTTGCTCAGCTAGTTCCAAATATGGTTAACGAATCATTGATATCAGTTCAGGTATTTAATTCTGGATCTGGTTACGCTACACAACCAATGATTGAAATTGAAAGTAGTTCAATATCTTCTACGTTTGTCAGTACTGATGTTAATATTGTATTCAATACTATTACAGTAGTAGATCATAGTTTTGAAACTGGTGATTCTATTAAGTATTCAATTGGTTTAAATACAGTATCTCCACTTGGATTAATTAATAATAGTTACTATTATGTAAGAGTTATTGACGTTAATACTATTGCACTTTATTATTCAGTTAAGGGTGCTTATAACATTGACAAAACTAGTTTGATGGATACTGAACGTGTTCAATTAGAAACACAAGGTTCTGGAACTGAAAATACAGTGGCAGTTACGGCCAGAGTAGCATTACTAACTTCAAGTCAACCTGTTAGAGAATTAATGACTACTATTAAATTTGATAGAACAAGTTATGGTAGTTTAATTACTGAATGGATTAGTGGTACTATATATGCAGGAGAATTTACTGATATTGGAAAACTATCAAGTTCAACATTATTAGCGGCGTCAAGTAGTCCATGGGAATATTTGTCATGGAATGGAACAAATTGGGATGCTGATTTATTAGCATCAGCACAGGGTGCATCATTACCTATAGTACAAGTTAGAAATTCATATTCATATAATGGACCAGTAATTGTAGAATTAAATTATGGATATACACCTGTAACTCCAGGACAATTAACTGGTCAAAAAATTACTGCCTATAAAGTTAGTTCAGGATGGGATATTAATGATTGGGATGCAGAAGACTGGGATCTTACTTATCTTGAATGGATTGATCCAATTGATTACTATGTAAAAGTTATTTCTACAACATTAGTAGAAATATACTATGATCCATTATTTAATTTGCCAGTAAAACTTGTTGACTTTAATTACACTGTTAATGACGTATTATTCTTAAAAGAACCATTTACATTTAGTAAAAGTTTAGTGACATATGCGGGAAAATTATATCAATGTATAGTTAGTAATAATGATACAATATTTGACTATAGTAAGTGGGAACAAATTTATAGTAATAATTCAATATTGAATGCTGCTGATAGAATTGCTGCTTTTTACGAACCAACTGCTAATATGACGGGACGTGATCTTAGACAGTTAATGAGTGGTGTAGTTTATCCTAACGCTACTACACTTGGAACGCCGTTTAATTATAATGATGGTGAATTATATGATTCAGTTGGTTATGGATATTCGTCATATGATGTTAATTCAACAGCCGAAATTGATACAAATCTTCAATCGCCAGATTTTAACTATAATCAATTGACTAACCCAACTACATATGATGTACAGGGTGGATCATTTAATGACGGTTATGGCCCAGAAGAATTGATTCCTGGTTTAATCACTGATTTCTTAGAATTCAATGTTACTACTGATCCAACAACATTAAGTCCGGGTGAATATTTGAACTTTAGAATTCAAGTTGGTAAATTTGGTACAGATTCTGCTTATAACGTTAATCCATATAGTAATATATACACAACTACAGTTTATAATACTAATCCATATACTCAAACATATTTGACTCAAGATTTTGTCAGTACTAATAGTATAAGTGATGTATTACATGTCAATGATGCCAGTAAATTGGTAGCAACAATTGTTGAACCAGTTACCACTGACAGTAATGGAGTTGCATATATTTTAAGTGTGGCACAGTATATGACTGCATATCCAATATTAAGTATTCCGAATGCATTTACATATGAATATGTCAATTATAATGATATCAAGTTAACTATTAGCGGTATTACTAGTCCGACATTGTTATATGTTACCATTAGTGAAGGTAATATGTTGTTGGTTAATAGCGAATATATTCAATTTACTAATATTGATTTGGCAACTGACACTTTAAGTGGTTTATTACGTGGTAGAAATGGTACTATTACTAATGAGTTTATTGAATCTGGTACTATAGTTCAAAGTGTATTAATTAGAGATAGATTACCACAACAATATTACTTTCAATGGTGGTATGATTATTATGAAGGATGGGATATGTATGATTGGGAGGCAGAAGACTGGGATATTAATGGTCCATTGAGTCAAACTTTAGATCAAAGCACTACAGTTTCTGCACTTTTCTTAAAGAGAGTAGTGGCACCATGACTAAATATAACATGAACACAAATAATGCATCTAAAGTAAGTCAAGAACAGAAACTAAGTTCACCGACTAAGAAACCAAACGAACAAGTAGGGTTTCATTTTAGTAGTTCAATGAAGATTACTGATCCAAAAACTGGAAAAGTACTTTTACAAATGAGATGCGATTAACGGATATTACTATGAAAACAAATATTACATTCGGAATTGAAGGTTTTCTGAAAATACATGATCCTAAATCTGGAGAAGTATTTTTTGACGATCACAATGCAATAAATTACGAAAACATGTCAGAGGCTATGGCTTATACTTTAGCTGATCGTGGTAAAGGTACAATTTATCAAATGGCTTTTGGTAATGGTGCTGCTAGTATTGATAGTACTGGATTGATTACATATCTTCCACCTAATACTACTGGTCAAAATGCAGCATTATATAATCAAACATACGCTAAAATTGTTGATGATACATTAATTTCAAATAATGATCCAACTAGAAACAATATGACAGTAAATCATGTAGTAGGTGAACTATATACTGATATTTTAGTACAATGTTTATTAGATTATGGTGAGCCAAGTGGTCAAGCCGCATTTGATAATGGTACAGATACAGATAGTACATATACATTTGACGAATTGGGATTATTAGCTAATTATGGTTTAGATGGTAATGGTAATGTATTAACTAGATTATTGACACATGTGGTGTTTGCACCAATTCAAAAATCACTAAATCGTCAAATTCAAATTGATTATACAGTAAGAATTCAGACGCTAACTAATTTGGTTACAATTTAAGATAAATAAACATATCAGAACTCAAAGGATTAATTAAATCATGGCATATACTCTAACTTATTCAATTGGCACGATAACTGTCGTTGATACTACTCTTAATACTCAGACAAGTCTGGCCTTGCCTGGCAGAAACTATGCAGGGTATGGTCAACCGGTTGATCAAAATCAAATCTCTCTTTTAGAGAATTTTGCTAGTTATCCAGTTACTGGTCCAACTAATCCAATTCCTGGACAAACTTGGTATGATTCTAGTACAACATCTTTTAAAGTTAATACTAGTGCTAATTCAACTCCTAGTTGGCAATCTTTAGTAGTTTCAGGATCAGCCAGCACATCATTTGGCAACTTAACTGTTACAGGAAATTTAACTACTACTCATATTACAACAGGTGGAAACACAATTCCTGGTGATTTTACTGGTAATTGGACATTAACTGCTGGAAGTAGACTAAATGCTACTTACGCTGACTTAGGTGAAAGATTTGCCGCTGATGATGAATATGAAGCTGGTACTGTTATGGAAATGGGAGGAATTGCAGAAATTACAGCAGTTCGTGATGATTTAAGTGATATAGTATTTGGAGTTATTAGTGAATCGGCTGGTGTTACAATGAACAGTGGCGCCGGATCACAATCTACACATCCAACAATTGCAATGACTGGTCGTGTTCCTGTTAAAGTTATTGGAAAGATCAGTAAAGGTGATAGATTAGTTTCTGCTGGTAATGGTCTCGCACGTGCGGCCAAGAAAAATGAAGCAACTCCATTTAACACTGTTGGGCGTAGTTTAGAAGACAAATTAACTAACAGCGAAGGAAAAGTTCTGGCCGCCGTAAGTGTAAAACTTTAATATAAAAATACTCGGAGCAGATAAATGACTTATGCACTAGGCGGATTAATACAAGCAACGGATCTTAATGGATTTGTTAGCACTGGATCACCAAACTTTAATAATATTTGGTCTACTGGAAGCAGTGACGCTGGATACGGTCAAACTGCAGTAAGTACAGTTACAGCTGGAACAACGGTTTCATTCAATCCATGGAACACATTAATTACAAACATGGCAAGTGCCGCCGCTCATCAAGGTACATCTATAACTGCTATAACTGCTCCAGTAGCCGGAAATACAGTTGCTTATTTGTCAGCGTTAAGTACAAATTTGACTAGCATTAATAACGGTAGATTAAATGCAGCTGCGGTGGGAACTGATATTACTACTAGTGCTACAAGAACAACAGATTGGGGCACAGCAGTTTCAATACCGGTAGTAACTAGTACCGTTACTATTACATTTTCTTCTGCCACAACTGCCAGATACTTTTTTAATGCCGGTGGAACATTACGGATCAGTTGTAGTCGTACATTAGGATCAGGTAACCCACAAGATTTAGCATGGACTCAATTATGTACTGACATTGGTACATTGGCATTACCTGCAGTTAGCACAGCACAAACAATAGCAGGAACAAGTTTCACTGGATTTACGAAAATTGGAGGTGGTGGAACAGCCCCATCAACTTATGTAAGAAATGGATATTATAATTTAACCGGTACTCCTACTACATATTTTCGACAATATTCCGATAGTGGAGTATATACTGGTGATAATCTATCAATGAATCTCAGTGTAAGTTCAAACATTGTTACTATTAGTGTAATATTTACTGATGTATCAAGTGGCACTGCAACCGACACTGTAACTGGTAGTTTGACAGTCACAGCTACGGCCAGACCACCATCAACTGTTAATATCGCTAATAGTTGGGGAACTCCAACCGTAGCAGTAACAGCACCAGCTTAAATTTTCTAATCTCATGCAAATAGAATAAGTATTTGCATGAATATAGAACTAATCAAACAGACTAGTAAAACAAAGTACTTACATAGTCTTGCAAAAATTGCAAATAAAGAAAATCATGAATCATTACTATTAGTAACTATTAGTGGTGGAACATTTCGATCCAGTCCAGAATTAATAGCTTTTTTAGATATTGAATCAATGGGTAATACAGTAATACTATTAGATATCTATGATAATCCAATTAGCGTTGATAGAATACAATTGTTAGAACTGTGTATTACAGCATATAAAACCACTATGGATAGTTGGCTTAAATGTTCTGAACAAATAAATGGACAACGATAATGTCTAAAGGTATATTATTATTTGCTATTGACACAGATGAAAAATCATATACTGATATGGCTAGATACTGTACAGAGAAAATTAAAGAACATTTAAACTTACAAGTTGCTTTAGTTACAAACAAAGATATTACGGATTCTTTGTTTGATCATGTTATTAACATAGAATCAGTAGAGACTCAAAGTAGAATCATTCCATCCACTGGTGTTAAAGAATCATGGAATAACTTTGGAAGATATCAGGCTTATGACTTAAGTCCATTTGATGAAACAATACTAATGGATACAGATTATATATGTCATAGTAATAAACTACTAAAGTTATTTGATATGAATCAATCATTCTTATGCCATAAACGTAGAGTATATCTTGGTAGTCAAATTTATACTGATATTGAATATTTTGGAAAACAATTAGAAATGTACTGGGCAACTGTGATATATTTTGATAAAAGTAATGAATCCAAATGTGTATTTGAAATGATGAAAATGATTCAAAAAAATTACGATCATTATAGCAAGTTATATCGTTTTAGATCAAGTCCATATCGCAATGATTATGCATTAAGTATAGCATTAAACACTGTATATGGTCACTTAATTCCAAAGTCAGTAGAAATTCCATGGAGTTTAATGAACGTAGAGTTTAATACAGATATAACATTAAAAACTCCTACTAGTTGGGAATTAAAATTTAAGCGACAAGTAGAAAACAAAATAATTGACTATAGAATAACAACATATGATCAAGATTTACATATTTTGAATAAAGATGCATTATTTACTATTATTGACAATAAATGACACAAGGATATATTATTCAAGCCATCAATACTGACACAGTAGATTATCAATCTTGTGCCAGAGTATTGACTAAATCGTTACGTGCAGTGGGTGATACAAGACCAATTACTATAGTGACTGAAGTTCCATATGATACTGTCAGTAGTCTAACTCATGGCCCATATGCTGATGATTGGCAACTATATCAACAATCTCCGTATGATGAAACGTTTAAATTAGAAGCAGACATGATAGTGACCAGATCACTGGACAGTTGGTGGAATTCATTACGTAATCGTGATTTACATATAGCAAATGGATGTAGAAATTATCTACAACATGAATCTAAATCTAGATACTATCGTCAAGTACTTGATAGTAATCTATTACCTGATTTATATAATGGAATAACTTATTTTAAGAAATCTGATCTGGCAAAACAATTCTTTTTAACAGTAAGAGAAATATTTGCAAATTGGACAGAAATAAATGAAAGTTTAAAACATCCAAGTCAATTAATACATGGAGATACTGACACTGTATATGCCATAGCTGCACAGATTATTGGTATTGAAAAATGTACTATTCCGAATAGCCCAATTCAGTTTGTACATATGAAACAAAAGATAAACAATGGTATGGTTGAAGATTGGACCAGAGAAATGGTATGGGAATTGATTGGAACAGATTTTAGAATAAACACTGTTAGTCAATTATATCCAGTACACTATCATATTAAATCATTGGCAACAAAATTGAACAATATATATGACTCACAAATTTAGATTATATTATAATGATGATGGTACTCCAAAGTACTATAGTATGGAAGAACTTGAAGGTAATTTCATATTCATTGAGCGATCAGTATTTGAATCTAGTCGTTATGATATAGTGGTGATAAATGGTAAAATAAAATCATTAAGTGAAAATATTATTTCCAAATATCACTTAGTCACTGAACAATCCAAATCTACAGTAATGTGTGATAGTGAAGATATATCTATTATTGTAGATAAAACTCAATCATATAAATTATGGGACTACACATATAGTAACTAAATATTCTGATGAATACAGAATCAATCATTGAATATTTAGATGTAGCTGACTTGGATTGTATATATTTAAGTTACGATGAACCAAAAAAAGAAGAGTTTTGGGTCAAGATTAAAAATATGGTACCATGGGCCAAACGAGTAGATGGCGTTTATGGTAGTGATGCTGCACATAAGGCTGCAGCCGAATCATCTGATACTGAAAGATTCATTCTAATAGATGGCGATAATATGCCAGATCAAAAATTTTTTGATTTAACATTAGAGATTACCGAACAAAATAAAAATGCTCAGTTTCGTTGGAGAGCCAAGAATCATGTAAACGGACTCTACTACGGTAATGGTGGTATGAGTAGTTGGACCAGATCATTTGTTAATCGTATGAAAACTCATGAGAATACAGACGGCACAGATCAAACTAATATTGAATTTTGTTTTGATCCACTGTACTGGCCAATGCATGATTGTTATAGTACTACTTATATTAATCATACGGCAAAACAAGCATGGAGAGCAGGATTTCGTGAGGGCGTTAAGATGTGCACTCGTAGTGGAGTAGTGCCGTCTAGTAAACAAGAATTCTTAAAATGGGTGTGGCCTAGAAATTTACAGAATTTAAGTATTTGGCAAACTATAGGTCATGATGTTGAAAATGGATTTTGGGCAATTCATGGCGCTAGATGTGGTACGTACTATCTGATGTTAGAACAAAATTGGAATCATACTGAGGTCAGAGACTTTAATAAACTTGATGAGTTGTGGGAATTACATAAGAATGATCAAGAATCAGATTCCATTAAAATTGCTCAAGAACTAAATAAACATCTAGGTACAAACATTATAGAGTTTGATGAACAACAAAGCAAATTTTTCAAAGACTATATCAGTAAAAATTGGAACAATATGGGTCCAATGATTACAGAATTATCAGTGATTAGATCACAAGAGGGTTGGTAATGGAACATAAATATTTTAAATTAGAACATAGTAATTCTAGTCATAAAGATTGGTTTGTTGTCAACTGGTGTTTAGGAAATACATGTAATTTTGCATGTAGTTATTGTCCTGATAGTCTACATGATGGATCAATTCGTTGGCCAGAGTTAGATAAAATAAAATCATTCATTGCCAAAGTAGTAGAACAAACTGCACCTAGAAAAGTATACTTTGAATTTACTGGTGGTGAAGTTACTTTATACAAATACTTTACTGAAATTTGTCAATACTGTACAGAATTGGGTGCTAAAGTTGGTCTAATTAGTAATGGTTCACGTACATTACGTTGGTGGGAAGAACATAAACAATATTTTGATCATGTTTGTTTGAGTTTTCATCCAGAATTTGCAGATCCAGAACACTTTATTAACGTGGCAAAAATTCTACACAATGATGTACGTACACATGTTAACATCATGATGAGTCCGGAAAAGTTTGATTATTGTTATGATGTTGCTAATAGAGTAAAAGATATTGGAAATTTAAGTATGGCATTACAACCATTGATTCATGATTTTGGTGATACATTGTTTGATTATAATGACTTTCAAAAACAAATATTTGACAATCAACATGAATTGATTACTAAACACATTGTGTTTGATAAATCTTTTGACTATTATCGTGGTGCAATGCGATTACAGTTTGAAGATGGAACTAGTCGTATATCAAGTGCACATAGATTCATCAGTGATAAAACTAATGATTGGAGTGGATGGAAATGTTATGCTGGAGTTGAGCAAATCATTGTTGATTTAAGAGGATTAATATATCGTGGTTGGTGTCGTGTAGGGGATACTATTGGACATGTGTTTGATGATAATCTAAGAATACCTACTGATCCAGTTGTATGTGATAAAACAATGTGTCATTGTAACTTTGATATTATGAGTACTAAGGAGAAATAATGATAGAAGATTGTCGTTTGAACAACATTGAAATAGTGGACAATCATAAAAATGTAAAAATGTATGATGATTCTTATTCGGAAATTATAGAAAATTATCAAGAAGTTATAGATTTTATTGAGCACTGTCATAATGAATGACGCTAATACTAATAAACAATTCAGAATCTACGATAAGACAAAAAAATATATTAGACTGTCAGTGGATGAGACTATTGCTAGAGGGTTAAACAAATGGCAAGACTGGCAATGTAGTGCCGGAACTAGAGGATTATATATAGACTTTGATGGTAATCTTTGGATTTGTAATACGGCTAGTGCCAAGTTAGATAGATTTAATTTTGATGGATGGAGATCAATATTAAAACAGCATAAACCTGTTAACCCAACTGAAGAATGGTGGCCTATACAAAACAAGTTAGGTTTAGAATATCGTAAAACTAAAGACGCATTTAAAAAAGTTTTAGATAATACTGATGAAGTTAAAGCGCAATATCCTGGATTTTTGGGAAATATTTTTGATGGTTATGAATTTCCTAAATCTTGGTTCAATTGTCCTTGGGATAGTTGTGGATGTGGCGCTGATGTTATATTATCCAAATCAAAAACTATAGATGATAAACAACTGCTTTCTGTTACTAACCATCGTTGGGAAGGAAAACAAAAAACATCTGACGATTTAGTTGATGTTATTGACGAATCAACTGCAGTTGAAATGAATTTTCCTATTCCATATCAAATATTATGGGACTTGGGACGTAGATGTAACTATGACTGTAGTTACTGTTGGACTAGTGTACATAATAGAACTGATGATCATAAAGATTATGATTTGTTAATAAGTACGGCAGATGATCTGATTTATAATTGGGCTAAAGGTCAGAGTATACGTTGGAATTTTGGTGGTGGTGAACCGACATTACACCCTAGATTTTTAGATTTTTTAAAATATCTTAAAAGTCATAATCAATGGACAATGGTAACATCAAATGGAACCAGAGATCATAAATACTGGACAGAGGCAGTTAAGTATATGAATAGTATTAATTTAAGTGCTCACTTTGATGGATTATTAGATGAAAAAGATGAAGATCGTTTTGTGAAAAATATTGAATCAATTTGTAAACATTTTGACGAACATAATGATGATCATTGGCTAGAGATTAAATTAATGGCCCCACCACAATATATAGATAGAGCATTGAGACTTAGAGATAAAATCAAGTCATTGGGCACATTAGATAAACTTGGCGCCAATAATAGAATAAAAGGTATGATTAGTCTTGTACCAATTAGAGGACTTGGCGATAGTGGTATACTAGTTGAATATACAGAAGAACAATTAGATATTTTTAGGACACAATAATCATGAATTTACAAGAAATACATCGACTGATAGACAAGCATTTGCCAATGGTGAGATTTGAAGATTTAAAAGTAATAATTGAACTTTTGAATTATACAAAACCTAACTCTATTTTAGAATTAGGCACCGGCACCGGCGGGTGGATATTATCTATCAACGAAGCTCTAGACCACGATATGTCCTTTATCGGATATGAAAATTTTAAATGGGATAGTATTGGTCAACAGTTTACGGATATTAAACAATTAGAAACTCAATTACATCTGATATCAAAAAATAATAAAATTACATTAAAAGACAGTGATGTAACTAAGTTAGATAATTTAGAGTTTAATGGTCAGTTATTTGATGTAGTAAGATTAGATTGTTTAGAAGAAAGCAATGATATCGATAGATTATTTTACAAAATATTTCCTTACACATCGGATAATTGTATTTTTTTAGTAGATGATATAGTACCAAATAATTGCCCAAATAGATTTTTAACCTACATGAATAAAGTAGGCGACGGCATATTAAAACCAATCTGGTTTGGTAATAAAGAAGGCGCATGGTGTAAATACTCTTATAACCACAATCCATTACTAGATCATGTAATATTTCATATCAAAGATGAGATATCATACAGTGACAATCTCATACATTGGTACAATAAACAAGAAAAATATTTACAGACTAGAGGGTCGATTTAAAATATGAACTACTACGAAATAATAAAAAACAGCACTAGCCACTTGGATAGGTGCGAAGTTGCTTCGGCAACAGATTGCCCTATTGACCTACTAACAATGTTTATCACCCATGACAGTGAGATCGATGTGGTAAGAGCAGCTGCTCTAAATTTAGTATGTTCAGCTGAGTTGCTTAAGATTGCTGCTACCAGATTTCCTGAGTTTGCTGGTGACGAATTTTTAGCAATGCGAGAAAAGAAAAAGCACCAATATTTAATTTTAAAAGAAATTGAAGAACTTGAACAAACATATGGTAATTTGTTAGTTAATGATCGAGATGAAATTATTAGAAAACATATCCTAAAAGAAAATTACATTGATCATGCATCGTCACATTTAGGGATTAGTCCCGAAGAATTTAAATCTAGAAATTTAGTTAATTTTGTAAATCCTGATGTACAATGGGCAGATACTGATAAGTTTAGAGTTGCTATGATTATTGCTCCTGCTTGGGGGGTTCTTTTCCCGCCATATAATATTGCTAAATTAACAGGATTAATGCGTAGTCAAAAATATAGCGTAAAGGTATTGGATCTTAATATAGAATCATATCATAGATTAAAAAGTTTACATGGAGAAGATTATTGGAGGTCTGAAAGATATTTCTTATGGCTAGATCAAGTTAATTTTGAAAAATATTTGCTACCAGATTTAGAACCATTGTTTGATAGAATTATTTTAAACTTATCAATAGAAAAACCTAAAGTTGTGGGATTCTCTATCTATAATACAAACTTTCACGCAACTATGTATTTGTTAAAGAAACTAAAAGAAGTATTGCCGAATACTTGTTTTATTGCAGGCGGCCCTGAAATGGCTGAAAGATATAATTGTTCTTACGATTTACCTAAAGACTTTAATTACATTTTTGTTGGAGAAGCTGAAGCTAGTCTAATAGAATTTTTAAATGAAGTTCCAAGTATAACAACTTATGAAAAAGGTAAAGTTATTGGTACTACTACTAGTAGATTAAATTTAGATGAATATGCATATCCTGATTATTCTGATTATATATTATCAAATTATCAAGAAGGATCGGGAATCAGTGCGGAAACTTCTAGAGGATGTGTAGCACAATGTAGTTTTTGCTCAGAAACATACTATTGGAGATTCAGAAGTTTAAGTCCAGAGAGAACAATTTCAGAGATTGAACATCAAATTAAAAATTATAATATTAACAGAGTTTGGTTTGTAGATAGTTTAATTAATGGGGATCTAAAAAGTTTTAAGAAACTAGTTGATTTAATTTTAGAAAAAGAATTAAAGTTTAAATGGAATAGTTATGCCAGATGTGACGGAAGAATGACTAAAGAATTTATTCAAAAAATTGCAGACAGTGGATGCAATTGTCTAAGCTACGGAGTCGAGAGTGGTAGTCAAAAAATATTAGACAATATGAGAAAAAAAATTGAAGTATGGGAAGTTGAGAACAATCTCAGAGATACTAGTGATGCTGGAATTTTTGCACATATAAACTGGATGATTGGATTTCCAACCGAAGATGCAATTGATTGGATGCATGGTCTACAATTATTGTTTAATTGTAGAAAACACATACATGCTATTAGTGTGGGATACGGTGCTGGTGCTGCTCCTGGAAGTCATATGAAAGAAGACCCTGACTATTATGGAATAAATTTTGATTATTTTCTAGATAATTGGAGAGACGAACATTATACAAATACTCAACTACATAGATTTTTACGCATAAAACTTACACATATATGGTTAGCTATTATTAATAAGAATTCTAATGAAAAAATACATGATGCGATTTCATACGCAAGTCTGGATAATTTTTATACTATTAGTGGTCTTGGTAATCCTAAGATAGACTATGATCCTGCTGATAATTATGTTGTATTTCCTGCAACAAGTTTTGAAATCAGTATGGAATCTGAATATCTTGCATTCTTTTATGTAATTTACAAATATTTTGGTGCATTTTCTATTAATTTAAAATCTGATCCCGGATCAGATAAAGCTGTATTTGGTAAATTTATTGCGGCAAATTATGTCAGTAAAGTATTTTTCGAAGTTAACGATAATGGAGATTATACTTTTAAAATTAATCATGAGTTTTCTCATTCATCACCTGATGATGTTGAACGAGAAGAAAAATATAAAAAAGAAAGAGAAACACGAGACATGAGCTTTTCTAAAGAAAGATCAGAACATGGAAATATTCAATCCTGGATTTCAACTGTTTCACAAGTTAAGTCGTCAATTAAGCCAGCAAAGAAAAAATTTATGTTAAAACAGGAATAAAATTTAAATGATACCCGATAATAAAGTTTTTTGCATGGCGCCATTTATTCATACATATGTAGAACCTACTGGATCGGTTCGTCCATGTTGTGTTGCACAGTCGGAGACTTTTGGAAATATTCAAGAAGATTCTATAGAAAATATTTGGAATAACAACAAGTATAAAACGATTAGACTAAGAATGATCAACAATGAGCCAAGCCCAGAATGCAAAAGATGTATGACTGAAGAATCGTGGAGCAATCAGTCTATGAGATTGGCCATGAATAATTTGTACTCTGATCAAATTGATATAGTTAATTCTGTAACATCAGACGGGGAATTACCAAATATTCGGTTACTAAGATGGGATTTTAGATTTAGTAATCTATGCAATCTAGCATGTATTGGTTGTTCTCCAGAATACAGTAGTACATGGTCTGATCTAGCAACACAAATGTACAATGTAAAACAACCTATATTTTTAAATAACAAAAATCATATGCAACAGTTTTTAGATACAGTGTTTAATTCTAGTATTGATTCAGTTAAACAAATCTACTTTGCCGGAGGAGAACCATTAATTCAATGGGAACATTATGAAGTATTGAAACAATTACTAGATCATGGTAATTTAGATTCAATTGAATTTTCCTACAGTACCAATTTAACTAGTTTAAATTTTAAAGGAACTAACATATTGGATTATTGGACCAAGATGAAGAAATTATCAGTTTGTGTAAGCATTGATGAAGTAGATGAAGATCGCTTACACTATATACGTTATCCATCTTCAATGGATAAACTACTACCAAATTTAAAATTATTAAAAGAGAATTTAACTACTCAAGAACAAACATACACTATTACACCAACTTGGAGTATACTAAACACTCATCGGATAAAAGAGTATATGGAGTTTCTCTTAGAGAATGATCTATTACCTAATTCATTTAGCGTTCAATCAAAATGGGAACATGACTTTCATTTAATTATAATGTTAGATCCAGATCGTCTGTCAGTTGGTGCCAGTAGTCCAGAATGGAAAATAGAGTTACATAAGAAAATTACCGAGTATCAAGAATGGTATAAGAGTACTCTAATACCTTTAAAACATAAAGGTGTACGAGATGTTTGTATCAAAGTTCTGGATCAGAACATTGAAAGATTTCATAGTGCTATTGATCGAAATGTGCCATACGATTATGAACAGTGGCAGTTATGGATTAGCCGACTCGATACTGCTAGAAAGACAGACTGGACAAAAACTTTTCCTGAGCTATCATGGCACTTAAATAAACACAATTAATATGGCAAACATTATATGTGTAACTTGCAGGCGAGACTTTTCTGATTTTAAAAGACAAGTTAAAAGTTTTAAAAAACATCTTCAATTAGATCATTCCATTACTTACATAATAGAAGATGCAGATAATATAGACCCATATGTTGAATTTATTAACTTATCTAGCATTAAAAATAATATAAAAATATTTCCTAGTACTAGATTTATACCTAAAGATATTATAGCACACGGGCATATAAAACAACAACTACTTAAATTATTAGCATCTGCTGGTTCAGCCGAAGAAGAATGTTGGGTTATTGATTCAAAAGATTTTTTAGTTAGTAGTCCTGATACGAATAGTATTGATCCGTTCTCTGCTATCGAAGCTGACCCGACTCGTGACCCGCACTTCTTTTTAAAAGACAAGTACTGTAAAAAGTTTAATTTTAAATACGTTGATAAATTAAGTTTACCATGGACTCCATTTAAATTAATAAAATCAAATGTAATAGGTTTAATAAACTTATTAGGAGCAACAGAGTTTACAGAATGGTTTTTATCTGAGCCGGAACAATGCGAATTTTATCTTTATCAACTGTACTGTTACTCTAACGATTTACCCATTGAATTCAAATATAAAGAAACCGTAATCAAACTTTGGCCTTATATAATTAGTAATACTCCCAGTGTAGATTATCTAGAACTTGTTAAAGACAAACTAACAAAAGAAGGGGTACAGTGGATTTCTAAGCATAGATGGGCACATCATTCTTGGAATGCCGAAGTGATGAGTGTATGGAAAGATATTATATCTCTAAGTGATTTAACAGAATACGATGTTTTCTTTGAAGAAGATAAGCATGAATTTATAGAATTTGTTAATCGCAATTGCAAAATTAAGGAATAAAATGAATTGGTTTGAAAAATTAAGTGCAGCCACTCACTGTGAAGAAAGAGAAAAAATTGCACAGGATCTCAATTGTCCTGAGAATCTTTTAGAAATTTTGATCAAAGAAGATGTAGAAGAAACTGTAATTGAGGCTGGTATTACTAATATCAATTGTCCAGATTATCTTAAAGAAATTGGTCAAACTAGACTTCAGGAGATTCTGAGACGAAAGAGCGAAGAAACAAACTCTAGCATGTGTCCTATACCATGGACTCATATTGGAATCCAACAAAATGGTGACTATAGAATCTGTTGTCAGGCAATATTTGCCCCGTTTGGCAAATTAGAGACCAATGGTGAATTATTAAATATAAAAAATATTGATATCAATCAAGCAAGAAATCACAAAGCGTTTAAGTCTTTAAGATTACAGATGTTAAAGAATCAAAAACCAAATGAATGTACATTATGTCATACTGAAGAAAAATCTGGACTCAATAGTAAACGAATTTTTATGTTGAGAAAATATGACGTTAGTACATATAAAGACCTTACTCATGAGGATGGAACAATTGACATTGATCAATACCCATTGCGATACATTGACATTCGATTCGGAAATTTATGTAATTTAAAATGCAGATATTGTGGCCCAGGAGACAGCAGTTTATGGTACGAAGACTTTATTAAGTTACATAAAACTAACATTATTAATTATTATGGGACAAAACAGTATCCGATTGTTATGAATAATAATAAATGGGAAATAGATAGTTTAGATTTTAATTGGTATGAAGATGAAAAATTTTGGAATTGTATCAAGACATTGTTTCCCTATATAGATAGATATTATTTCACTGGTGGTGAACCAACCATCAACAAAACTCATTATGAACTATTACAATTAATAATTGATGGAGGATATAGTGACAAAGTTACATTAGAGTATAATTCTAATATGGTTGCTATACCTGAAAAATTATATAATCAATGGGATCAGTTTAAAGAAGTTAGTATTGGATGTAGTATTGATGGATATAAAGAGTATGCAAACTATCTAAGATATCCTTCTAAATGGGACGATTTAGAAGTTAATCTAGATTATTTAGGATATAGATCAAATAAAAATATCGTTGGTGGATTGTCAACTACCATTAACGTTTACAATGTTTTAAACTTTTTGGATCTATCTGAATGGTTACTCAATAAAAAATATACTAGAATTAAAAATATTCCTAGTTATCATGTGTTAGAGAGTCCAAGTTCAATGAGTATACAAGTTTTACCTATAGAAACAAAACAATTTATAAAAGAACAGTATCAATTATTTTACGATAAAATTGATCAAATTCATGGTACTTCAATTGGAGATCGTATTAAATTGGCATTTAATGGAATTATAACTTATATGTTTGCCAAAGATAATAGTCATTTACTATCATCATTATCAGAAAAAACTAAATCATTGGATGTAATTCGAAATCAAAAAATATCAGATATTATACCATGGTTGTCCGATATACTTGACAAACATTGTTAAGTATATCCAGTATTATAATAAAGGAATCATATATGATTATAATTAACTTCTTCAAAAAATTAGTCAGAGAATATAGATTAAAAAAACGTCTGAAAGAACTACGTAAAAAAGATCCATTTATATACAAATGATTCATTGGGGCGTAAATGCATTAAATCATGAACATGGAATTGCCGTATTTAAAGATAATAGATTTATTGACAATTATGTTGGTCAACATGATCAAATATCAAGATTAAACATTGATCTATCATTTGAACACGGAATACCAGATAGAATTTTTTGGTATGAAAATCCTTGGATAAAAAAGATTCGTCAAATATATGCGGGTCAATATAATAGAGCATTTGATTTTAGTGTATTACCAAAAAATTATATGAATTTATATACAGCGGCACCTATTACTTATACTTCACATCATGCTAGTCATGCAGCGGCTGGGTATTATACAAGTCCATTTAGTAACTGTGCAATTGTAGTTCTTGATGCAATAGGAGAATTTGAATGTGCTACAATTTGGCAAGCTAAACACGATGAATTACATAAAGTATGGAGTCGCAGTTATCCAAATAGTTTAGGATTATTTTATAGCGCATTTACTAAGTTAGTCGGACATACACCAATCAAAGACGAATACTTATTACAAAACATGGCAGAATTGGGCGATTCTACGAGATATTATAATCTCGTATTAACATATATGAACGGACTGATTCAATCTCAGAAGAATCTTCATCGTGGAATATCTGATTGGCCCTATGAGATTAAAAATTTACAAGACAAATGTGACATTGCCGCGGCTGTTCAACGAGTATTTGAGATTCAAATTGAATCAGTTATGATAAAAGCCAAACAGTTAACTGATTCAGATTCATTAGTTTACATGGGTGGTTGTGCTATGAACAGTAAAACGAATAAAGATATTGTAGAACCAATGTGGAAATATATATGGTCATTGCCGAATCCAGGTGATGAAAGTAGTGGTATAGGAGCAGTATTATATCATACT